ACCATGTATGTTTCGAACGCAAAAGGGGCAGGGAACCTCCTGCAATACAGGTGCTCCCTACCCCAACGCAGACGGCTACTTAGAACATCTCTTCTTCGTCTTCGTCTTCATCGCGCGACGGCTTGCCACGCTTTTTCGGAGCGGGTTCGTCGTCTTCATCTTCATCTTCGTCACGAGCGGGCTTACGGGCGCCACGCTTCTTCGGTGCCGGTTCGTCGTCTTCGTCTTCGTCGTCGTTGTCCGAATCTTCGTCTTCGTCGTCTTCGTCTACGACCTTCTTACCGCGCTTCTTCGGTGCCGGTTCGTCGTCTTCGTCGTCTTCGTCAACGACTTTCTTGCCGCGCTTTTTCGGAGCGGGTTCGTCGTCTTCATCTTCGTCGTCGTTGTCCGAATTTTCGTCTTCGTCGTCTTCGTCAGCAGCGACAGCGGGCTTCTTAGCGCCGCGCTTCTTCGGAGCCGGTGCCGGTTCGTCGTCTTGGTCGTCTTCCTCTTCGTCGCTGTCCGATTCAGCAGCAACAGCAGCGACCGGCGCGCTCAGAGTTTCACCGATGTGAAGATCAGCCGGGTTGAGCGCGATCACAGGACCTGCGTCCGTGATGTAGATCACAACGTCGTTCTTGATCGTGACTTCCTTAATGCTGCCGATCAGTTCGAGCTTGCGGTAGTAAATCGTCTTGCCCACGACCGTGATAACATTCGTGCGCGGGATCACCAGACCGCCTTCACCGAAGTAGGCACCGTCCTTCGGTGCGCCATCAGCCAGAACCTTGGCTGTGACCTGAGCGTAGACAGCCAAACCGATAGCCGATGCTTTCGGTGCAGCGGCAGTTGCAGCGTTCTTCTTTGCCATTTGATTTCCTCAAAGATAGGCAGTACCGGTCTGCGGAGTGGGGACCGGCAACCCTTGCATCCGTCCTGAATGCGGGGAACCTCGAAGGGCCTTCACAAGCTTATTTACTAGAGACTTCGAATTTCACTCGTTGGACTCTGTGGTTTTCTTCGTGCGGCGCTTTGCAGGCGGTTGCTGAACATTCGCGAATGCAGCGGGCAGGAACCGCGTAGCGCGACGAAGCAACCGATACACAGGGTCGTCGTTCGGCAACGTGATGGCAGTCATCACGCCGTTTTTCTTGATGCCCTGCTTGATCTGTTTGATGCCGACCATCAGTGCTTGATCGGCGGAGCGGCGTCCAACGCGCATGATCAGCTTGAAGCTCGTTGATGCCGGGAGTCGGAAGGAACCCTTGAGACCAATGCGCTCTTTAGGCGACTTGGGATACTTGTTCTCGTTGGTCGGCTTGAACGTGACGGCCGACAGGCGAGCCATGATTCCCATGATCGTTGTCTGGTCGTACGCAGCCATATCGAACTTTTTCTTGTCTTCCGCGTTCGGGTCATAGCGACCCTTGAAGCGAGTCGCACGGATGCCCGTGGCGAACAGACCGTCTTTCTCAGTGCGCACCACCACTTCCAGGAAGTGCGGGGTGAAATCTGCGGGCGCTTCGTAGATGGGCAGCGCCGAACGTGTAGCTGTAGACGTTGTGCCGTTTGCCTTGTTGGCAGCACGCGCGAGACGTGCTTTTTCGAGGGGCGTGAGATTCCCGCCACTCACCTTGGTAGTGGATTTCAATTGATACCTCTGAATAGATGGGTGAACTACGTGAGCAGCGAATGAAGCTCGGCAGTCAGTTCGACAATTAGCTGCTTGATACGAAGATCAGCGAGCTTTGCCGCGTCATCGAACTTGCGAGTCATATGTAATTGCGAGATACGGAATTCAGGAGACGCCTGAAGGATGCGAAGGCTAGCCTTCGGTCGCTCCAGTTCCTGCTTTACGTAATCGAGACCGTCCGTCTGCTGCCAGAACAGATCGTGCGCTTTAGCCAGCGTAAAGTACGTCTCCTGTAAAAACGTCAGGTCACGCAGGTGATACGCTGCGTTCACTAACTGAAATAGCTCTTGGCTATTCTTTAATTTACTGGAGTCGGGATGAACCAGAGAACGAACTTTGCGATAGGCCGCAGAAAGTAGGTGCTGCTCTGCGTTGTATAGCTGCTCTGTGCCGCTCGTGACGTAGCCCGCGACTGTGGGTGTGCTCATTCCTGAGGACGGCACAGAGCCCCGCGTTGCGTTGCGCACGCTTAAGCGCAGCCGCACCACGTAGTCACGCTGGTCGTGTTGGTCGTAATAGAGGTTCGCTACACGCAGCGTTTGCTGGTGTACCCGATAATACTTCTCACGTTCCCGGGGGATTAGCGCCCTGAGTTTGCGGTATTCCGCCAGGGCACCTAGACTAAGCTTTGATCTGTCGGCAGCTACGAGGTCAAACCGTAGCGGGACTGGCATAAGCACCTTTCCCGGTTGGTTGGATCGCAGTGATTCGGATGTGGGTGTTGGACGCTGTCGCTTGGCTGTTCAGAAACACGAGCAGTCCGTGATTGATGAGCGATCCGTGTCGATTCAGGCGGGCGGGGACCATAACCCAGTCTTCGGAATCTTTTTGGTATTTGATACGGCACACTTGCGTGCGTTGATCACGGCTCAAGACCAGTGATCCTTCGACAATCGGGATTTCGGTCCCGACCGCAGGAACTGAATTCTGCATAGGCTACCTACAGTGAAATGTGGAGGGTTCTACTATCTTATTTACTGAAGGTGGGCAAATCGCCCACCCGCTCCACACAGTTCACGAGTCAGGCAGCGATCATGGAATCCCGTGATCCCGAAGGAATCGAAAAATTCACCAGTTCCTTGGACGGCCTGCGCTGCGCGCGGTGTTCGGCCGCTTCCGGAATCGAAACGCGGATATAGTCGTCAGCTTGGGCCTTAGTTCCGAACGTCATGATTGACGCACGCGTATGGATCACTTCGCCAAAAGCATCGTGGTCGGAAATCTGCTTCTGGTGATCCAGAACCGGCACCCAGTTCTTGTGACCAGCATTGCGGACCAACACAACCCAGTGACCTTTGACGTATTCGGCGCAGGCTTCGACGGTCTTGGGCTTCTTTGCGTTCGCGAAGGAACCGAGGATATTGAACATGAGGTACTTCTCCAGTGAGGTTTTACACAGGCGGCCCGTGTTTCAGAGCCGTCGTTAGAAGTAATGCTGTGAGTCGATCAGAACGACAGGCGACTAAACATCTGGATCAGCAATTGCGACGGCGGGGTTTTGTGCGAACGACCACCGCCGTGTACGACTTCTTGAACCGGCTTTTCTGCTTCGTCGGCATCCGGCGCTTCCACGTTCAGTGAATAGTTGTGCACCACGCACTTTTCGATCAGTTGCAGCGCAGCTTCGATGCGTTCGACCTTCGACACGGGAGCGCTGTCTGCTTCGACCGTGAACCAGCGGTTCGGCAGTTGGCGCATCGATACGCCGTTGATCAGGTTAATCTTCGTTGCTTCCGGTGCAGTGCCGAGCGCGTTTTTCAACTTCGCGATTTCGTCAGCGTTCAGTTGAACGGTTGCGGTTTCGGTTTTAGCCAGCTTGCTTTTGAAGATTTGCATTTGTTCTTCTCCGTTTCATAAGGAGTGGTTTGGGATTTTCTTATCGGTTCGCTTTTCTGTTTCGCTCACCGTTATTGACACTTTAAACAGCCATGCACAGAGTGTCAATACATATTTCGTGTCGATCTGTGCTTAGTGGATACAGGCTTTGCTGGAGATGGAAAGCGGACACCAGCTTGAATGAGTGCGCGACGGTCTTCCTCAGTCAGCGCGTTCAGAATCTCCGCTGCGCGCCGGTCACGAGACGCTGTGCGCTGCTCTACAACGCGACTCCAGAAGTTACGAACGACAGGCGACTTGATTTCGGGGAAGTCACCACCCTCTGCACCATCGGCTTCTAGCCGCACGCGCTCAAACGCACTGAATGTTTCGAACGCGATGTGGTGAAAGAAGATGGCAAGCGCTTGGTCGGTGTGATTAGGCTGCTCTCCAAATGAGGGCCTTCTATAGGCGTCCGCTTGATAATCTTTCAGATGCTGTGGCAGTTCTGCGTTCAACTGTCGGATTAGCTCCAGGAACTGCAATTCGGGCGGCTGCTGCATTTCTTCACTCATTTCACTACCCAATACGGTTGATTAAGCTTGACGGTGGACCCTGCTGCCTGTGCGCTGCAGTTGCTCGTTGTAAAACATGCGGACCTTAAACTGAGCGCTGGCCGGTTGATGGCGGAACATCGCGGCATTGCGTTGCTGCTCCGGTGTCAGGGACGAGCGCGCCGCTTTGGGCCGTTTCGGCTGTTCTGGCATTGAAATAGCCAGGGCCAGGGCAATGCACAACATCAGCATCAGGACGCTGATCAGCAGCGTCATTCGTTGCTGATAAAGGCTCGAAGACTGCTCCGCGAGCCACGCAACGAATAAGGCCGCAGCGAAGAAGAAAGTAAGAAAGGAATTCTTGAAGCGCCGAACATTCATTTTGCAGACCCCGTTTGTGGATAGTGCTTGTGTATGTAACGCGTGCAGATATCCCGCGCATTACGATTCGAGTTCGTAAAGTACGGTACAGACTTCAGAAGCTTGTTGCTCCGTGAGTGGAGCACGCGTATTTCTATTTTGAAATCGGATACGCGATGCGCAGTCACGACCAGAGGTCTTGACCTGAGCTTAACCACTTTGAGTCGTCCGTCCATTTTGGCTTTCTGAAGTAAGGCAGGGACATGAGAAGCAGCGAGCCAAGCACCCACGCGACCGCTAGGTCTGTCGGGTAGCCCCAGCTTGCGCGTAGCCCGAAGGCAAATGAATCAGACAGCAGGATCAGCAACAGGAGACCAACTTGCATTTACCACCCCCGTGATCAATTTATCTGTTCGGCACCATGAAATAGACGATGCCGAACACGGCCCAGAGGAAAGCGACGCACAGCGACAGCAGTCCCCATATACCCATTTACTGCTCCGAATCCGATTCTTGCACCTCGTCGTCCGTTAAATATCGAACAACGACCGAAGTTTTTGTTGTCATCGGGATTTTCCGGCGCAGCTTCAGCAGCATCTCGCGCATCTTTGGAACGTCCTCAGGTCCCTCTACTTGATTGATTTCACACACTTTCATGTACTCGTCGGCGGAGGGAAAGCTGAAATCCTGGCCTTGTGCGGCCTTGATCAGAGCCGGGTAAATTTTTCGCATTTCGGCTTCGGCTTCACGTGCCTGTGCCATCAGATCGCGGTGTTTGCGTTGGAGGTCGTGGTAGCGGTCAGCCTGCTGGATAACCGTTTGGTTGCTGATTTGCTTCAATGTGCGCTCCGTTTCATAGGGAGGTAGGTATCAAGGAGGTCAAGTATAGAAACCGGACCATCCGTTACATACAGCCAGTAGCTGACGTATTGTGCAAAGCCATACTATCAGCCACTGACGTATTGTGCAACACATTTAGATTTCTGTTGCAGTGGCTTCACCGAATTCCGGCTGCTCGATCACGGCGCGAGGATTCTCGATTTCCGCGATCATGTCACGTACATACCCGGCCGCGTACTCCAGCGATTGTATGTAGTAGTCGATCTTCACTCCGCCCGTGAAGACTCGTGAGTACACAGCACAGGCCCGCTTGTTCGGCTCTGTTTCGAGCAGCGTCGCGATGTTCGCATAGTCGGTGCGGGTGAAGTGGTCATTGACGATCATGGCGTCAGCGTCCTGCTTGCTCAGCCAGCGGATCAGATTCTCCATCTGGTAGCGCTCGCGATTCAGGTAGTAGATCGCTTTCTTCAGGTCTTGAACAGGATCATCCTTTTCACCGCGCCGGAACACATACTTGAACGCGTTGCCAGCGCAGAAAGACAGACGCTCAGCCAGTTCGATACACTCGACACCTGACGGATGCTGGTTGTAGTGCTTGGACTTGTTGATGATGTCGTACTGGGGACTCTCGGACACGGGTTGCTCCCATTGGTTAAAGTCTCCGCTGGGTATTTATGAACCTCTGGGAGAAAACAGGAGGCTTACGCCTTTTCGAACGCAGCGATGCGCGCCTGAAGTTGCTTCTGCGTCTTCGGGTGGTTGCTCAGGTGATCCGCCAGATAGCGGATTTCCTTGCGCGTGAATTTCGAGCGCGCACGGATTTGATTGAGCGCGCCCATGTCCGTGTCTTCCTTGACCTTGTTCGCGAACATCAGGAACTGGTTCGTGAAGCCGGAATCGTCCACGGACGGTTTCTTCTTGCCTGCCAGTTGCTTGGCAATCGACGGTGTCTCATCGAAACCGAACATCGAAACCGTTTCCGAGTCCTCGCCCTTGCCTTGCTGCTGACCGTTGATTTCCACATTCGCGTCGCTGATCGAACGGGCTGACGACTGCTGACGGACGATTTCATCCAGTTCGCTCAGACGCTCGCGTTCTTCGTCCGCGCCTTCCGTTTCTTCCAGACGTTTTGCATCATTCGCGGAGATGATCGTGACCAAGCCGTTGATCACTGACTTGCGGAATTCCGTGGACACGAGCAGGCGATCACGCGGGAAGTGTGCTGCTGCGTCCATCGGCAACCACGTATACGGAACAGTCAGCGCTTCTTCCTTGCCGCCATTCAGCGACGGAATGCTGATGATCAGTTGGCCGGTAACGCGATACTTTGATTGCGCTGCGGTGTTCACGATCCAGATGGGGCCGCGTGTGTCCTTTACGTCCAGTTCTGACAGTGGGATTGATTTCATTGCTAACTCCAAAAATAACCAGGGATTTGTGTATTCGGGAAGGGGTGTGACAGAGCAAGGAGCCGCACATCTTGTGGTGCGTACTCATAGAGTTGAATACTTATCCTCTACTTATTATTTACTCGCGCATATGTAATTACGTACTGATCTCTTTTTTCACTGCAGAAACCAGCGAGCGCTTGATGATTTTCACGATATCGGGGTCTAGAGCACCCAAACCGACGTGATTCGCGAATTCTCCAACCGGATTCTTCACAAGCTTTGGATCAGTGAGAGATTCGGCAAATTCTTGGTCGTAGGTGCAGCGTCCGTTGACTGCGTGTTTCCACATGCAGCCGTTTTTTGGTAGTGGACATGTCGCAGTCATCAACTGCTGTTCAATCACGACACACCATGTACCGCGCTCAGGTTTCATCGATACATCCCCATGCGTCGGAAATCGAAGATCGTGTCAGCGTAGGAAATCGCGCTTCGATCATTGGTCCACATTTCTTCGGTAGGCAGCAGATAAGGACGGAACCAACGCAGTCCGTGACACTTGTTGGGCTCCATATTCCGCTCTGTTCCCCGCTCGATGCGGGCAGCGAAATACAGCATGATCAAGGGCGTTCCATCGCCCATTGTGTCGAATCCCGAATACACGGGAGTGAAGCGCGATGGATGAATCTCAAGCCCTAGCTCTTCTTTCACTTCACGCGATACACCATCGCGAGGGTCGGGCTCATCCAGCTTTCCACCCGCAAGAACGAACAGCCCAGACCCGGGGTCTTTGGCACGGTGCTCCAGCAGTATCGAGCCCTTGTCGTCAAAGAGCACGGCGGCTACGCCAATCATGTGTTTCATCTTTGCTCGGTTCCCGTTCTTTTGATCTTCACGTTGTTTCAGTCCTTCCCGGTAGCCCCCGATCCAGCTATCCTGATCTGCCCTGTCCAGGTTCGGAGGCATGTGATCAGGACCCCCTGCGGTCAGACCTATGTGCTGGCCCAGGTACCAGTAATACGAGTGCCGCAGACGCAAGTTCATCTGCAGCACGTCTAGTTGCACTTCATCCTGTCTCATAGATTAAGTTCCCGGTATTCAACGAGCGGTGCGGCCGGGGGCTTCTGGTGAAGCAGGTGCAAAACACCTGTTCTTCTTTTATCCAGCGCTGCAACGCAATTGATAATCTGGTCGTCACTCAACTGGCTGATGGCGATGAAATCGTTGATCGTGTCTCCGAACCTATCGAGCGCCAGGCCTACGTTGTCCACACCACACACGATCATCGGACCCATGTATTCGAAGAGATAGTGATAGAGAAAAGCAAACTCATCGGCTTTTGCGTCCCACCCTCCGAACACATTCAGGTCATGCGCGTGCTGCACCGAAGAAACCGCTAGCGGCTGCGCGTCAGCCGGGTTGGTGTGGAGTAACAGGAATGATTGCGACCGCTGCTGGAACATACGGAATTTCGGAAGCGGACTACTCATGACTTCACCTTGGTAAGAACACGTTCACGCACAGATACAACGCGCTCGCGCATTGCTGGTTCAACGTCCAGAGACTCCACCCATGACTGAAAGAACTCTTCGGTCTTGATCTTCAGTTCCTTGCCTTCGGTCAGGTCTTCGAGAAGGACGGCCTTCAGTTCGTCTTTCGTCTTGAAGTTCTTGTGCTCAACGACGTTTTGCAGGTGCGCATAGTCGGAGCCAGACACATCGCAGCCATCCTGGATCACCAGCTTCACCAGATCGAATTCCGATTTCGGGATCAGCGCAAGGTCATCGCGCGTCTGCAACACGACGTTGTGGAGCTTGAATTTCGGCGCGTGCTCGATCAACTGGATTTCGTAATCCTTGGCGCTGTTAAATTCGATGTGGTGAAAATACTTGGGCAGACGTTCACCGAAGTTCGTCTGGTACAACGTGCCTGAGTAATATGTATTTCGCACCCGGTGTGCAGTGTGGATGTGTCCGGCACACGTGACTGCTTTCGACTTCGACAGGCCGTCATCCTTATGGACGCGCCCCGCATCGTTCGAGCAGCCGTACACTTCCTTGTGGAAGATGTTGAGCGCAGACGTGTCGAAGTCTTCAGACGGATACGGTAGAAACCGAACCCCAACGTCCCTTCCCTTCCCGTATTTGATTGTGCGAGGCTTGGTGTAGATTCGTACGTGGTCGTAACCCATCAACATCTTTTGCAGGACCTGGAGAGAGTGACCGGTTTGCGGTGTCTCCCCGTACATATCGTGATTGCCTACGATGATGTGGAAGTTGAACTGCGTGTTCTCCGTGAGCAGATCAAACAGGGAAAGCATCGCTTCGTACGACATGCGCGGATTCTGGCAAACATCGCCGTACTGAAAGATTTCGGTGATCCCCTGATTCTCTGCATACTTCAAAACGTTCCGCACTTCGTTGCACACCATCAGGTCTGGCTGCTCGATGTATTTCGCCAGACCTCCGGTGCCCGCAATATCCGTTAAGTGCAAATCCCCGATCCCGATTGCCTGCATCTGTTTCACCCTTGTATCAGTCAAAGGACGCGCCGCGCGTCCCACGACTTTTATTTACTTGCTGCGTCAGGACAGATGACGGCCGAAATCGCCCATGATTTCGACGTTCTTCGACAAAGTGTTGGGACCGGAGGTGTTGTGGTCCGCTTCGAGGTCCGCATAGTGCGCCGGTTGGTTGTCGGTCGGGCCGTTAGCCACGGCGCGAAAGGACGGCTGGAAGTTCGCGATGAATTGCTGCATTTGGGCCAGGCGCTCAATCTCTGCCTGCGTCTCTTGCTGAGATAGCAAGCGCTTCGCGTATTTTTCGGAAAGTACGTACAAGCTACCGACCGCGACAGCATCCCGGAATTCTTTCGAGGCGAGAATTGTTGATGGATCGTACTGCTCTAGCAGATCAACCGGTGCCCACGACTCCCACACTGAGAGCGACAGGAAGCGGGCCCCAGCTTCAGGCTTCCGTATCGGAATGATTTGTTTCGGAATCGGGAACGGAATCTTGGTGAACGTGCGATGCTTCATAAACGATTCAACAGTCAACCCGTTCATTACGTACAGATGCTCCAACTTGTCTTGCGGGGTCCGTTCGAGGTCACGGACGGAAAGGGTCCGGCGCTTTTCGAAGAATTTCCGGAGCCACGCAAAGGGCTTCTCTGACGGGGGCGTCGAAATACGGACGTAATTCTTCCGCAATTCCTCAACCGTGAGCGAGAACGGAACGCGAGAACGAACAATTTCGAGGTGAACGGCAGACTTCGGAAACATATCTTGCGATGCTTCCTCGAACTTCACGACCCTGACCATCAGGTGAGTAGTGCGATCCGCCCAGTACATACCGGGACAGGGGATTTCGTACTCCAGCGTTTCAACGCCGTGTATGTATTTCAATACGTGATTCATTTGCGTACCTATAAAGATGAATGATGAAGACGGACCTTCTCACCCTTTTATTTACTCGCGCGTAATACATATACGAGAGCGCGGGTAGAAGCGTGAAAACGGCGTTAGCGAAGCTCCTGACGTGCCCTTCGATTCCTGACGCGTCGTGGACCAACAGGGGAGCGGAGAGAAAAAGGAAAAGAAGAATTCACAAACGCGTAGCGTTGACTCTGTGCACGGAATAGAGCGCGAAGGCGCGCATGCGCCGAAGTGCTCAGTTGCACACTTTCTCATCGAATCCAGAAAGCAAGAAAGGTCCCTGCTTCCTCGATGAGAGGTGATCGCTCCGCTCCACCTCATTCCGCGTCGCTTCGCTCCTGCGGTTCGAATTCTCTTTGTTCTTTGCTCGATCTAGGGACTATCACGCGTTCATGACCTCAAACACTTTCTGAAGGTTGTGCGTAGCACGATGTTAGATTCGTTTGTATATATAAAGTCCACCGTGACGCTTCTAACATTCGAGCAGTAAATAGAAAGTGTAGGCATCATGCTAACGCCGTATTTACGCTTCTATCAGGCACCTCGATTCATGGCTTCCGACCTCAAACTTTTGCAACAGCGGGCGTCCGTTGTCCGGTACGCATCCGTCCTCCCAGGCACAGGCAAGACTCTCTGGGCGATCAAACAACTGATTCAACGCGTACAAGGAAAATCAGGAATCACGTTTTACGTTGCACCCACTCACCAGTTATTGCGCGAAGTTCATACGGTCCTCGAACGCGAGCTAACACCTCAGCAGATGAAAAATCAGGTGAAGCTGATCCTGTCGGGAACGGGTGATCGAACAGGAAATCAGATTCGGACGGCTCTCGACGGAACATCGGATCAGTACGGATTGCCAACACAGCAGATGAAGAGCGGTTCAGTGTTCCTGATCACGCACGCTACGTTCGTATCGAACTTGCCCCATGGTTACGATCAGGACGGCAATCCGAAATTCGAGAGACGTGCCGAAATTTCCGTGATCTTCGATGAGGCGCGTAAGTGCAACGTGTCGAAGTACGATTTCAAGATGCCCTTCTCTCTGGCGAACGCGATCAACACGCGCTTCCTGGACTTCACTCCCTCAACCCCCGAATCGTATTCAAGACTTCGGCCGCGCAAGAAACTGGACACAGCAGAATTCGATGCTCTGTTCGGTGACAACAAGGGTTTGCGGAAACTGCGCGAACGTCTGCTCAATCTTCTTCAGACAGTGGACGACGAGTCGGTCCACCTGTACGGAAAAATCTCGATTCGTGACGATGAAGAGGATGACGACGAGTTGATGACCATACGCATGCAGGTGCTGTTGGTCCCGTATCAGATTTTCTTCGGTTGGAAAGAGTGCACGCTGCTCTCTGCGTTCTTTGAGAATTCGCAGATGTATCACCTTCTACGCACGCGCGATGTATCGAGCAGAAGCTCAGACGAGAGCGCGAAGGAATTTCGTCAACGTTTAGCGCGTGCCACGTTCGAGGGTGATCACTCGTACATCATGCTGAAGAACGCGACGGACGAAATCGTCAACCCGAAGCGTGTACAGAAAGTGATGGCCCGCTACGCGAAGACTTCGATCACCTACGTCAGTACGTATTCTGAGTTTGCACAGAACCATCTGAAGTCCGGCGTGATGATCGACAGTTCTGTATTCAGCCCGAAGTCTGATTTCGATCTGTCCGATTTCTTCTCTACGTATCGTCAGTTGGTGCTCGAACGCAAGACCGAGACAGGCGGAAAACTTCTGCCCCTGCGCGTCGCATCGCGCTACGTTGAATCCGGATTTCCCGACCCGCAGCCAATCGACAAACAGATCGTAAAGCATCTGCGCAAGCTTCCCGGGCTCGTGGGCGACAACACCCCACTCCAGTGGTACGTGCGGTGTGCTTCCTACATGAGTCGCAAGTGGCAGCGCGAAAAGGGCTACGAGATTCTGCCTGTACCGGTCACCGTGAACGTTGGTGATCGCGGCATCCAGAATCGCGAGATGCGATATTTCGCGACAGAGATTAAACCGATGTTCGGAGCGAAGGTTCGTGAGCTTCCGATGCAAAGCCACGGGCTCAACAGATTTCTGAGGCATCCGACAATCGCATTTCTTGCGACGCTGAACGCGGCACCTGAAGTGAAGGAATTGTTCGCGCAACTCTGCCCGCTATATAACGCGGACCTAGATCACACGCTCGATCAGTGCATACAGTCGCTCACGCGTTGCGCAATTCGGGATACGCGGTCAACGGTCGAACCTCTGTTGATCGTGACAGAGAAGAAACTCGCGATGAAGGTGCGTGCTCAGCTTGGGATGCTCCCGAAGTTAGTCCCACCCTCACACTTCGGAATTCCGCTGAAGGACGTGACGTACCACCTGGTTGATGAAGATGCGAAGGCTCGACAGCGCAAACGTAGAGAGCGGCCGTCAGTTCGAATCAAGGAACGCGCGTACAAGGATCGCGTAGATGTGCGCGCACGCAATATGGCGCGCGACGCGTATTACAAGCAGCACTCGGAAATCTATCGCAAGTACAAATCCCTGAGCGCAGCACTTGCCCGGGCACGCCGCGAAAACTCTGAACGGGTGCCAAAACTCGAAGCAGACTTTGAAGCGATCAAGACGCAATGGAAGGTTGAACGCTCAACACTCGACGCGCACTTTCAGGCGTACTACAACACCTCTAGTAAATAGAAAGTGGAACACACTTATCTATTGGAGAATTGAATGAAACGTATCATCCACATCCAGGTGCCCGCGTCGATGGCCCCTGCTCAACAACAAAAGGTCGGTGAGCAGATCGCGGCACTGGTCCACAACGATCAGAAAGATTCGATTTTCGTGACGCCTTCGGACGTGACGATTCACAACATTCAGATCGAAGACGCGGCACAAATTTCGGGTGTCTACGTCTACCCGCTGTTCAGCGTGGAAGACATCGCGCGCATCGCCTTCGACACGACTGCCGACTACAGCAACGCCCTTGGCGAGCGCTCGGCACACTGGCATGGATCATCGATTGAAGTCCGCAGCGACGTGATCCGCGCTGTGATTTCGGCGCTCCGCTACGATCCGACTCCGCAGCAAAATCACCAGACCTGGCTGGAGGCTCTCATCAAGGACGGTTGGAAATACGGCCCTGAAGAAAGCGCCGAACTGAAGGAGCATCCGGATTTGGTGCCCTTCGCAGATTTGCCCGCCGATCAGCAAACGAAGAGCGCCCTCTTCCTGAGTCTGGTTAAATCGCTGCGCTCGAAGCTCCCTGCCGTGTCTGATCCGGTCCAGTGGATCATTAAGCACGTCGAAGACGGTGCGCCGCGTGAACCAGTGATCTTCACCGAACTCAACGAGGGCGATGTGTTCCATTTCGTTGATTCGACGGACGGCAAAGTCTGGCGCGCACTGTCAGATGTGTACGTCAACTACCTGTCGGTGCCGCCTGTCCACACGGTTGATGTCGAAGAGTACGTGCAGCCTGAAGAGACCGCCGTAGAGAACGCACCGCAAGTCGAAGGTCAGTAATGAGAACGGGCTCGAAGTCTCCCCTGCTTCCCGCGATTATCCGGGAGCAAACCAACGAAAAATTGCAAACAGGCAAGAAGGTTAAACCGAAGCACGTGGAGCCTTCGAAGCCTACACCCCTGAAAATCTGGACTGATACCAGGTCCCACACTATCGGCAAGGACGGTGTGACTGTCGTGATCGAAAATACGGTGACAGGTAGTCGGACCAAACTGCCGATGACCTTCGAGCAGTATGTTGGATTCTTGTCGGGCGTAGCTGCCTTCGTTACGCCGGTTAAGAGCACGAGCTAAGAGCCGGACAATGACAGCAGCGAAGAAGTCACAAAAGAAGTTGAGTCAAGCCGAGAACGGCCAGATCATCAATCACGCCTCCTACATCAAGACTTACCGGACCAACGTGATGCGCGTGATGCGCGACATCGAAAAGGGCACGGTCTCGATTGAGGACCTAGCGAAGCTCCGGAATTTCCTGCAAATGTCATTTGCGCTGATGGAGACGGCACCCATCCATCAGATACAGAGCGCTTGGCGTCACGTGGAGATTTTGGCGTTCACACATCAGCAGGTTGAAGACGTTGAGGATTATGCGGGTGTGCTAGGCAAGACGGAATTCAACCAGGTCGAAAGTAAAGGTATCCAGTTACCACCACCGAAGGAAAAGAAATGAACAACAGCCTCACCATCAACCTCTCGCTCAGCTTCGAGAACAACCGCCTGAACGTGTATGCAAAAGGCACATGCTTCCGCCTGCCGTTCCACGGCGAGGCACCGAGCGCACAGGATGCGCAGTTCAAAGTCTTCCGTCATTACCCGCTGTCCGAACTCGAAGCGCGCTCGCTTCACTTCAAGGGCTCGAACCCGATTCACTGGATCGAAGAGCATATGCGCGATCTGGTTTTGCTCGAAGGGTTCCAGCAGGGCTACGACCTTCGTGGCGTAGACGTGGCTCTTCGCTACAACGATTCGTTCGCACAGGACGAAGAAGGCAAATCAGCAGATGGTGGTGGGGTAATTCCGCGCGAAACGCACCTCTACCAGTGGTGGCACAACCGGACAGAGGACGTGCTGTACATGTCCGACAACGGAATCGAAATCGGCCGGTTCCCCGTGCGCGGTCCGCAGAACTATCTGCAACTCGCTGAGTTCGAGGCAGACGTGAAATCGCGTCGCGCATCGGCCCTCGAATCCGAGGGCACGATCTGATGTCAGAGAACATTGAGTTTATGCGAGGGCACCTGGAGTTCAAGGAAGGGTTCGAAGCGATTGTTCTGCGCGCTGTGGACAGGGAATCGGCGGAACGCGCTGACTCCGAGATTGGCGCACTGTGTGCTGCTTATCAGGAGAAACATCCCGATTTGAAAATCTACAACCTGAGTAACGGGATGATCGGCCTCCTACGAGCGTGATCGCAAATATGACGGCAAGGGCAATTTCGAGTTATTGGACACGCTGAAACTCACGAAATCGTTTTGGGTAGTGATCATTACGCCGTCACTTACCAACCCGCTCAACCTCGTCGCCCGCCGTTATCTTGCGGGGGCAAGCGACGCCAATCTGCAAATAGTTTCAGAGAAATCCGCTGGGCTCCCGTAAATACGAATTGTCAGGGATGAACAGCGCACCGTTCCTTTAACCACTTTTTGATAAACCACGGGTCACATATCGTGCGGCGCAAGCCGTTCGCTACCTTGGATTCAAAGCGGTGTGCTGCCTGACTTGGGGAGAGGTAGTGGAGTGGCCTTTACAGTTGCCTACGCCTGGGCAAAAGATGCAGCGTTCGATTCCTGCACTCTCCCGACTCAACCGGAGAAATTCATGGGTGTTCTCTACTACGCGGTGAGTCATACCCGCAAAGAAATCGTGTTCCTGAACAAGTGGTCGCTCGTACTCGAAAACGACGACGCGGGAAACCGCAGACTAAATCTCAGCGACGAGATATTGCAATCGAGCGACGGCTACCCACATGAAAAATTCTGGCGCGCGTTCGTTGAAAAGCTACGCGCGTTCCAGACCGATGCGATTCTTGACGACTCGTCTGATACGGTGGACGAAACTTGCGGTAGCTACGTGATCGTTGGTTCGCGGTTCGAATCAGATAGCAAATATTTCGGGCTGACGCTAGAACAATACTACGACAGGTAGGTCTACAAATGAGCGTGAAAATTGTTGAGGCTCCGTCGTTTGCCTCACCCCACACCGAGCACACGAACGAAACTAATGAAGTGTTCCATCGCTATGACGATCAACACTACGCTCCCATGCTAGACGAGTTCGATGACCCGATAGGCGTGGGTACCCACAAACTCGTACATCGGACGTATCCTGTGATCAAGCGTACACCCAAAGGCGTGTGGCTCTCCATGGGATTCGGTGAGAAGAGATTCGTATTGCTGACCGCGCGCAAGCGTTACGCACTCCCGACAAAGGCTGAAGCCCTGGAGTCGTTCCTCCTGCGTAAGAGCCGCCAAGAGGACATTTACAACCATCGTGCGGCATCGGCCCGCAATGCTCAACGTCTGGCGTTTGCGGAGTTCCGCAAACTCAAGATAGTACCTCCTGAATCCGTGGAAGGTCTCGTCGCTGCACTTGAGTCGAAGGACGACTTCACAGTAATTTAAGTGCCGATAGCCTACCCCGCTCACAAAAAGGAATAGTAGAGATGAACACATCTAAACAGTATCGAGCTTTCTTCACGCCGTGCTCCGGGTCTGCGGGTCCACCGCAGGGGGCACGGTTGGAGAAGCAAAATGCGAGTCTCAAATCGTGCGGAACGCCGCCATCATGTGCAGCGACTCAAGCGTAATCGCCGTAATTACTGGGGTTATCCTCGTTGGTGCGCTCCCTCCGGTGTGGATGGTCCTCCTGTCGCGCGTGAGCCGATGGAAGCTAAGCAGTTGGGTATGGTCGTACATACGCCTCAGCTATGTTCATGTTCTGGTTGCGGCAATACTCGTCGTCATGCTTGGTTCAAGGGTGAAAGGCTTACTCTCGAAGAGCGTAGATGGTTAGTGCAGTACGCAGAACAGTTGGGAGAATTAGATGAGCAGCAGCATGGAAATGACGGGTGCGGAGATGCACCTGATCGTCAAGCATCTGAATCTGACAAAGCGTGAAGTCGCGTCGCTCTTGGGCGTGAGTCAGCGGACCCTGCAGCGCTGGTCCAACGATCCACGCTTCACAGTCCCCGGGTCAGCGGCGAGCGCCCTACGCTGCTTCGTCGCGCTCTCAACCACGTCCTACAACTTTCGAGAGGTCGTGAGAATTAACTTTCACGAATTGGCTCAGGGTCTAGTAAATAGCCAAGTGTAAGACCCGGAAACTTAACAGAACGGAGAAACGCATGTCAGGCTTGACCCCCGAAGAAGAACAAATCCTGCAAACGTTGCAGGCGAAGAAAGCGCAGGCTGTCGGTTCGAAGATCGTGCACGTGATTCAGGTGCTGGACAAATCCAGTTCCATGGACACCGGTATCGACATCACGATTGGTGCCTTCAACGAAAATCTCGACATCCTGTCCCAGCAGAAGGAAGGCGTCGCAAAGACGACCGCCACCCTCATCACGTTCTCGGACGCGGATAAGGTGAAGGCAGAGTACAAGGAATCGACGCCTGACCGCGCCACGCGCCTCCATCGCTCGAATTACGCTCCACGCGGCATGACTGCTCTGTATGACGCTATCGGCTACGCGCTCGAACTGTCGCGTAATTTCGAGGGTGCCGACGCGAGCGCACAGTTCCTGCTGCAAATCTTCACGGACGGCGACGAGAACGTGTCACGTCGCTACACGGCTTCGAAACTGAAGTCCATGATCGAAGAACTGAACGCAACCGGCCGCTGGACTGTGACGGTCATGGGCCCGCGTGGGCAGCTTGATCTTTTCACGAAGAACCTGGGCGTGAAGACGGGCAACACAGTGCAGTTCGATCCGTCGTCGCTTCGCTCGCGAGGCTTCGCGAAATCAGCGCTGAATGCGTCAACGGCCAACTACTTCGTAGCTACGGCTGCGGGTGCGACGAGCATGGACTGCGCGTACTCGTCGGTAGTGTCCGGTGGCGACGTGGACAACCTGGCAAACTAACTTTCTGGTATAGGACAAAGCGTGATCGACGGTAACTTCATCATCTCGTTTGAATACGTTGAACGAAACGGCGACACGCTTCGTTCTGAGCACCGATGGGGACCCGCGTTCCTCACCAGTTCGAATGCTGGCTCCCTGGTTACCAAGAAGGCTGAGGAACTTCATCGGAAGATCATCACAGCCATGAAGGACGACGGGATCATCCCGCCTCCAAGCAACGTGATCCAAGTTGACTTCCAGAACCGTAAGCGCAAGTTCGACGCACTGGCCGCAATTTAAAAGGACTCGCTGAGATGTGAGTCTGATGCCCCGTTAGCTCTTAACTGGTAGAGCAGCGCACTTGTAATGCGATGGTTGGCGGTTCGAATCCGTCACGGGGCACCACACGGAACACGCAATGATCAAGTTCATCCGTACGTTTCTGTTCAACCGGAAGTTTCCGCCCGCGTTCACCAAGGATCGGTGCCACGTGTGCGAGCGCCATTTCCACAATCGCGATCATGTATTTATGTTGCGTGACGAGGCGCTGAAGTTGCACGCGGTGTGTGCGGGTATGGAATGCGTGTGGGAAATGGCCAAACGCAGCAAACGCACGTACCGACATGTGTCGTCGGTCCCTTATCTAGTAGCCAAGGGTTTAACCAGATGGACACCAGACCACTGAACATCGACGCGATGTCAGACGAAGAACTGAAGGCCGCAGCGCAGGAAGCGGCCGACTACGCGATGAACTATGAGATGGGCCAAGGCGCTTCTTATCTATCGGAAGCTACGCAGCGCCGCTTCTGGCAGTCACGTAGGTCATTGCTGCAAGCCGCGCTCAAAGCGCGACGTCTCTAAGGTAACGCAGGATTAACTCAGTTGGTAGAGTCGCAGCCTTCCAAGCTGTCGGTCACCGGTTCGAGCCCGGTATCCTGCTCCATCCCCGTGACCTGATTGTCCGACTTTCAGGTCATCCAGGAACACCGCGCCTGGTGAAACATCGCGGTAGTTGCGTTCGGTGAAACATCCGAGCGTCTAGCCCCCTGCTGCAAATTCAGGGGAGTGGGCGTTCATTCGGAGATTAGCGCAGTCTGGTAGCGCACTTGATTTGGGATCAAGGGGTCACAGGTTCGAATCCTGTATCTCCGACCACACATACAAGAGAGAAGCATGGCACAGAAACCCAAGGAAAAGGTCAAGATCAACGTTCAGGACGTGCTCAACGCGCGCAAGTTCCTGCGTTCTGTGAACAAGCACGAACTCAAAGACATCGAATGGCTGGGCGCAAATGGCCAGCCCGTGAAGATTTCAGACAAGGCGTACGCAGAGTTCGAGTACTTTGGCCTGAACAACTCTGATTTCATCGACATGGGTTTCTACAGGAGTTGAGCTATGGTCTGGAGTACCGACGCAGCTATACAGGCGAAGTGCGTGGACTTGGTGAAGTCAGTAACGAATGAACCGCATGCGCCTACGCGCACACGCAGGGCGTTACTGTTGATAGCCGACGCAATGAACCTGGGCCTAGCGGATGAGCGGTGCGCTTCGTACTGTTCCGTGGTGGCGATGTCTGCTCTGTACCCAGATGAGTATCGGACTAGAGACTAAATACTGAAGAGTAACGACTTTTAAGGAGGCGATCATGAAGCGACATTAGATCATCTAATGGAGGCAATCATGAAAGCAAAAGGCTATCACCACAAACTCATCAGTTACGGTCCGGGCGGCTACCACTGCCCGTGCTGTGGACCCAGCCCAAAGCATCGGCAGCGCGAACGCCGGTTCGTTCGTAAGATAGAAGAACGGTTACTCACTCGCATCGAACGCAGCGAAGAATCGTTTGACGAACGCGCGTACTTTGACGAGGTGTCCGACTCGGATGAACTGGCTAACCGCGCATACAACCGCTGGCATGAGTTTCTGGATACCGGAGTCTATCCGGACTTTTGAACGCAGGCTGCTGCCCTCAACAGGTAGCAGCCTGTTTCATTCTGTGAGGCACGAATGACCAAGCTGTTTGAACTGGAGCCTGTTTTCGTTGAGCTTATCGACTCCGAACTCGAACAAGGCAAGCTGTACATATCCGAGAAATACGGGGTAGCAATCCACCTGTGTGCGTGTGGCTGGTGTAACCAACAGACGGTCACGCCGATTCACAATCCGTACACCGGCTGGTCCATGACGAACATCGACGGCAAGGTGACGCTCTCCCCTTCTATCGGCAATTTCCAGATGCCGTGCAACTCGCACTACTTCGTGCGCGAAAACAAAGTCGTATGGTGCTGATATCCAACCGTGATTTCTTCGATCCGGAATTCTACAAGTCTATGCTTCTGGACTTCGAGGACATCCGGCGCAGACGCAAACTATTGAAGGGACGGCCGGACGCTGAGCAGATGGCAATCATCGAATGCGAAAAGCAGTTCGAGTCCTTCTACAAAACATTTCTTGATCTATGACGATGCCCGAAGGTTTCAACGCCAGAGATGACGGAACGTTTCACGGAATCCCCGCGTGGTGCATGAGCGAAGCCAACTCAATCGCCTCCTTGTTTATCAACAAGCGTCCTTGGGATGTTCCATGCCTAGCAGACGCAATTTTCCAGTCCTACAAGAAAGGACTGAACGAAGGATCGAACATGACAGACAAAGTACGCACGCTGCTTCACATCACGGCAGGCAACGACTCGTGGACCCCGACCGAGGCTGAGCTTCAGGACATCGCTGCACGCTTCACCAAAGGCTTGAACGTTGACGATGGCAAAATCGGACTCGTCGCAACCCGTGACTGCGTGGAATTTACGACCACGTTTGTGCAAGGCGCGGAAGTCGTAAACGTGGCTGCAGTCCGTGCCCCCGCGCCGATTCCTGAAAATCTGCGAGCAGGCCGCAAGTGGACGCACCTGAAGACTGGCAACGAATACGAAGTTCTCATCGTGTCGAACGAACGCTCGACAAAGCCGGATTTCGTTCCGACTGTCGTGTACCGTGACGAAGCTGGTGCCATATGGTCGCGTCCGGTTTCAGAGTTCCTGGAAAAGTTCACGTTCGAACCGCAATAGATGTTGCAGGTGCTACTTGTAGAATCAAAGACTTACCTGCTCTGCGGTACTCCTAGTAGAACACCGATCACACAGTCGCTTCACTGCTCCGTAAAATCGCCTCAGTTACAACACCGAATCGGGGCAGAAAATGAAGACGAAGAAAGTGAGATTGAACGCAGACCTCGCACCGGACGTGGCTGACGCTCTCCAGTATCTAGCGGAATCGCAAAGCATCAGCCTGTCAGAAGCCGTACGCAGGGCCATCAGCACCGAGAGCTTCTTGCAGAAGCAGCGAGACGCGGGTTGCAAGGTATTGCTGGAGCAGAACGGCAAGCTCAGGGAACTGTTATTCATTCTGTAAGTGGGCCGTTAGCTCAAGCGGTTAGAGCAGCGAACTCATAATTCGTTGGTTGCCTGTTCGAGTCAGGCACGGCCCACCAGTTTTAAATACGGCGGTATGTCTGAGTGGTCTAAGGTCCAGGATTGCAAATCCTTGGTTCCCCAGTTCGAATCTGGGTACCGCCTCCAATTTGAAAAGGTAACGTGGTGGACAATCTGATGAAGCCGCGCAACCCGATGATTGCAGAGATGATGTTTCGCGAGCGTGGAAAGCACGGGCGCAACGTTCAGTCGAAGCAGCGTCGGGCACAGCAGAAAGATTTGCAAAGAAAGTTTCGGGAAACCGAAGCGCTGTAGTAAATAGGTTAGTGAAGGGGAAGTGTGGCCGAGGGGTTTAAGGCACCGGTCTTGAAAACCGGCGATGGGAAACTATCCGTGAGTTCGAATCTCACCGCTTCCGCCAATTGTATCAGTACCCCTGTATGCAGGTAATTGGTAGCCTGTATGTGCGGACTTCGGTCCGACGTGTCTCGCGCTGCGAAAGCAGTTACGGGACGCTGTGAGGTTCGAGTCCTCCCGGGGATGCCCAACTCTTTGGGCCGTAGTAATTGGAACATTTAGTAATGGGTGTGTACCGAAGCGGTCAAACGGGCTGGACTGTAAATCCGGCGGCTCTGCCTTCGAAGGTTCGAATCCTTCCGCACCCACCACTAAACGTTTTGACGAGGTGATCCGTGCAAGTTGAGGTGTCTTCGATATTCGGCTTTGGTGTCACGCAACCGCAGAGTTGGCCCTGGCCACGGGCGCTGACCGTGTCGGAAATGCGAGATAACGAAGCGCGCTGGGACCCTCCTGTACACATCCTCAGCGGGTACCGGACACGTGATGCTGTTCACTACATCATGCGAACGCCAAAGTCTCACGGTGGTGATCAGTGGCGGGCAGTACTTAGCGACGACGGGCATGTAAGGCTGACGCCGCACGGAGCTTAAGAGTTGTGAGGGTCGGTGCCAGAGTGGCTTAATGGTGACCGAGACAAGAACGGGTTGGGACTGTCTGACCAGAGCATCAACGCGTAGGCGGTTGCTCCTGATCAGGCTATCGGTGTCGAAGGTCCGACTTTCCCATACCGTCCGCAGGTTCGAATCCTGCCCGACCTTCGAGTTTCAATCAGTAAAGGGGTGTTAGCTCAGTTGGTAGAGCAGCGGATTGTCTATCCGCATGTCAGGGGTTCGAATCCCCTACACCTCGCCAGAATTCGCCGGTCACGCTTGCAACGCTCTGGAAACGGAGCCTGCATTGTCTAGCGCACCAGGACAACCTGAATCTACAGGTATTCAGCGGATTAGCTACCTGCTGTCGGCACAAGAAGTCGGAGACGATAAGTCTCCGCCCCTCAAGTTTGTATAGGCGGTGATGATCGTCGTAGCGCGTCTTCCTTGTACGCGCCTCCTAGCGGGCCCGCTGGCTTCGATTATCACCGCCTATACGAATTAAGTTCTCGTCTGTTCCATAGTAGCTCAGTTGGTAGAGTACGCGACTGTTAATCGTGTGGTCCCTGGTTCGAGCCCAGGCTATGGAGCCAAAGTTTCTTGCTCAAATCAAAGGTACAAAATGCCGTTTCAACCGCTGTATGCTCGCCTGCTGGTCCGTGTCACTGTTAAGCCGCAGACGACTGCCTCAGGCATCGTGATCCCTTCCAACCGCGAGCAGCGTCCCGATCAGGGCGAAGTCGTTGCAGTCGGTGCCGGTCATTTCGTGGCTGACGGCCGCGTCGTACCTATGATAGTGAAGGTCGGTGACATCGTTCACTTCGATCCGAACGCTGGTTACCCGGTAGAGGTTGACGGTGAAGAACTGACGCTTTTCCAAGAAGCTGAAATCATGGGCGTCGTTTCGTAAGTAAGTTTTGAGCGTGCGAGCAACACAACATAGAGGCCCGCCTGAAACTCGCCACTTCTTGAGCGCACGCACGCTCACCCTGTTTCACTCGGAGCATAGCTCAAAGGTAGAGTAATCCTCGCCGGGACCCACAATTCAGCATGCACTCATGCACACCGCATGTGTCTTGAAGCCCGGTAGGGAGAGGATGACGCAGCGTTCGATTCCTGCTGTTCCGACCAGTAGTTTGTTTCAGTTGGGGGTTAGCCAAGTCCGGTTAAGGCACTGGGTTTTGATCCCAGCATGCACAGGTTCGAATCCTGTACCCCCTGCCACATCCCAGCCCCCTCGAAGCGATTTGATGGGGCTTTTCCTTTATCCGGGCCCGGAGAATACCGATGAACGTTGTCAGAATGGATCAGGAGCGGCTGCTTGGGGTACCGTGGCTAGTGGATGCGCGTATCGAGTTCACTGCCTTGGAAGAGCCCCTATTCCGTCGTGTACGCGATCAGTCCTGCTCGATGTTCGGAGAGGTCGCTCCTGAATCGCGCGACTTCGATGGCGCGATGTTCAATGACCGTTGGGGGTGGCTGTTCTACGAGAAGAGCGAGGGGTACCAACGCATGGCACGTGCACGCAGTAAGTGGCTGCGTGATCGGCCCCGGCACATGAAGATGGAACTGCTGTTCAAAGACTTCGAGATGATCGAAGGGTTGATTCCACACTGGCGAAGCCTGCAGTACACGCTGCGATTGAAGTGATCAGCAGGCTTGCCCGTTACTTCTTGCGCTGCTTGCGCATCGCGTCCGCTATCAGTTTTCGGTCAGCCTTGTCCTGTTCGCTTCGGTACGCCGGTAGCTTGCGGAAATAGTAGCCGCTGATTCCCAACTCCCCGGCCAGCGTCGCAGTCTTACACTGAGCAACGTACACCGGCCGCTGCATCCATTCTTCGAAAGTCATAGCTCCCCCTTCAGGTTGGTGCCTACTGCCTTAAGAGCCGCTTCCTTCAGAGTATCCATCAAGCCCTCTAGTTCAATATTTGCTTTGCTACGCACCGGCTTACCGCAGAATGTCTCTATCCTGCTCGAAAAGGCGGCGACTGCCGGAACGGCATCCCTGCACTTGATACCGAAGCTCAGAAAATATCGTTGTCCTCGAACCTTCACGCTTGCAGTGACCTGAGTGGAGCCGTCTAAGGGGGTCACTGTAACCGCTTGGAACGGGTGCAGGGTTAGCTCGAACGATGTCAATTGCTCCATTCCGCCCCTCCGATTCGTTTTGTTTCAAAGACCGTGCTCGTGCGTCATGCCCAACGACTTGCAGTGGTCGTATGCTGCCTTCGTCTTCGCTTCGACATCGCGCTGACCTTGAGGCGTAACGAACACAGAACCAAGGTAACGATCTTCCTGCCTCAAAGCGTATTCGTACGCCTTCAACGCAGCCTTTTGTGCCGGTGTCAGTCTCTTCTTCGTAGCCATTTCGTTCCCCAGTTCGCTCGTCATCACCACAGAAACGATTGTACACGCAATGCACAGACCGTCAACTAAAATAATTGTGCGGAAACGCGGATGCTCCAGTAAATAAGAAGTGTAAGGCCCCATAACTCTTGCTCATACAAACACACATGGCTCAACTTCATGAACTGTTGGCCGCTGAAAAGACGGCAACAAATTCGCGCGACGCGATGGCTAAGGACACCCTGACGAAATTTGAAAAGGGTGACAACTACTTCACGGGCTTCACGAAGACCCTGAAGCTGCTCGGTGACGATCCGAACAACGAAGACCTCGAAAAGGCCGCGCGCCAGGATAAGACGCTGCCGACAACGGTGCTCACGACTCTGGACTACTTCCTGAGCTACTGGGCGAAGGCCGAAGACGTTCTGGCGTCGAAGAACCTGACCAACACGACCGCTCTCGCCAACATCGAATTCCGTGGACAGACATTCGCGGAGAATGTGCCGGTCGATGAGTTGATGGGTCTCGAAGTGCGTCTGGGCGAACTGCGCAAGCTCGCGATGCAAATCCCGACGCTCGACGCATCGAAGGATTGGCGCATCGACCCCAACGCGGCACAAGCCGGTACGTGGAAGGCAGCACATCCGTCGATCACGACCAAGACCGAAAAGCAGACTGTGCCCGTGGTCCTGTACCCGCACTCGGACAAGCACCCGGCACAGGTCAAGGAAGTGACCAGCGACAAGATCATCGGCACGTTCACGCAGGAAAACGTGTCGGGCGCGACGACCGCAATCCAGAAGGCGCAGGTTATCGCGACTCTGGACGAACTGATCACGGCTGTTAAGCAGGCTCGGACCCGCGCGAACTCGGTGCCTGTGATGACGCAGAACATCGGCCGCGACCTGATTGCAGTGATCCTTGAGCCGCTGCGTAATCCGCCAGCCAGCAACCAGATTTAATCATGGTCGAACTCCGCGTCAAACGTTTGTGGTGGGAAGGGCCGAATCTCACGGTGCTAACGACAGATGACAGGCAAATGACCTTCACGGATTGTTATCCGATTGCCCCTGCAATGGAGGACGCGGAAGCTGACGAGACGACTGGGCTTGTTGAAATTCAGGTCACGTTCAGATTTGATTCCAAGAGTCAGCAGTAAATAGAGAATGGGTAGCGTTGATCGTTATCGTTGATAGTAGAAGCTCAGTGGTGGTTCGACTCCACCCCTCTGCACCAAACACGCTGCTGTATGTAGTCGTGCCACCTTTCTCGACGGGAGGTGGATTCCCACGGTAGCGATCTTTTCTTGGGAAAAGTTTGGGTCGTCTGCTCTAATCAGAGCCGGTTCTCGATAACCCGGTTTTGAGTATGGCAGCGTGTTTGGTGCAGAGGTGACGGAATTGGTAGACGTGCGGCAGCGAGCGGCAACTTTCATTGATCGTATTACCCAAATCTCATTGTATTAAGCAATCGCAGTTTAAAGCAGGCGGAAGGTTGCCAGTGCACCCAATGGATGAGAGCACTGGTTCAAGTCGAAAGACGCGGGTTCGAATCCCGTCTCACCTGCCCTAGATCATTTGTCGGCTGAAGTGATCTTGGGAGGTGAGTACCTCAGCGGTAGAGGGTCGGCTTTTCTTGTTATCGTAACTAGCCTTGATGACTTGCTCTATGTGATTGGGATTAACGTCCGAAGTGCGGATGCAGATTCAGCTACGATTTCTGCATTCGCTCTTTCTCCTGCACATTTGACTATGAAGTGTTCAGAAGAAAGAAAATAGCAAGGGGAGCGGAAACTAAAATCCGACTCCCCTTTTTTGCGTCTGTCGATCCCGTACTTCCAGTCAGCTTCCCTTTCTTGCTGCACTGTCGTAAATAAGAAGTGAGGGGTATTTGCCCCCGTTAAAACGGAGAACACAATGACAGAGAAATACATTCTGTGCGTGGAATGCAGAACCACCTTTACGGCCGAAGAGACAGCGACAGCCACGTCTTGCCCTCACTGCGGTTCTGCAGGAATTCCCGCCGACCTCCGCGAAATGCTGGACCTCAAGATCACTCGTCACGAACTGCGAATCCTCACGATCTGGGCCGCAAACTACGCCGATTCTCTGCTCAAGAGCAGCGCACTATCGAACGCTCCAGATGTCGTCGCAGGCATCCTCAAGGGTATTCGCGAACAACACCCGAACGTCGGGCCGCTGAGCATGCAAGAAGAATTCCAGCACGTAGCGGACACGGCTGGTTCGAAGGTCGAATCTTCACTAGGAGATTTCGAACCACAGACGCGCCATTGAAGGGTAAATCATGGGCCAGGATATCCAGAAGAAGCAAGAGCACGCTCTTGGGCATCACAGACAAGGCTACAACGATAAGCTCGTAGAGATATTCCGGGGCAACCAGATTTTCGAGGCGTACCTATCGCAGGTGACGGTGGGCGACTGCTTTCATACACTGGACCGCCCTTCGATGTGGTTTCAGTGCACTGTTCCGATTCGAAAATCGTACATGTCTTGGGACGGTGAGCGGGCGAACCCAACGTTCAACATCGGCGGGTGTGTGGTCATGCAGGCCGCTCCTAGCGTAGAGCGAACGCCAGCGCTGAGTGGGCCGTCACATCATCGGTATGCACCGCGCCTGATTGAATCGGACCCGGACGTAATCGACGTAGACATGAAGCTCCTGAGCAAAGACTAGCCTCCGAATTTGATGGTAGTGCCCATTTAGAGGTACCACTTTCAGTTGAGGTTAGTTATGACGATGAGCCATGCGGATGTAGACAAGTTGCTGGTCCTGGTTGACGTAGATGACCCAGCGCTAGCCGATGCTGATTTCCTTGGAGCCGTGCACTACGGCGGCTTTATCAAGGAGTGCCCTCAATTCACCGAAGAAAACATAGCGAAGGCCAAGCAGATTCCATCGGCTTCCTACATGCACCGAAAGTTTGCTATGGAGATATACACAGATCGGTTCATTGATTTTGTGTACACGGTACTTCCTCATCCAGAGTGGCAGCGCGCTCTGATCTTCCGGCAGGCGCTTGCGTTTATCCCGGATGCAGATGACTTGCCTGACGATCTGCCCGAAGAGGCGCTTGAAGAGTTTGTTCAGCGCCATCTGATCTACGAAATGCGCTCGATGTCCAAGGTCCCGACTCAGCGCACTGTCGATCTGGATTCTGACGCGGACACGGTCCTGGGCATGGACGAAGAATCCGACGATGAGGTGCCAGCATACCTACATTAAACCGAAAGGCCACAGTGAGGACCGCCTGTGTTACGGAACAAAACAAAAAGCGTTACTCGTTCGCTCATCCAAGATGCTGCACTCAGAACGACTCTGACGACTGACCAGGTATTGGACCTGCAGAAGCAAACTACACGTATCGTATTTTCTTCCTGCATGGTCCACCTTGAAGCTGATCCACACAACATTTTTCGAAGACGATCTGTACTTGAGAAGCGCGATCCTCCTGTGTTGAAAGAGGACTCGCGCTATCTTCTTTTGCACGACCTGATCACCGCGTTTGTTCTCAATGATCCTGCGGATTTTTGGGAACCTTCAAAGCACGACGAACCACCGCAACCGGTACCCGACCCAACGTTAGACGAACTGTTCGGCGGGATCGCGGCAGTCGGCTCGCACGTTGTAGCCGATAGACCCAATCTGAAGTGGAACGGGCAGCAGTCGAAAGCGCTGCGCTCTGTATTCAAGTGGTACAAGTCAAATGGTCGCAAGCAGGTTTTCAGGCTGTTCGGTTTCGCGGGCACCGGCAAGACGACACTAGCCAAAGAGATTGCGTGGTGTATCGAGAACGGCGAGTCCGGTGGCGAACGAGGGCAAGTCCTGTTCGCTGCATACACCGGCAAAGCTGCGTCTGTCCTAGCGTCAAAAGGCTGTGCAGGTGCATCTACCCTGCACTCGCTGATCTACAAGCCAGTTATCGATTACGTAACGGGCAAGGCGAAGGGATTCACCCTAAACCCTGAGTCTCCGCTGTGCGAGGCGAAGCTGCTGATCTGTGACGAAATGTCTATGGTCAATGACGAGCTAGGGGCTGATCTACTTTCGTTCGGTATCCCGATTCTCGTGCTGGGAGACCCCGGTCAGGTGAAGCCTATCAAGGGCGAAGGATTCTTCACGCGTGGCGACGCAGACATCACCCTAACAGAGGTGGAGCGGGTAGCGGCCGAAAATCCGTTGATCTGGCTAGCGACAGAGATTCGCAACGGGCGATTACCAAAGCCCGGTAGATACGGCGAATCTCGCGTGTACCGCCCCGGCTTCAAGGTCACCGATGAAATGATCATCGGCAGCGATCAGGTCATCGTTGGACTGAACCGCACGCGACACACCCTGAATCGACGCCACCGAATCCTGAGCGGGAAATTCGACGTTGATACGCAGTTCCCTGTGCGCGGCGACAAGCTGATGTGCACGAAGAACAACAAGCAGAACGGCTTCCTGAACGGTACGCAGTGGACGTGCTCCACGCCTGAAATCAAGCCGATGATGAAGCTCATAGACCACCGTAGGCCAGAACTTGGGTTCGAAGCTACGCGCGTTGAGGGTCTGCACTTCAAGGTCCGTGCTCTTGACCTGTTCGATGCGAATGGCTCACCCGTGATTATCGACACAGTGTGTTCGACTCATCACTTCGATGAGAGTCTGCCCGAACCCTACTGGAAGGACATTGCAGGAACCGACGCGTTCACGTTCGCATACGCGGGGACCGTGCACAAGTTGCAGGGCTCGCAATTCGGAAAGACGCTGGTCATTGACGAATCACAGGTGTTCGCCGATCAGCGTTGGAATCATCTTTATACAGCAGCAACCAGAGCCTCTGAATCGATGGCTCTCGTTCTAGCGGAGGATTAAATGGAAACACTATCGATGGAACAACCACAAACGGTCTTTGACTCATGCCCTTTCTGCGGTTCGCAGGGCGTAACAGTGGGCTACGAAGGTCAACCTGCCGTCAATCTATTTTGCGTGTGTACCGGGTGCGGAGCTACGGGCCCGAAATTCTCGTACGCACGCAATATGACATTCAACATTGGTGAAGCCTGGAACATCAGGAAGCTTTCCGATAGCAAACCGGAACTTGCTCCCCAAGCAGACCCGCCACGACTCTCCGATCCAGATATCGACACGGTTGCGCAGTCGATGCCCGGTGGTCTGGATAGCTTCGCGAAGCTTTGGGGATGGCGTCAATTCGCACGTGCAATTGAAGACGAGGTATTGATCAAATGGCCTAGGGCAAGTCAGCCTGATGCCTGGATCAGCCCCGAAGAATTGAATGTACTTCGGCACAACGCAAGCGTCGCTATCTCCCCTGAAGGGATGAAGCTAGCTGAACAGACAATACCTGTTTATATCGGAGCGGGACATGAGTGACGGCTGGATCGGTTTCGATTTGGACAACACGACGGCCTACTACGATGGCTGGAAAGGCTCGGAACACATTGGTGAGCCCGTACCGAAGATCGTGGCGTTGATCAAGCGCTATCTCGCGCAGGGCAAGACTGTCAAGATATTCACAGCACGTGTCGCTGAAGACGACGAACTGACGGTTGAAGAGAAAACCAAGATTATCCAGGACTGGACCGAAAAGCACATTGGTCAGCGGCTGGAAGTCACCTGCATCAAAGACCCACATATGGAAAAGCTGTACGACGACAAGGCCGTGAAAGTCATCGTGCGTGCAGCAGATCGACTGCTGGGTGACTGAGTTGCAAACAACCATTTACGACGATCCGGAAGAAGACCGGCGAATCGTCATGCTCATAAAAGAACAGATAATGACAAACGGAATTAAAGGCGCTGGTGACCGCTCGTTCATCATGATCGATTGCGAAACTATGGGGCTAAAGTCGAGCGCCCCGGTCCTGAGTATTGGTGCCGTTGCCTACAACCTCACGTTCGGGGTGTTTAAGCGCTTCGAAGCGTTTATCGAGCTACAGGAGCAGTTCGACTCCGGTAGGAAGCCGGAACAAGATGCGTTCTTCTGGTGGCTCCAGCAGTCAGAAAGCGCACGTCGCGACGTTGCCTCCCGCGACCGAATGACAGTGGCCGAATCGCTAGCCGAGTTCTGCAGGTTCTATGCAGATGTTCAGTGCTCGCTAGAACTGGACGACCCGACCGAACTCTACATGTCTGCCAACGGCAACGACTTTGATCTGCCTGTTCTGGAATCGATGTGGGGCTCTGCGCCATGGCATTACAAGAAGAAGATCGACTTCCGGACGCTAGGCATTCTGTATATCGATGAACTCGAATGGCCCACGTCTGAAGCTCAACACACAGCGCTCAACGATGCAGAGAATCAGGCTCTAGTCCACCTGAAGCTTCTTTCGAAGTATCCCGATTTCCTGTCGCGCATCAAGAGGGCACCCGCGAAATGAAACGCTCGATCAAGATTGAAGGTCCTGACCTTCACCTGTTGCTAGACCTGTCGAAGTTCGCGACGCCCGCCGTTGAAAAGGAATTCATCCATCTAGACAAACTGCCCGACGGGTCGTGGCGCTTGCTAATGAACGTAAGCACTCCGGAGGGTCGCCTGGATATCCAGCGTGTTGAGGCCCTGAGGATCGTTCGTGAAGTCTAAGCTCCCTTCCATCCTTCCGTGCCCATTCGATAACGGTAAAGGTAGCCTCAACGAAATTGAAAATTATGAAGTTGGCTTCGGGTTCTCGTTCTGGTGCGTCCGTTGCTCAAAATGCGGGGCTCTGGGGCCCGAAGCATCGGGACCGGTTGGGGAGCGCGAGAGAGAGGCAGTCGAACTGTGGAACAAAAGAGCATGAATAGAAAATTTACGTTCATTGACCTGTTTGCAGGGATCGGCGGGCTCCGCACTGCGTTTGAAAACGTGGGTGGTGAATGCGTGTTCACCTCTGAGTTCGACTCTTACGCACAGCAGACGTACCGCGCTAACTTCGGTGACGATCCGATCCATGGGGACATCACGAAGATCAAAGCGTCCTCTATTCCAGACCATGACGTGCTGGTTGCAGGGTTTCCGTGTCAGCCGTTCTCAATTGCAGGCGTATCGAAAAACAATTCGATGGGCCGCAAGCACGGGTTCGAAGACGAGACGCGCGGCACCCTCTTCTTCGATGTTGCACGCATCATCAAGCACAAGCAGCCTCACGCGTTCATGCTTGAAAACGTCCGCAATCTTTTGTCCCACGACGGCGGCAACACGTTCCGCGTGATCTACCAGACGCTGACCGATCTTGGTTACGACGTGCACTATCGCGTGCTGAACGGCCAGCACTTCACACCGCAGAAGCGGCTGCGCATTGTGATCGTTGGGTTCCGCAGGCCCGTGCCCTTCTCCTTCGATCAGAAGCCGTTACCGACTACGGATGGCGTCACTATGGCTCAGGTACTACACAGACGGTCCGAGCCCGTGGACGACCGTTTCATCGTTCCGGGTGGCATTAATCCGCGCTACGTCCTGAGCGACAAACTGTGGGCGTTCCTTCAGGGTTACGCACAGAAGCACAAGGACGCGGGTAACGGGTTCGGCTGCTCGGTCGTCGGACCGTCAGATGTCGCGCGTACGCTGAGTGCCCGCTACTACAAGGACGGCTCCGAAATTCTCGTTAGCCGTGGTTCGATGAACCCACGCAAGCTGACACCCCGCGAGTGCGCGCGCCTGATGGGATTCCCCGATTCATTCGTAATCCCAGTCTCCGACACACGTGCCTACAAGCAGTTCGGTAATTCAGTGGTTGTTCCTCTGATGCAACACGTCGCATCAATGATCCTCCCTCACCTGCTCAAACTCAAAAATGACTAACGAAAACACCCGGATCATCCCGCTAATCTCGGACGAGGTGGCACTCGAACCCTCAGTTGAGGGTTTGAATATTCTCTCGCATTACTTCCCCGATGATTTCAGTACCCTCATGCTTCTCGCGCAATCGGGCACGCACACGCAGAACCCATACCACAATCTGCACCACGAGTTGAGTTGTGTTTACTGGGCCCACTCGTGCGCCATGAACAGCCCAGGCCCCCTGCTAGATACCAGCATCCCCGCGCTCGTCCTCGCTGCGCTGTTCCATGACCACAATCACAGCGGAGGCCGCACGTCCGACCGCGAGAACATCAACCGCGCGACCCGCTTCGCGCAGTACCGGCTACACGACGTGGTCTCCAGTTCAACGCTCGCGAAGGTGATCGACACCATCCGCTGCACGGAGTTCTCCAACGGGACCTTTCCCCGCGAACCCGCTTCGCTCATGCATCAGTGCATGCGTGACGCCGATCTGATGATGATTTATTCAGCCGAAGGTCGTCAACTGACAATCGGTCTGGGCTTGGAGATGGGTTTCAACTTCATGTCTGATCATGATCGGTTCATCGAACAGACTAGCAAGTTCCTGACTGGTGCCCGTATGTACACCGAGCATGGGCAGTACATGCAGTCAACTTTCCTCAACGACTGTCTGCTGGCGTTAGGGGACGACATCGCTCAACACCGCAATGAAGCGCTTTGCCCGCAGTAAATAGCAAGTAGAGAGTTCGAACTAAGGATCAACCCATGTTGCTTGAGCGGGCATTTGCATTTGACATACAAACCGAAGCGTTCGCCAAACGCGAGCCTTACGGGCTAGGCATCAAGCAGTGTAGGACGTGGGGTGACTCAAAGACCCGCGTCCTGGTCGTGATGCAGACGGTAGACATCCGGGACCTGAAAGAAGGCGAGATGCTTGGTCATCAGGACACGATGACCCCGGTGAAGAACGCTATCAAATACGCACGGAAGCTGTCGGTTCCCTACCAGAAGAAGGGGCTACCTGAAGCGGCTTACACGGTTGCCAACTTCAACGCGTTCCGACATCTGCATTTGAGTCCGGGCCATCGCCGTGAGGCTGAGGGCCTGTTTGCCGAACGCATCCACAAGCTGATTCAGAAAATCAAGCCGACACACATCCTGGTGTCCGGCGATCAGGCGATGCGTGCGCTATTTCCGATGATCGAACACCCACAATACAAACGTGGGTGGGTCCACGAACTGAAGGTCCAGGGGCTCGATCTGAAAGTGGTATCGACCCTGGACTTCTTCAAACTCATGGAGAAGGACGGCGAGTACGCAAACCTCTTAGGGTTCTGGTGTCGGCATCTGATGAATCTGTTTATCGGAAGGATGCCGCACAATCTCTCGCACATACAGGCAAAGCCAAAGTATGTAGATACGATTGAGAAATTCAACCAGGTGATGCGCCGTTTCGATGAAGCGCGGATCATCGCGGTAGACACGGAAACACGTAACCTGTCGGTCCTGTTCAATCGAATATATACGATCCAGTTCTGTATGGACCACGCGCCAGAAACCGGCTACGTGATTCCTGTTGATCACCCGCTGGTGCACTGGACGGACGACGAGCGTCTGTACATAAAACGTGAGTTGAAAAAACGGTTCTCGAAGGACTACGAGGATCGCAAGCTTCTCATAACGATGAACGGCATGTTTGATTTGCGTGTGATCAGACAATGCCTGAAGATTCCGATCATCTGGCACGACGTTTGGGAAGTGACGTTTGGCGAGCACGAGCTAGACGAAAACATTTCGGCGCTTAATCACGTCACGTCGATCCGCGATGAAGCAGCAAACGACAGTTCGAAGTTCGGTGGTCTGCGGCCGATCTACTGCTCGTACGGCAACGACTTCTATTTCAAGGCCGCATTCTCGAAAGAGGAACGTTCGAACACCGGTTCGACCGATCCGTCATCCAAAGACTTTCTGGCGTACGCTGCGACTGACGTTGTGTCGATTTTCCACATACGTAAAGAGCAGATACGCCGCTCGTCGTTCATGGAGATTGCTGGGCAGAACTACAAGCCGTATTACCTGCGGCACATGCTCTGCCAGATGGGCGACACCGCTCACCAGCTATCGCATTTGAAGCAGGACGGGTCTCTGATCCAGAAATCGTACCTGAAGCACCTGCTCGGTGCGGAGTCGCCACTCCAGAAGGAACTGACACGGGCGGAAGGCGAGTTCAAGGTCCATCGGGAAGTAAAGCAGGCAAACAAGGAACTGCTGAACGAGTCGGGATTCAAGTCTGCGGGACTAGGGTTCAAGAATGTCGCAGCAACCTGGATGTTCAAGCTGACGAAGCCGCTCCACAAGCGGAAGCTCTTTCTCGATATCCTGGGGCTAGAGCCGCTATCTCAGACTGCTACGGGCGCACCGGCCATCGACAAAGCGTTCGTTGCTCACTACAAGGACACGAACAAGATCATCTCGCTGTACGGTGAATTTCAAGCGTTGCACAAGTTGATGTCCACCTACGTCAAGGGGTGGTACAAGCGGCTCACCGTGAACATCGACGCGGCGTTCGACAATCACCTGAGACCAGACTACTCGATCTGGGCCGTGGTCACCGGCCGTCTAGCTTCGATGGGTCCGAACCTTCAGCAGATTCCATCGCGCGGGAAGCTCGCGAAGATCATCAAGCGCATGTTCGTGGCGAAGAAAGGGTACCTGATGATCCGGTACGACTACTCTGCTCACGAAGTTCGCGTGTGGTCGATTATCGCTGGGGACAAGGTATTGGCCGAAGCGTTCCGTGCAGGCCAGAAGCTGCGTCAGGACTTCATCAAGAACCCGACAGACGAGAACAAGAAGGCGATCAAGGAGAAAGGTGACATTCACATCTTGAACGTGCTGCGGTTCTTCGGTCAGTTGGTGGACAAGGATCACCCGCTCCGTGATGCAGTGAAGGCCGTTGTGTTCGGCGTGCTGTACGGCAAGGGAGCAAAGACCCTTGGTATCGACACGAAGAAGGGTGACATGGATTCGTTGAAGGGCAAGATTTCCGCGCTCTACGAAGAATCGCTGGTCACGAAGGACAGCAAGCGTCTGATCGAAATCAACAAGATGCTCGAAGAGCTTGACCTGAAACTGACCGCCCTGCTCGAAGAAGATCGCACGGGCTACGCGCAGGACATCATCGACAAGATGTTCAAGGAATTCAAAGCTGGCGCGCGTTGGACCAAGAAGATGCAGGAGATGGCAGAAAACGAGTATTACGTCTACGCGCCTAACGGCCGTCGTCGCTTCCTGCCTGCGGCCATGACAGAGAACCGGGCAATCGTTGCGGAACAGGTGCGGCGTGGTTCTAACGCTCCAGTGCAGGGTATGGCGTCGGAGATTGGGGTGAAGGCTGGGCGGGAAATCATGAAGGCTTACTACATGCACCTGCGACGCTTCAAGGAGTGGCTAAGCCTCGATGGGACCAACTGGGACTGGCGTGTTCTGTTCAATCGAACTGTGCACGACGCAAATTACTACAGCGTCCCCTACGAAATGGTGATTCCGTTCATCCACATTCTGCAATACCAGGCGACGTATGGCGTGACTCAAGCGTACCTCGAAGACTTCAACATCGAGTTCACGGTCGAGCCCGAAATCGAAATCGAAATCGGGGCACACGACGCACAGACCTACAAGTGGGACTGGTCGTTGCCTAACCTCATTTCCGGTCTGAAATCAACCCTGAAGGACTCGGAGGAACTAGGCGTGCTCGAAGGCACACAGTCCGAAGTTTTAGAGAAGATTCTCAAGCCGTGGACGATGAAGGATACGCGCCGTTGGCTCCAGAAGAATTTCCCGCTGCTGAACGTTCCCGATCTTGACGCACAGATCAGGGACGCAATTAAGGAGGAAGTAGAAGCATGACAGCACAGGCCCGATACACAGTAGATCGGGTTGGTGATGATGAATGGCAGATATTTGATGCGGAGAAGCAGGACACGCCCATCACGTATCTGCTGTTTGTGACGAAGGTTAGCGGCGTGTTCGACATGCAACTCACCATCACGTCATACGACGCATCTGAGCCTAGAGGCACTTACGTCTTTGAGCAGGAACTGTACTCAACGATGTTTTTTGCCTCTACGGCCGATCAGCGCGAGCTACTGATATTCGACGTAATTGACGTGCTCATGGATTCAGAGATTGAGAATCCCGTCGAACTCGCGCACCTCTTTGGTGGAACGGTCCGCAACCGCGCGATCACCGTCCCCCAGATGCTCGCCACGAATTAACCAGCCCTCAGAGGTTCCCCTATGCAAGAGTCATCTGTCTATGGCTCGGTGATGCTGGCTGCAACAACGCCAGTAAAACCGTTCCCCGTTTTCAGGGACGAACAGACGAAACACGGGGCTCACACCGAATCCCGATTTCGCGGTATCTATTCCCTGCTCATATCCAGTCTGAACAAGACAGAGGACGTTGTTGCGATCCCCCAGCGCAACAAGTATCTCACTGTATCGGTGATATCTGAATCCGGTCCGGCATCTGCGACCATCACAACCAAGCTCAAAGAGTTGCTGACGGAAATAGATTCAAGATTCGAAGGCGCACGCAATCTGTACAAGCTCAACCAGATGATGTCGGATGTTCGGTTGCTGTTAGACGATCCGTATCTAGCGATCATCAACAACCAGTCGGATCACTCGTACTTCATTGTCCTGGCCGAAAAAGTTCCGCTACACCTCACGGGCTGCTACGACGTAGTAAATAAGTCTGTGAGGCTGCTGTTTTCGACGGACGACTCCTGGATTCCGGAAATCCGCGATCAGGAGCCAACGCGGTACGTGTTCTATCGGTACCCCGCGATCTACAACCGGCCGTTGTTCATCCACACGCAAAGTCTGTGCTCACGCTGGTACTCGTGGGGCAACACGTTCACGGAAACCGATGGCTTGCTGAAAGCGTTTAACGCGCTCGAAGCGGTGCTGTACAAGAACCCGAATCTAGATGTGCTTCCGCCTAGACGGAAAACGGAAAATGGACGCGATTGATCGGCAGAATAAATACAACTTCATCCGTGATCAGCTAGCACGGTACGCGGGGCAGAAGAAAGACGCAGGTAACCGGGTGATGATCCTGTGCCCCTACCACAGCGAGCGGACGCCCTCAGGCAGCATCTGGTTAGGGGAACGTGGACTAGGCCGTTTCAAATGCTTTGCGTGCCCTGCTCGTGCTACGTGGGACGAAGTTGCACCTCGCTTGGGACTGCAGCCCTACACCAAGGGGCCGCCCAAGGATGAGGAAGCGATGGACCTGTTAATGAGCAAAGGTCTATCGATGCTCACTGTCCAAGAGAAATATCGCAAGGACAAATTCAAGTTCTCGAAGCTTCCCCGAAACAAATTCTGGCGTCAGATACCCACGAATCTCCTGATCGAGCTTGGCGCTCGTTTTTGTTATCGGTGGTTCGAAGAATATGAAAAATGGGGAACCGAAAAATTTATTCATTTCCCGGTCGTCGTCAAGGGTGAAACCGAAGGCTTCTTTCTCGCACGTCTGAAGAAGAAAAAGGACAAACCCTCCTACCTGCTGGCCGCTGCCATCGATCACGACGGCTGGTCAAAATCGCGCGGATTGTGGCCATTCGATCTGTCGTTGCAGATGATGAAGGACATGGGATTGAACACGCTGGTGCTGGTCGAAGGTCAGCGAGATGCGCTGCGTTTGATTATGTCGGGCATTCCTGCTGTGTGTATTTTCGGCACCCAGTCATGGTCGGACAAGAAGTCCCGTCTGCTGGAAATCTCAGGAGTCGAACGCATCATTTTGATGATGGACGGTGACGACGCGGGCATCGACGCAACCGACAAATTGAAACCCCAGCTAAGGAATTTCTTCGACGTTGTGGCCATCAGGTTGTGGGCCGTGAAGGGTTCGCCATACCAGCTATATGCGCACTATCCGGAACCGTCGAAACGCGCGAAAGAGGACGGGGTTGATTTGTTTGATCCCGGCAACTGTCCCGCGTGGATTATCGACCGTATCAAATCGAAGTACTTCTCATGCGAGGTGCAGGAATGATTGGAACGTTACTTTTGAAGTACGTGCTACCCCTTGTCGCAGTCCTAGCGATCCTACTCGGTGCGTTTGAGGCCGGTTCGAGTCACGGCTACAGCAAGGGCTATCAAGTGGCCTGGGACACGCAGCAAACCACAATCAACAAGATGGTCGATGCGAACAATCTCCAGGTTGCAGCAAACAACGGCAAGCTGGAGCAGTTCGAGAGTGACGCGCAGGCCGCACGCGCCGACGCAGCCTCAGCTACGTTCGCGGCCATGACTACCCGGTCGCGCGTTGTCACGCAGTATCGCGAAGCCAATCCGCAAACAGCGAAATCGTGCGGCTGGTCTCTGCCAACGGTCCAAGCGATCAACAACATACTGAAAGCTGAGTCGCCTGCCTCAGCACCTATCGGGGCATCTCAATGAAGCTACAGAAGAGCGATCTAGTGCTGGTGGCACTTGCACTTTTTGTTGTTGGCGTGTCCGTGCTTGTTAGCGGCTGCTCAATGGCCCCGCCTAAACCTGTGGCCCCTGACCTACCGGCCACCGTGGCTAACAAGCAGTCCGTAACGATTGACGAGCAGCTAATCGCACCGTGCACGCCGATGGCTTTGCTTGACACCCGGCCGTACTCAGAAAGCGACACGTTGGACCCCATTTCTGCATGGGCAAACGCTTATACCGACTGCTCCGGACGCTTTGCCAGATACGTGCGACTGACCTCTAAGTTGTTGAATATAAACGTGAAAGCGGGTGCACAAATACCTGCGAAAGATGCACCTGCGACGAGTAAATAACTAATGAAGCAGGCGTAACCCCTTCCCTAAAGGATTTTTAGAATGTCGTCTAACGAAAACCTCGATTTGCAACTGTCAAAAGGCAGTGTATGGATGCGCAAGGACGGTAGCCAGGTCAAATTCCTGTTCCTGACGAACCTGACCCTGAGCCCGAAAACACAGGAAGACCATCCGCCACAGGTCATCTACACGGACGTTGAAGGCAACGTGTACAACCGTGACGTGGACAAGTTTCTGAAGGTCTACCAGTTCTACAACGTCGATGGCGAGCTTGAACAGCGCCTGAATCGCCTGATCGTCTTCAACCCGGCTGATTACAGCACCCTTGAAGACGAAGACGACGCGGTAATCCAAATCACGGACGACGGCGAAGACGAAGATTCGTTGATCGTTCGCGCACCGGCCACGGCAAACTCCGACGAGACGCTTGCGGAGCAGATGCTGCGCGAATTGACCGCGAGCAACGAAGAGCCGACGCACCTGAGCGTGTCGTTCGCAATCTCTCAGAATCCGGACCTTCGCATGCCGAAGCTGACGGCTGAAGACTTGTCGCAGGCAGTCGTTCTGTACTCGAACTCGCCCAACGAACAATACGACCTGACCGAACACAAGCTGCTCTTCCCGCTCGAAGGCAACATCACGGAAGAGTCGCTGCGCGAAGTGTTCCACCCGTCAACAGAAGTCAACACGGTCGATTACTTCACGGTCCTGACGAAGTTCCGCCGTGACGAAATCGTGTGGGACGCATGGATCGGCATCGTTCCTGAATACTCGGTGAACGGCCTGTACGCTGCGGTTCTGGTGGGCACGGCGAACAAGACGCTCGATACGGCACCTACCCCGGGCGTGGAAGCTGTGGAGCTTGGCCCCGTGGCAGCGCAGCCCGTTGTTAGCTCCGCAGAAAGCGAGTTCGATCCGGCTACGATCCTGGCCGCGCAAGAAACGGTCGCAGGAGCACCGGAAGCAGCCGTGGAGGCTCCCGCAGTGGTCACTGAAGCTCTGATCCCTGCCGAAGTCGCAGCGCCCGCACCCGCCCCGGAAGTGGTCGAGACGCCGATCACGATTCAGCCGCAGCCGGTTCCGCAACCGATTGTGATCCCTGTCGTTCCGCAAGCTCCCGTTGTTCAGGTGATGGCCCAATAAGTGCCCGTCTGCTCCGTGTACGAGGCCCGATCCTGAAACAAGGTTCGGGCCTTTTTCTATAGGTCTGTGTGATGTCCAAATTCGAAAGTGGTGACTACGTCATTGCCAGTACTGGCGATAGCGGCAAGAATTTTCTTTTCAAGGTGTCCGGTGTTGATCAAGGGATTGTCGTGGGGGCCCTCGAAAAGGATTCTCATGTGCGCGCCCTGCGTAAAACCGTTGAGGTTCCGACCAAAGACATCATCATAAATCTTGGGCGCAGCCCACGACCGGGCAAAGCGTACGACTGCGATTTGACGACGCTGTACAAGGGTCGCAAGACGCATGATCAGTTTGGCACCCTTTACTGGTTCTATAAACCAGAACAGGAAGTCGCTGAACGCATCTTCAAGTCATTCGATAAAGCCGCACGCGTTCTCAAGCAACAGCGTCTGGACTTTACGATTCAGCCGGAATCGAGCATCTGGGAAATCCAGCGCTACAACGGCGAGAAGTATTGCGGTATGTACAAGCGTTCGCGCGATCCCGAAAAGAATCCGCACCGCTTCATCTTCCGGCCGGAAATGGTTGAGCCGAAAGACTATCTGTGGGTCATCCTGCACGAGCACGCACACCACATGGACCGCGAGTTTCTGCACTCGAAGTCGCTGCGTGGTCAGTGGGTGCAATTGTACAACTCAACGATCCTGGTCGAAGACATCGGCAAGAAAGTGTGCACTGAGTTGCTAGACCAGTTTCTGTCACAGGAGGACCTCCCATCTGATTTCAAGGGTCAACTGGACGAAGAAAATTCACTCGCCCTGAAGTGGATACTGAAGCACATCAAGCAGCAGCACAAGCTCTCGATCAAGGAATTGGACGTTTTGTTCGAAGCCGGGTTCAAAGACGACATCCGCGAGGTGTGGCCCGTGTCAGGCGTCTCGATGAACGACCTGAAGCCGCTGGTCACCGAGTACGCCACAAAGAGCGTCGCTGAGCTATTTGCTGAGTCCGTATCTCTGCACCTGACCGGTGTGAAGCTTCCGAAGTCTATCGTCGCTCTCGTGGAGAAATCGCTGTCCCATGTGAGAACACAAAATGAGTCCAAGTGACCTGATCAGCGGCGAGATAGGAGAAGTAGCGCGAATGACGTACTTCAGCGCGCCTTCTAAAGAACCCGAAATAGAGCTGACGTTCAATCCATTTGAAGGTGTTACCGAATACATCATCTACACGGGCCGCGACTGGGAGCGGATGAAAGACTGGCGCTTGCGTATGCGCGCCTATCGAAAGACTCTGCATAAGCGCAAGAAGCAGGCACGCGCTCGTACCGGGAGGCGCTAGTGGAATTCAGGACAACGCATGTGACCTTCGGCAACGGTTGGAGAGAGCTTCCCGATTGCACAGACTCGGAATCGAACACTCTGACCCTAACACTTCCCGCACCACCGGAGGGCGCTTCTGGATGGATCGTGTACCACGGCAATAGCTGGGAGCGCCCCGAAGAAGCTCGACGTAAAAATCGAGCGCTTCGTAAAGCCCTCCCTCGAGACAAGAAGCGAGCACGTGCTCGGACTGGGAGGCGCTAGATGTCAGTCAACGCTCAGTACCTGCGCGACTTGCTAGTTGATGAATTCCTCTCTGAACCCATCAGTCCAATGCTGCTGCGTGAAATCACCAACCGTGCGCATCAGTTGCTGGAGAAGTGGAAGAACGAGGGTTCAATCGAACCGCTTCAATACATCCTGATATGCGACGAATCAAACAACCCGCCTGAGTCCATACAAAGTGGATTTTTGAACATAGATGTGCGACCGCCTGACTGGTGGGTAGAACAGGAGCGGGAGCGGCTTAGCCAGTGGACAAACGGAGATAGTGATGGACCAGAAGCCGAAAGATTCACCACAACGTGATCGAACGCCAATCCTCGTTGTGGGGCCATCCCCTTTGTCAGAGAGCATCGCAAAAATTCTTGTCGAACAAGCGAAAGTCTTTGAGGCTGAGCAGTGCCAACCATTGTTTGATCCACCTGACGACAATCGCGGTGCTCACATACAAAAACGAATCGAACGGAAATACTACAAACAATGGGAACAAAATTTACGTTCAAAGATGAGAAGCAGGGTGCGATGACCGTTGACGTAACGTCTTTCAGTTACTCAATGAACATGAATTCGGGCCGCGCTTTCCTCAACATCCACGGAACAGTCGGAAGACCTCAAGCCTCCTGCAAGTTCGCCTTCGAATCAACGCGCAGAGGTCACCACCTCAAGTTCACTGATGCGTTTATCTGGGACGGCTCTGATCCAAGAGCCATTGCACTCCAGGTGAAGAACCTCCTGCTCCAATTCGTCAAGCAACACCCAGACATTCCTGAGTCGTTCCGTCAGAGATTCATGGACTGCGTCATTCAACATCCACGCGGAATCGCCTATGCGCCTAGTCAGATTACCGGACCAACCGGAACAAGCATTTGAAGAAGGCTACGAACTGCGCGGAGGCGTTCTAGGTTTGATGCTTGGGACCTCCGAGTTAGTTGCGTTCAGACGGCCCCTTCCGTTTCAACACCCTGCGCGGGATAAAACAGTCGTTATCAATTTCGACCCTCTAGATCGAAACGTTGTTCAACACCTGGAGTGTCTGCTCAGTTACTTCATGGGCCACCGACTCGGTGAGATTACCTATCAGGCCAAGCTTGATTTCCTGGTGGACGGTTTCGCATTTCGTGGCGTGTTTCCCATCAGGCGGCTTGAAAAAGAAGGTGACTGGCTCTTAAGCGTTGACCACTACGAGGAAATTATGAGCCATAGACAGCATTACCGCTACAAACATTTCCCGGCAAACGTGAAACGGCTCGACTTCACGACGACAGACGAGTTCCTCAAGCGTATATCGATGCCCGAAGTGCAGCACATTGTGGTTGACGCAAGCACCGCTCAGCTTCTGAGCGATGACTTCGAGACGTTCCAAAAGGACGCGATTGTCCCTCCCGCTCAGTTCAAGAAGGTTGGCCTGATCCTGGAGGTTCACGGTCGCCTGATCTTCACGGATATGGCACTGGACAGAAACATGCAGTGGGTGAATGAGAACCCGGGCTCTGACTCGTCGCGTGCGCAGTTCATCGTGGTCCAACCAGACCTACTCCAGCCGTTCGAATATGAAACCAAAGTATAAGTGTTCAAGATATCAGTTGTTCCTGGGGAAGTCCGAACAAGTTCTAAAAACCATACCCTCTAACTCCGTGCATTCGATAGTTTGTGATCCGCCGTACGAACTCGGATTCATGGGAAAAGGTTGGGACAAATCGGGGATAGCCAACAACGTCGATCTGTGGAAAGAAGCACTTCGAGTTCTGAAACCGGGTGGACATCTTCTAGCGTTCAGCGGATCGCGTACCTACCATCGGATGGTGTGCGCAATCGAAGATGCGGGTTTCGAAATTCGTGACCAGATTATGTGGCTTTACGGAAGTGGGTTTCCAAAATCGCAGAATGTTGGAAAGGCTCTGGACAAAGCAGCCGGTGCTGAACGCAAAGTTATCGGCACCCGAAAAGGCGCTGGGATAGGCGGGGCTGGCACGTTCGCACAAGATGTCTGGACTGAATCAATGCGTGGCGCGCAAACGCTCAAAATTACAGCAGCCGCAACCGATGAAGCAAAAGAATGGGACGGGTGGGGCACCGCACTTAAACCGGCACACGAGCCCATCTGTGTTGCGCGCAAACCTTTCAAAGGAACAGTAGCTAACAATGTGCTGACGCACAGAACGGGTGCTGTGAACGTTGATGCGTGTCGTGTTGGTTGGCCCCAAGGTATTGCGCCGAAGATAGGTACCCCCGGTTGGGGAGGACCCTCCAAGAAGCTGACGGCGGTGCCAGGACAGCAAGGTGACACCGTAGACCGCGAAGGCCCTTCAAACCTCGGAAGATGGCCCGCTAACATCATCCACGATGGTTCAGATGAAGTGGTAGAAGCATTCGCCAAGTTTGGAGAGCGCGGTGCGGCAGCCCCCGTACGTGGAACTGAGAAAAGCAGAGCAAGTGTCGGAAACGTTACGGGTGTTCGGGAGCGTGTGGCGGGTGCCTTTCATGCGGACAGCGGGTCAGCCGCACGGTTCTTCTACTGCGCCAAGGCATCAAAGAAAGATCGTGACGACGGACTGGAAAGTTTTGAAAAGAAGTCCAAGGCACACATAGCTAGTAAGGACGGCGGGGGCGGTGGGTGGTCAAAAGATGCGGCTAAAAATCCGAATCTTCCAAGAGCCAATATTCACCCCACAGTCAAGCCTACAGACTTGATGCGATATCTGGTCCGACTCGTAACTCCACCCAACGGAATTGTGCTTGACCCCTTCATGGGCTCAGGTTCGACGGGCAAAGCCTGCATGCTCGAAGGTTTCAAATTCGCGGGTATCGACATGACGCCAGAGTACGTCGAGATTTCACGGGCCCGGATCAAGCACGCTCGAAAAACGGCTGAAACCAAAACTCAAAACTTGTTCAACAAAGAGAAGAAATGAACTATCAAACCTTCCAAGGCAAAGCCGCACTCGTATCAGTCATCGAACACTCGATCAACGGACACACCGGCAAAGAACTGCTCACGTTCCAGCTACGCTACTGGCGTGCCGTCCATGCGGAGTTCTTAACTCACCGAGTCTTCTCGCGCAATGCTTCCTCGTCGCGGGCCATCCCGACTGCGAAGCTGCTCGAAGAAGTACGCACGGATGCGGCAAAGCCCGTGCACTGGGGGAAGAACCAACCGGGTATGCAAGCACACGAAGAGTGCACTAACCTCGTGGCCGATCCGATGACGGGCGAACTCCTGACCCGCGAGGAAGCGTGGGACCGTGCAGCCGCGCACTCTGCTAACTGGGCTGAAGCGTTCTCAGAAGCCGGTTACCACAAACAGATCGTGAATCGACATCTGGAGCCGTATTCCCGAATCTCTGTCGTAGCTACCGCTACGGAATGGGAGAACTGGTACGAACTGCGTGACCACGAAGACGCGCAGCCGGACATTCAAGACCTGGCACACACGATGATCACGGCCTACGAAGCGTCAAAGCCGCGCGTCGTGAAATACGCATCAAACGGCTCCGACGCACGCAACTGGCACCTGCCATACATCTCGCTCGAAGAGCGTATGCATGTTCCCGTCAGTGACCTTTTGGCGATGTCGGCCGCACGCTGCGCACGCGTTTCGTATCTGACTCACGACAAGAAAAATCCCTCGCGCGATTCAGATATTGCGCTCTATGAGCGGCTCGTTGAGTCCAAGCCACTTCACGCCTCACCGACCGAGCACCAAGCATACGGTGCGGAGGTTAACGGCTCCTGCCGCAACTTCACAGGCGGCTGGTTCCAGCACCGCGACATCTTGGAGCGTCTTGGCTCGATCCAGGCGATGCGCCAAGTGTACGGCAAGACCGTGGCTCTTTACGGGACAGCGAAATGAAGCGCCATATTCAGCGGGGGCTGATCCTCGCCGTGATCTTATGGTCGGGGATCAGCGGTATCTGGTCGTGTGGGCAGCAGATAGGCGCGGCCTGCGCGTTTATCTACAAGCATGTGAGGGTCATCTGATGCGCTTCTACACAATTTGCATGCTGTGGTTCGGCGTGTTCTTCCGCCTGTTCTGATCGAACTCCCTTCCCTGGAGAATAAATGCAACCGATTGACATTGTTCTGAGCTTCGATACAACGGGTTCAATGTACCCGTGCCTGTCTGAGGTGCGCCGTCGTGTGGACGCGACTGCTACCCGGCTGTTCAAGGAAGTTCCCAATCTGCGCGTTGGCATCATCGCGCACGGTGACTACTGCGACGCGGGTCGGACCTACGTGACGAAGCACCTGCAACTGACGAACGATCCGAACGCCGTTTCATATTTCGTCAAGAACGTCGAAGCTACCCACGGCGGTGACGCGCCCGAATGCTACGAACTGGTGCTTCAAGAGGCCCGCACGAAAATGCAGTGGACGCCCGACTCGCGTCGTCTGTTGATCATGATCGGGGACGATGTGCCGCACATGCTTGCGCATAACCCTGGACATATCGACTGGAGAGCCGAAGCGAAAGCGCTGCTCGATCTGGGTGTCGTGATCCACGGCGTGCAGGCTCTCAACAACCGGTACGCCGAATCTTTCTACCAGACGATTGCAGCGACAACTGGTGGTGCCCACCTGCGTCTCTCGCAGTTTAGCGAAGCGACGGAAATGCTGGTTGCGCTTGCCTACAGCCAGGTGAGTCCGGAAGCGGTACAGACGTACGAGGCCGAAGTCGTAGCCGAAAAGCGCATGACCCGTTCGCTGTCCGCGATCTTCGACAAGGTGATGAAGCGTGATCCGGCAACCGGCACGTTCGCTTCGGTCGATGCCCGTGCTACAGACCCATCGCGATTCCAACGCATTCCAGTCACGACAGACCGAGCTATCAAGGAGTTCGTGCTCGATAACGGCCTTGTTTTCAAGATCGGTCGTGGCTTCTACGAATTCACCAAGCGCGAAACGATTCAGGCATCGAAAGAAGTCCTGATTCTCGACCGCGAGACCGGTGACCTGTTCGAGGGTGCGGCTGCTCGTGAGGTGTTGGGTCTGCCCCATGGTGCATCTATCAATCTGAATCCACGGGATGCAGGTTTTGATACAAGCAAGTACACGGTTTTTGTTCAGTCAACGTCTGCGAATCGCAAACTTGTCGGAGGCACAACCTTCTTGTACGAAGCATAGAGCGAAGCACGGGGCAGCGTAATTTGATGTTCTACATAAGGCATTAGAGGTAACTATGCTAACGCTGCCCCAGATTGTCAAAAGAGTTAACAAACGTCGCCACGAGTCTGCAAAGTACGTAAAGATCGTGCACCAGAAAAAGGGCTGGGATTCGCTGGGACGTGGCTATGTTGCCTCCGCATCCTACTCAACAAAGGTCTGGGATCACTACAAGCAGAAATTCGTAAAGAACAAGACGGGCAAGAACGGAAAGCCAAACCGGTACGTGACCGTCATCATCTTTCTCGACACGTATCTACACGTGATTGTTTCGTGCTCGTGTGCTGACTTCAAATACCGTTGGGAAGTCGCGTTGAATCACAAGCAGGCGGCCGACATCGAATATTCGAACGGCGAACTGCCAGTGATCCGCAACCCACAAATGCGGCCCGCTCAGTGCAAGCACCTTGTTGCTCTGTACAACAAGATCAAAGATCAGTTGCCAAGACCGAAGCCTCCTAAGAAGGGCCAGTCGCCCATCGGTGTGCCTGAGATTCAGGTTCCGCCTTCCGAGTTGAAGCGCCGGAAGGAAGAGGAAGAACGCAAACGCAAGGAGCAACTGATCAAGCCCGTGAAGATCAACACGCCGAAGAATGTTCAGCGTTCAGTGAAACCGGGCAAGAAACAATCCACGCTTCCGAAGTCAATGCAGAACCCGCCAGCGAAGAAATCACCAGCCGTTAAGTCGCAGCCTCCGCGCTCAGCACCCCCTGCGATGATGACTGCCCCCAGAACAGCACCGAAGCCCGTAGCCGTGAAACCGCCACCCGCAGCAATGCGAGCGCCAAGCTCGAAATCCGCACCGGGACGCGCGAACCGTGGTCCGGCATCGAAAGGTAGAAAATGAAGGACTATGAACATTCAGAATCATTTTCCAAGCTGAAGAACATACGGGAGAAGATCGAAAAGAATCTTCTCAGCTTGGAATATTTGCAGACGCTGGACATGTTCCTATGGAACGCGCTATCCCCGATACACGATGAGTGTCCAGCTTTCTTCAATAACTACATCGCTAAGGTTGTCTCCAACCAGACGCTCAAATCGAGCACCAAGTTTTCCAGCGACGACCGCTCGAAGCTGCCCATCCATCTCTTCAATCTGGTGACAACGCAGGATACGGTTAAGGCGCGCGAGCACGCGAAGAAGATGTTCCTGAACCGTGGTCTGTCATTCGGATTGATCCTGGTCTTCCTACGCTGCCTGGCAGGCTACGAGAAGCTGCATTCGCCGTTTGTCGAGATGGACACGACGATCCGCAAATCGAAAATGTGGCAGATGGAACGCGCCGTTGGTCTGCGCACGGGCGGCTCACTCTACAACTGCATTCTCCAGGTCAAGTACTGGTATGAGAAGGCGCAAAAGTGGAAGGAGATGATCACCGAGAAGTATTACCGGTTGGCGCTGAACTCCGCCCAAGCCACGTACAAGGACTACAACCACTACATCAAGCTCGATGACATTGTGCAGATTTATCTCATGGTGACATCGCGGGCGATTGACCGGTGCGACGCGCGTCAGGGTGTTCTCACGACGTTCATTCAGAACTGGTTTAAGAGCGGCCGATCCGAAGTAGCTGAGTTAGCCAAGACACAGAACGATCAGTCGTATGAGTCTCTGGTTGAAGAGCTTGGAGATTCCGTCTCAGACGTAATCGGCTACTGCGAGCAAGACACTTCCTCAGAGTTGATCGAGCACGTTGCGCACATCACGAAGCCGCTCGACCCTCTGGGGATACTCCGCGCGTCCATGGGCATACCTGAGACCGTCAGTCCTGAGCATCGCGAAATACTCCGAATGTTTGTTCTGGAGGATGCATGACATTCCAGTCACGCAACAACAGCCGCGAAGCCTCACTTGAACTGTCGCTAGCTGCGATGAAGAGCCTCGTCTCCAACTATGCGATGCGGGCGAAGCAAGCTGAAGAGCTAGCGGGTCGCCTGCTCATGGACAAACTGAACGACCAGCAAATGGCCGCCGTCGTTTCGCTGATCACTGAGCAAATCAAGCTTAAGGCATATGAGCGCTCCGTTCAGCAGCAGGCAGTGCTTCAAGCAACGGTTGTCTCTCTCAACGCTGTGCTTCAAACGCAGGACGCTGCTGAACAACGGCGGATTTTATTGGACATGTTGCGAGATTTAACGAGTTGTGTTGAGCACATGAAACCGGTTGCTCCGCAGTAAATAAATAGTGTAACCCTCCCCTCAAAGGACTTTCCAGATGGCTAAGCAACGAAGCGTCTCTTTTGACGACGCTAAGACAAACTCGCGCTCAGAAAAGGTCAAGGTAACTGACCTGGTCAACCTACTCAAGCTTCCTGAAAAGAAATGGGTAACGGGGCGACTGTATGGCGGACTGAACAGCTATGCAACCGGCTGGGTTAATTACAAGAAGAAGGACGGCGGCGGCAAGGGGAAATTCCCGGTCAATCTTCGCTCGTGGGACCCGCAGTCTGGCTCGTTCGATTCCACGATCTACGATCCTTGGTTCGCGCTCTGGCAGAAAGAGAAGGACGAGGGTGTAGCGAAAGAGAAGATGACGATCCAGATCAACAAGAAGTTCTATGCGGACTTCCTGTTGCGCTCGGCACAACGTCAGGCTCCGTCAACTCTGACGAAGCCCACGCGTGCAGAGCGCGAGTCGGGATTCAAGGACAAGGATTCGGACACGTGGACGCCATGGACGGTGTTTGCAATGCCCCCTTCACTCGTTGAGAAGGTGAAGGAACTCAAGGGGCTGAACGTCGTTCGTTCGAAGAAGTCAGGTAGCAAAGCCTACAGCGTTGCCGACGAAGCATACGGTTGCGATGTTCGCATCTATTACGACGGTGAGAAGTCACCGGCTGATCAGTATCAGATTCAGTTGGGCGAGCGCACGCCGCTGACCGAAGAAGAACTGGCACTTCTCCGCTACGACACGTCGAATCTGGTCACCGAGCAGACCGACGAAGAAGTCAAGCGCGACTTTGAAGGGTTCTGCAAACGCGCCGGTATCGAACTCGATGACGAACCGAAGCGCAAGCAACGTTCGAAGAAGCGTGACGAAGACGAGGACGACGAGGACGAGCAGCCGAAGCGCAGCAAGCGTCGTTCATCTGACGAAGATGAAGACGAGGACGAAGAAGATCGCCCCAAGCGTAGCAGCAAGCGCCGCCCCGACCCGGATGAGGATGAGGATGACGACGACGAACCCGCTTCGAAAAAGCGCGGTAAGCCGTCGCGTGATGACGATGACGACGATCTGGACGATGAGGATGAGCCGCCCAAGAAGCGTGGTTCGAAATCATCGCGCGATGAGGATGAAGACGATGACGATCAAGACGATGATGACGATGAACCGCGTCGTGGCAAAGGCAAGACCGGCACAAGCAGCGCCAGTTCAGCCAAGGGTCGCTCAAAACGTGCCTCTGAGGAAGACGACGATGACGGGGATGACGATTCAGACGAAGACGAGGACGACGAAGGCGTGAGCGCCAAGTCGAAGTCGAACAAGAAGCGTCGCCCTGATCCGGATGAAGACGACGAAGATGAAGACGACGAGCCGCCCAAGAAGCGTGGCAAAGCGTCCCGCGATGACGAAGACGAAGACGACGAACCGGCACCGAAGCGCACCTCGAAGAAACGCCGTCCCGATCCGGATGAAGATGAAGACGACGAACCCGCTCCTAAGCGCAGTTCGAAGCGTAAGCCTGCCCGTGATGAGGATGACGACGACCTAGACGATTGATCGTTAGTCCCTCGATTGAAACCCGGCCCGTGACCCTCTCTTGAGGGCTGCGGGCCTTTTCTTTTGTACCCCAAACTCAGGTGCATTGAATGGCGACGAAAAAAGTTGCGAAAGAAGCAACACAGGAAACATCATACTTCGATATTTCGGGGATGATCAACGACACGCTTGACGAGGTCGGTGCTCGGCAAGGTCTCGATACAGACATCAATGATGTCTCGGAGCCGATGTCAACCGGCCTGCTGTGTTATGACCACCTGTTGGGTGGCGGTGTCCGTCCGGCAATGTACGGTGGCGCGGGCTTCGAGCAGTCATCGAAGACGACTGCGGCAGTGAACGTGATGGCATCGGCCGTGCAGGAAAACATCGACATGATCGTCTTTGCCGACGCAGAAGGCTCAACGCGCAATTCGATTCCGTACGTGTCGAACATTCTGCGCACGATGGGCGTGAACCTCACGACCGACCAACTCTTCGGCAAGAAGGACAAGACCAGCGGCAAGTGGGTGATCACACCTCGCGTTCGTTACATGAGCCCGAAGTCTGGCGAACGGTTCTTCAACTGGTTTCACTCGACGCTGAAGATGCTACCGGACAAGCGCTACGTTGGTGATGAGTGGTGGCTCGTGTTCGATGAGGACAACAAGAAACACAAAGCGATGGTAGGCGATGTTGCAGATGCAACCATGCGCCGGAAATACGGTAAGGGTCTGTGGGTTAAAGCCAAAGACGGCAAACTCCAGGGCCTGATCATTATGGACTCGTGGCCTGCGCTGAATCCGGATTCGAACGACGAGGAAGAAGTAGATAACTCGCTGGGTGTTCACGCACGATTCTACGCAAAGCACCTGCCCCGGATCAAGGCGCGCATGGCTGACAAGATGGTCGCGCTGTACGGCCTGAACCAGTTGCGCGAAATTCCGATGGCCATGTATGGACCGAAGGAAAAGGAAGCGTGCGGTAACGCGCTCAAGTTTTACAGTGACGCGCGCTCATGGTTCACGTCGCTGACCTCAGGCTTTCCGTTCAATGGTCAGTTGGACAAGGAAGAGCGCCGCGAAATCGAGAAGTCTGCCGATGGTAAAGGCGTGGACCGCTACCGCTACGTGCGTATCCAGAACAAGAAGAACAAGCTTTCGCTACCAGATCGCAAGGTCTGGATTCGCCTTTGGGTTGAAGACCAAAAGGGTGAGGCTCGCGGTATCGATCCTGTGTTCGACACGCTGTACTACATGCAGTTGACGGGACAGATTGTCGGTAACGACCGCAAGAAGCTGAAGGTCAACATCGACGGTTTTGGACCGACAGCCAAGCCTGTTCATTGGCTGACTCTGAAGCAATGGATTCTGGGCGACAAGGCACAGAAAACGGAAATCTGTAATCAACTCGGCTACAAGCCGTTTGACTTGCGGAAATACTGTTTCAAACAGATGCGGTCCGGCAAGGCAGAAGAACTGTTCAGCCTGACACGTCAGGCTGGCAAGACCGCAGAGAGCGACGAGGAATAAACGAAATGGCCGGAAGCAGCAGTTATTTGGTTCTTCAGACAAGGAAGCAGGAGCAGGATGCAGATGACGTGCTTTCGGCCATTGCTAACATTGCGTACGCAACGCCGTCAGCGAAGCGTGCTGCAGATGACCCTGCCCCGAAGCGCAAACCAAAGCCCGAAAAGAACAAGCAGCAAAAGAAACGCTCGCGCTTCTTTTTTCATCTAAGCCCATCGTTCGCTGAGTCGGTGGATACGCTTAAACAAGGCGTGCAACCAACCACTCTGGAAGTGGTGAACGGCGAAGTTGAAAAGAAGCTCAAGCTGTACGCGAAGGAACTGCCGCCTAAGCTGACGCCCAACATTGAAAAGGTCTATTCCTTCTTCACGAAGGAAATGGGTCCCAAGGTGCTGGCTGTCAGTGCGGGCACCACGCAGGCGATGGACGTGCTTCAGCGAACACTGGACGCCCCTATTGATCAGGAGCCGTTCGCGCAGTTCGAAAAAATGATGCGGTACGCACACGGCTACCGGATGGCACAGTTCATCGCGAAATACATGGGCGTGCCGGAAACGCTCGTTCCTGAACTCGTCGGCTCGATCACTCCCAAAAAGGAAGTGATGATACTCCACCCAACAGAACCGGAGCGCCGATCAGCATCAACGCAGCCGCAGCCGGTAACGTCGAAGCCTAAACGAAAACCAATCAGCGAAGAGTCTGAACAACTGGACTGATCATGAGAAAGGTAGATTATAGCCAGGTAGACGATGCGACGACTCGCTTGATGAAGGCAAAAGCCGACATTCTGTTTCCGATGCTCCTGTCGGATAGTCAGATGGAGGACATTCAGAAAAAGCGGATCAAGAGCACACCAAGGGGCGTCAAGGTCAAGGAAGTTAAGGACACGGAATATATCATCAAGGATGGCGGGTACGACACGGACGGCTCCCCTATTGATGACTTCGACATCCGTCGCTACATGCACGAGGCGGAGGATCACGAGACCGGGACCCTGCACGATCTGAAGATTGATACTCGCGATCTGAAGATGGCGAAAAACTTCTTCGATTACTGCTTCAACCTTCTTGGCGAGAAGATCAATCCACCGTTCGCACGGCAAATGTGGATTGGGTTGATGCTCTTCGGTGAAGTGTGCCCCTGCTGCTCGAAGAAAGAATGGCTAGATGTCCACAATGTGCCGGTGGACTACGACACCCGTAAGCTCACCCGCCACCTCGTACTGCTGGAAAAGGGAAAGTGTCCTGACTGCGGCCGGTCGAAGCGTCTGCTGAAACGTAAGTATGGTCTGAACGACTATATCCAGTTGGCGAACGTCCTAGGTCAGCGTTCCGGTAAGTCGCTGACTCTGGCCATGTACTCGTCGTACTTGACGCACAAGCATCTGAAATTCCCGCCGATTGCTACGCTCACAAAGCTGATGCAGTCGTCAACCGAACTTACGGGTACGTTCGTCAGCCTGACGTTTGGCAAAGCCCGTGGTTTGATGTGGGCACCGTATAAAAAGATTATCGAAGACTCTGTGTGGTTCCAGCAGTACTTCGAAATCATGGATCACTACAAAGAGAAATACGGCAAGGAACTGTACAAGGTATCAACCGAGTACATGCGATTCCACCACCGGAACCTCTTTATCTACCCGTCTGGACCGCGCTCAACGGTTCTCCGTGGTGACACGCGAATCTTCGCCGGTCTGGACGAGTTGGGTCTCTTCCCTTTGCCGAAGGGCGACACGGAAGAAGACGAGACTTCGGAGCGTGCCAACGCTGACGAAGCTCACAAATCGCTTTTCACAAGTCTCGGTACGATGAACATGGTGTATGAGAGCCTGATGAAGCAAGGCTACTTCACCTGCCCGAAACCTGTTCTCTTCAATGTGTCCTCACCCTACTCCATGCGCGACAAGATGATGCGCCTGCTGAAGGAATCGAAAGAGACAGACGTAGGACGTGAAACCATCTTAGGCATTAACTTGCCAACCTGGGAAGTGAACCCAGGTTTCACACGACAATCACCAATGATCGTCGCTGCTTATAACTCTAATTATGAAAAAGCAGAGCGAGATTGGGGCGCGAACCCTCCAGCGGTGCACTCGCGTTTTATCCAGCCGTCTACGATGAAGGAAGGAATTTTCGTCAACGGCAACAACAGTCACAACTTCATTTACCAGTACGACATCGCGGGCGAGGTCTACGGAAAGATCGAGAAGATCAGAACGTTCCGCTACCCCTCCGTGATCGCAATCGACGCGGGGCACACCAACAACTCATTCGTGATTACTGGTGGGCACTACGATTTCGATACGGGCAAGACCATCGTATCCACGATTCTTGAATGTATGCCTACGGACGGCCGAAAGATCAACTTCAACCTGTTATATCAGGAAGTGATTTTGAAGTTGGCAAAGGACCTGAACGCCGTGGGGCTCGGTGCCGACCAGTGGCAGTCGATTGACTTGCTGTACCGCATACGTCAGGACATGGGCTTGAATCCGGATGGAAAACCCCGGACCCTGCCAAAGCAGTATTCGCCAAAGCGTGCCGACTTTGAGGCGACACGTGCGATGTTCGAGAACAAGAACCTGATACTGCCGACAGTCCAGCAAATAGACATCGATTTCATCTTGGACGGACGCGTGGAGAACTACCGTACGGAAATGATGAATAAGCCCGTGGCTCACTTCCTGTTGCAGGCAGTGACCGTTCGCGATGCGGGCCCGACGCGGGCACCCGAAAAGGGCGAACACACCACGGACGATATCTGGCGGGCGATTGTGCTGCTGACTAAATGCATCCATAACGAAAAGGTCATGGAGCGCTTGTCTGAGGCTCGAAAGTACAACTACGACGGCAATCGAGTGGGCATGCCAATGCCAGGATTTGCGTCACGTTCCGGTATGGCTAACCGCTACGGCCAGCGCTACAGATGAGGTGATTCGCTTTAATTTCATAGCATCTTCCTGAGGTCTATAAGAGATGCCGAAAAAACCAATAAAACCGAACAAGGAATACACACTTCCGGAAAGTTCGGGCTTGCTCGATGCAACAAAACGTGTGCTCGCTCTGGACCCTGGTTCGCGCAACTGCGGAATTTCAGTAGTTGCGTGCAACGAACACGGCAAGGTGAAGATCGTTGCGAACTCGCTGGTAACAAAGCCGATTTCTGATCTGGTTGCGTACGGTCAGCAGCGCAACGACTTCCTTGCCGAAATCGACAAATGGGTTGCGGTGTACCAGCCTAATGGAATCGTCGTAGAGCGGTTCCAGACGCGCGGACAGTCTGGGCCCCTGATCGAATACGTGGGGGTCATGGTCGGGCTTCTAGGGGGCTACAGACTGCCGATCAAGGCAATCACAGCCGCTACCTGGAAGAACGCTTGGAACAGGCGATTTGATCCGCTGACTCTCGATGCGATGTACGCAGAATGCGCGATCACCCCTCACCAGTTGGACGCGTGTTTCATCGGCATCTTCGGTCTGGAAAAGGGAACCGGCTCGCTGCTCGATTATGACCCGCACAAGATCATGATGCAGGCGGAGAACTCATCGCTCCTGCCCCCGAAGCAGCGGCGCATCCGAAGGGATTCAGCATGATCACGAACTCCGAACGGATTCAGGAATATCTAGATCAACAAGGGGTTAGGTTGGTCTGGCTGGACGACGGAATGGTCTCCGCTTGGTCCGTGACTAAAGGTCCGGAACGAGGCAAGTGGATCACCTGCCCAGAATTTCCGTGGACCAAAAGCTACGATCACACGCCAACGCCTTTTGAAGTCGCGCGTGATCTGCTGCGGGATTTCTCTAGTGCCTTTGCTAAGGCCGCGACTGAAGGTACGGACAAGATGACGCTCCGTGAGATTCACGTTGTTGAAATCGAGAACGGCACCTATCAGGTGAACACGTTCGTCAGTGTACTGCGGGCACACGCAACATTCATCCGTGGACGGGGTTAGCCCTGAAACTGTTATTCAAAGACAAAAATCAAAGATGCCAGAACTCAAGCTTGTCGATATGCATCGGTACCACCCGATGAGCCTAATCCTTCCCGACGTAGTGACGGCCGGACTGAACGATATGGGTATCAACTGCGCAATCCTTGGAGAGGGTGAGCAGCCCACACATGAGGTTGACGGTCGTATCTATACCCCGCTGCCGTTCGGCCTGGAAGTTGTGACATCTGCGAAAGATGAGGAAGCGCGAGCGCACGTATTCACCCACTCCATCATTCAGACAATCACCTCGATGATGCGCCAACAGGTTCGCGGCGAAGTGTGCCCCCGCATTTTCGTTACGGTTTGTCCGCTCATGTCTCCGTTCCGGAACAGCGACAAAGCCGACCCGCCGTACACGTTGTTTGCCAAGGTCAGTATTTTGATCGTGCACGGTCTGAACCACGAAGCTGTGATCACCGGGCCCCAATTATGAACTGGTACGTGTGGGGACGGTGTGTCTTGAAAGACGGAACGATCACCGAGTGGCATAGAAACCCGAAATATTTCGCCTCCAAAGCCGCTGCTCACCTAGGCGTTGTGTGGCGAAGGGACTACTGCCAGGAGTTACGTAGGCTAGACGCCGAACGGTCAAATCCCCATTGGGGTTCGGTGGGCGTGGCATCCATTCAGTATCTCGCGTGTCCTGACGGAATGACGCCCCGTCAGGATGCCTTATTCACCCCAAAGGACTTGATTATGAAGAAGATACCAGCAGCATTTATGACGGCATCTGCAACCGTCTCTGACAAACAGAAAAAGCTCGAAGCGTCTGCGTCCAAGGTTCACGCGCGTATCGACATGTCCGCCGACGTGGCCGGTGCCGGTCTCTGCCCGGAGTGCCGCAAGCCGATGGAGCGCTCCCACGCAAACGGATTCCCGGTGCTCACGTGCGACGAGCATCGCATCGCAATACCGATCCCTGATTCCCAAGTCTAAGCCATGCCGAAAAAGTCTGTTGCTGTCGAAGTCGATGAGGACTTCAATCTTAATCGCAAGCCGAAGAGCAAGCGCCCCACGATGTCGCTGGATGACGATGATGACGACCAACCCCGTCTGAAGAAAAAGAAAGCGAGCACAGAACTGGTGATCGTTGAGCCTGAGCGCAAGAGTAAGAAAGCAGCGACAGACGCTCCGTCGAACCTCGCCAATCTCCGCACCGTTTTCGGTGACGACGCTGAAGAGATGGTCGAATTGCTGGAGTCTGGTGACGATGATGACTCCACTATCTCCAAACTCAACAAGCGACTGATTCAGTCGTCAATCAACCTGATTGCGCAAGTCGAAAAGGGCGTTCACGAGTCGAACGGCCGGTACGGTGTCCACTCGTACAACGGGCTGGTTCAGACGATTCGCGAGCTTGTGATCGATCTGCAATCAACTAAGGATCGGGGCGCGCTAGGCGTCGCCATAACAGAAAACATCTTGCGCCCCGCGTTCCTGGACATGGCGATGCAGGTGATGACCGAGTATGCAAAGGTTGCGCACGATACCAAGGAAGTTGTGGGTGACGAGGAACAGTACAAACAGTTTCGAAAGGTCCAACTGGATAGCCGGGAACGTATCGCAGCGTTCCTCCAGGATCAGTACGGAAAGATACGAGACGACATGGTGAAGTTCCTTCAACGATGATCAAAACACAGATGACCCGCAAGGATATCGCACAGCTTCTGAAGGATCAGGTGCGAAGGTATTACACAGATAAGTGCTATGCGGTGAATGCGGAGGTCGGATTAAACCCAAGCGGGGCGCTGCGTGCAGACCTACTCGCCGTCAACATGAAAGGCGAAGTCGTCATCTGCGAAATCAAAAGCTGCCCCGCTGATTTCTACGTGGATCACCGTGCAGGTAAGTGGCCCAAGTATCTGGACTACTCGAATAAATTGTTTTTCGTAGTTGGTTCCAAGACCTACGAGACGATCAAGGGCGACATTCCGAAAGGCGTTGGCATCTTCGTTGTCCGTAAGTTCATAGCCAAGAACGGTGCGAGCGCTAGGTACACCCTGCGCATGGTTCAACGTGCGGAATACCGAGAAATCGCCTCTGACACAAAGCTGAACCTATGCATACGTTTGGCCTTCCGGAATGCCGACTTTAACCGATACGCGCGAAGGTCAAGGCAATGAGCCGTGTACGAGTGCATCGAACAACAGGATTAAACACATGTACAGCAAGAAGCGCATTTTGGGCGTTACAAACGGCTCAATAAACATGATGGGCGAATCACCGGGGAACACCATCGTACACCGTGCGTCCCCGCGTTCGATGACGCAGGTGACCGCAAGCATGGGTATGAGCGGAACATCGGGCGGCGCATCAATGTCCGTGAACGGGTTTTGGCAGTCGAACTACCAGTACTACATGACGGGTATCATCCCGGCAGACCCGCATCTGATCGACACCTCTACCCTAGCCCTGTTCTACCGGGATATGTATCTGTTCGATAACACAGCGGGTTCGTCTGTGGACATCCAGTCGCATTTTCCGTTCTCCGATTGGGAACTGCGCGGTCTGGAAGAGAAAGAACTGAAGTTCTATGAAGAGGCGTTAGACCGACTGAACCTCCGCCAGATGATGCCTACGATATCGACGGCTCACCTGACTGATGGTTTCTTCTGTGGATCGTTGGTGTTCGATCCCCGTTCAAAGCAGTTCATGGACACGCTGATTCATGACGCGCTGTCCTGCGCCGTGATCCCCTCCCCGTTCTGGGGTATCGACCCGACGATCAATGTGCGTGTTGGACAGTCAACACAGCAGTTCATGCACGACACGTCAGAGTACGCGCGGAAGTATCTCGACTCGATGCCTCCGCAGTTCCTGGACATGCTGAAGTCGGGCGCGTTCACGCTGGACCCGGTGACCACACTGTTCGTCCCGCGCCGTTCAACAACGGACCGCGCATACACGTCCTACTTGCACCGCATCTTGCCGATGTATCTGATCGAAAAGACGCTGTTCCGTGGGACGCTTGTTGAGGCTCAGCGTCGTCAACGCGCGATGACTCACCTGACGGCTGGCGATGACAACTGGACTCCGACCGGCGAAGAACTCCAGGCGCTCGTATCGCAGTTCCAGCAGGCCGAATTCGACCCGTTGGGCGGATGGATTTCGACACGTAATTCGGTGCAGGCTGCAGACATCCGACCAGGTGGCGATTTCTGGAAGTGGACGGACATGGCCGATGTGCTTGTTCCGTACAAGCTCCGGGCGCTGGGCATCAGTGAGTCGTTCCTGTCTGGCGAATCGTCGTACGCGGCAGCAGAGTCTGCATATTCAACGTTCCTCGAAACGATGAATAGCTACCGCACAGACCTGACGGACCGCGTGTTCTACGCGAAGCTGTTCCCGCTGATTGCTGTGGTCAACGATCTGTATGTCGATCCGAAGAACAAAGCGAAGAGCGGCAAGATTGTGGACTTCCTGTTCAACCGCGCCAACCGTTCGAACCTCAAGATGCCGCAGCTTCACTGGCACAAGGAGCTTGAAGCGAAGGGCGAAGAGAACATGATGGAACTGCTCGAAATGGCTTCGGAAAAGGGCGTCCCTATCCCTCTCAAGATGTGGATGGCCGCTGCAAAGATCGACCCGGACGCGCTGGTACGCGACCTCGATGAAGACAAGGTGTTGCGTCAGCGCCTGGAGGAATTCACCGGCAAGGATACATCGCACGAGGGCGAGGATCATTTCTCCAACGAGTTCGATGATGACGAGCGTGAAATCGATGACGCAGAGCAGCCGGAACTCTCCGCATTGATCGAACGGACTAACCAGCATACGTCGATGAGCGCAAACCTCATGCAGCAACGCGCGTACCGCAAGCCCCTGCTTTCACGTGACTTCGGTGATTCGGGTGATGCGTGGGCGCTGACGAAAACCGATCAGGTTCGGCACATCCCTTCTGCGGCGATGGCAGACCGTCGCCACCGTGCGCACGATCAGATTATGAAGATCGCGAAGAAGGTCGATGGTGACCCGCACTATCAGGAGAAGCTGCGTCGGGCTAACGTGCAAAAGCTGGGCCGCGCAACGCTTCCGGGTTTTGGGAATTACAAATAATGTACAGCTTCCTTCTGAAGAAAACTGAGGAAAACTTCGACTGGTTCACTTACAGCGGCCGGTCGTTGAAGATAACGAGCAGTGTTACTTTGGAGAAAGGTACAAAGTTTGGAGTTCGTCAGTCCTCTGATCCTGACCTGGTGCGATTTACTCTGACATCAAATGATCGCGTCTATCTGGTTCCGCTGGAGAAAGCGCGAGCCCTAGCTAAGGGGACAAAGAGATGAAAAAGCCTCGTATTTTCTACATCGGTGTGACTTACACGAAGTACACGCCAGCAGTTGAAGGGCAGATGCTTCGCGACTGTCTTACGCTGCTGGCTAACGCCCGTCAACAGTACTCAGAGGTGGTGGTCGTTGGTCTCGACAAGCAGCCGGAACGTATGCTTTCAGGACTCGGATTGACCCTGCTCGTAAAGCCGGAACTAGCCAAGGACTGGATTGCCTATCGGACAGAAGAGCACTGGCCGGAAGAAGTGGAAAACACACGGACGCTGATTCAGCGTGACCTGTACGTGCCGAAGGCCGATCCCAAGATGGTCGTTCTTGATGACGCCAGAAACAACGGCTATTACTTGCCTCCGCAGGGGCGGCTCGCGCCGGATTCCATATCACTGCTGAGACCAGCACCTAATGGCTATATCCCGGTAGACCCGGCGTTGTTGATGATCTGGGGCAACTGACCTCCAATTTCATAGTAACTCGAACAGGTGCATGCAAGTTGGCTTTGAGCAAGGGCCACGGAATTCCCATAGGGAAGGGGGCTTGCATGTAACTGTATCAAGGGCGGCGCTAAGACCTTCGAGGGTTTGCCGCCCTCTTTTTTGCCCTAACGCACAGACAGGCGTTAGAGGTTCAAACGCCTGTCATTCATTGTTAGGGCGCACCTTTTGAAAGGTCTGCCCTATGTCGTTTCTCTCCGATGCAGTATCTTCCGCCGAAAGTCAAATCAAAGTAAATACCAAAGGCCAGATCAACAGTATCAAGACTGGCATTACCGGTGCCGTTTCAAACGCCAAGAACACAGTTGTATCCAATGTCGTAGGTGCCGCGTCCAATACCGTCAAATCGGCCTTAGGTTCGGTCGTTGGTGCAGCCGGTGACCTACTCACGGGGAATGTCTCTGCAGCGGTTTCTACGCTCGCCTCGGCCCCGGCAAACGCATTTTCGGCCGCTATATCCGGCTTAGGTGGGATGGCGTCTTCCGGCTCCGTGCTTTCGAGTCCCGGGACCTCCTTCCAAAGCTCGTCAAATAACGGTATCAACCCGGGCTACGATCTGGCTGGTGCGCAAGCTCGCTCCGATCCTATGCTCGCGTACACGTGGTACGCGCAGATGCCCGTGATTACTCCCGGCTCGAACCAGACGGCATCCAATGCGACTTCCAGTTCGATTCTATCGAACCTGAGTTCAGCACTGGCCGGTGGGTTGACATCGGCCTTGGGCGGCCAGATTGCAACATCTAACGCCGCGCAGCTTCCGTGGTACTACGTTGAGCAGGCTACCCTGCCCTTCCGCACGTTTGAGGCTCAGCACATTTTCCGTGAGGGCCGCCCGCGTGCGTACCCAGCGAAGTATTCAGTCGGCAGCTTGCGTCTCGGAATCTACGCGGACTCATCAAACGTTGCGCTGACCTACATACAGGCGTGGCAGAACGCGATTATCACGCCGTTCTCCGCTAATCAGGCAGCGAGTATGGGAGGTGGTTGGGGTCGTCCTTCCGACTACAAGTTTCCGATCTTCATCTACCTGCTGGACGTTACGTCGAACGTTCTCGCGATTGTCGAGTACACCGAATGCTGGCCGTCTAACGTTGAGTCGTACGCCATGGAATCTGGCAACAGCAACCGGATCATCAATCAAGTGACCTTCGAAGTCGGGGACGTTTTCGTGAACCTGGTGGACGCGGGTTCAATCCTTCCCGGCTCGGTGGCTCAAAACGGCACTAACAACGCGATAACCGCAACCATCAACAGCTTTGGTTCAGTGATAACCAACGCGGGCTCTGCCCTGCTTCAACGCGGGATTAATGCCGTTGGTTCGGGCTTCGCCTCACTCTAAATTCTTGCTCATAAACCGGAGTTAACAACGTGTCTGAAAAGAAGACAGAATTCATGCCATTTACGCAGGACAAAAAGGATGCACTGGCACGCGCCCAACAGGACCGCATGAAAAGCGTCGCGCATTTTCCGAAGCCGATCAAGCTCCCGGGCGTTCCGATGATGGTGCCGACTGAGGACCAAGGTCCCCGTGTACAGCAGCCGCAGCGTCCTGGCATTGCAATGCACGCGCAGAGCTTGGACCAGATGGCTCTGGCTCAAACGCAAACGCATGCAGCACCGGCTGCTCAACCGCAGCCGTCTCCGATGGTTCAGCACCGCGTTCCTCCGCAGGCCAAGCAACAGGCTCAATCACGGCCCCCGCAAACGCAGCAACGGCCGATTGCTCAGGCTGTGCAACCGCAGGTACCAGCGGCCGATGATTTCTCGTGGGTCCATCAGTCCATGCAACAGCACGAGACCGCGCCGGATACACAAAATCAAGTGGGCAATCCCATGCCCGGGTTTCAGACACCGGTCGCGGATGGTTCCTCATTCTCGCTGGGTCTGCCCTCGCATTTCGCCTTTTACGGGTTCAAGGACCTCTATGCAAAGCCGTTTCTCGCCAAGCATATAGCCAAGCTCCAGAAGGCGCATCGCGAGCAGTCGCTGCAGCCTGTAGTTGAGGCTGTGTCTTCTGTTCTGTACACGAGTGATCCGGCATGGAATGGCGTGCCTCTCGCGTTCGAACTGACGCTACCTGATTTCTACTTCGTGCTGTTCTGGCTGCGTCAGAACTCATTCACGAAATCGAATTTCGTGCACACCACGAGATGCAAGAACCCGGAGCATACACGTCGCGTAGAGAATGGTCTGCGCTTGATCGACTTCCAGGCGATGGTGCGCGCGGGCCAGATGACGGACGAGCACTACGCGGAAATCGAAGCGGCAGTTCTTCCTGAATCGTCGCTGGAGATTTCGCAAGTCATCACCAACGCGTCAGTCAAAGTCACCGAACTCGAAACGATTCCTGACCCGGAGATTTATCACTTCAGCGACGCATCGACCATGGTGTTTCGTCCGCCGACGATGCGCGATGTAATCGAATTCGCAGAGCATCCGAAGATGCAGGACCCGGATCAGCGTGCTGAGTTTTCGTTCCTCGCGCAGTTGGCTACGCACATCCAACATCAGGAGCTTCATCTGACGTTGGATCAGCGTGTGGCCATCGTTGAGAACGCGACTCCTGATCAGGTGCAGCTAATTAAGGACTACGACAAAGCAGTTCGTAACTATGGCGTAGATCAAACCGTAAAAATCCAGTGCAAGGGGTGTGGTGCAATGAGCGAAAGTAAGCTTTCGCTTGCTGCCCACAGCTTCTTTCCCGCTAACTAGCGCCAAGGAAGTGATGGATAGGCATCTGCTGATTCTGAGCGAATACCACGTTCAGATCAGCGAGGACACCCCTATCTATCAATTCCAGCAGTTTTCCGATGCTGCACAGGCGCGGCGGGATGACCGTATCAAAGCGGCACAGGAAGGAAAACAGTACGTGGGGTAAAAGATGGCTGGGTTCAATAGTGATCAGGCATCAAAGAAATGGCAGAGCCTGCAAAACAGCGCAGGCTCGTCACTCAACAACATCGTTCAGGGTCGAGCATCCACCGCAGACTTCTCGCGAGTCTCTTCGGTCCTGAACGGTCTTTCGTCTCTCGCAGCAACCACATTCGCACAGGCAATCTCCGCATCCGAAGTGCAGGCGAAGAAATTCGAAGCGTCGTACGCACAGTTGGAACAGGGTATCCGCGCAGACAACGCAGACAACCTGACGGCCTATGAGAAAGCGCTTAACGCAGCACTCCAGACAATCGAGCCGAACATAGTCGGAACGATCAAGGAATTCATCGAACTGTCTGCCCTCGAATCCAACGAGGATTTGACGAAGACGATGAACACCGGCTTCACAGGTGTGCACGAGGCGCTGCCGACTGATCTTCCTTCGACTAGCGATTTACTTGCTGCGAACGACTTGCTGGAAGAGTCGCTGCTCGAAGCTGATGCGAATCGCTGGCAGACTCGCGAAACGTCGCTGATCGAAAAGATTGCCGACGTGTTCAAGACGACGCTTCGCGATCTTGCGGAACAGATCAACAAGGAACGCGCAGCCTCACGTGGGAAGGCCGCGCACGGCGGTCAGCTAGCGTTGCCCGCCCCAGGCCATCAGGAAATCCTGGATGCTGACGGCACGAACCTGATGCCTATGCGTCGTGGTGTCCCACACGCTGTGACGGACGTAGAGCCTCACACGATTGTAGACAACGCGATGCAGCTTGTGCGTCCCGCTGAACATAGGGCGTTGACGGATCAGACCGGAGGTATGGAACCTCACGCGAAGTCGTCCGTTGCTTCAACCTCAATATCGCTGAGTTCGGCCGCAGAACAGGCGATCACGAAGGCCGCAACCGACCAGACATCGCTTTACCAGAAGCTGATGGACTTCCTGCAAAAGGATGACGAGTCAACCGTAGACCAGAAGGAAGAGGACGAGAACAGAGCGGACACGTTCTGGAATTCGTACAAGTCGATTGTCGGTGATCCATCGAAGGGCAAGAAGAAAAAGGATGACGACGAGGGCTGGGGCTGGCTAAAAACCTTGGGCTCCGCTCTGCTCCTGATGGCAACGAATCCGCAACTGTTTAAGACAATCGGTGACCTGATCACCAAGTACGCAACGTGGGACAACCTGAAAAAGGCGGTCGGTGAAGCGTGGGATTGGGTCGGGAAACAGGCGCATGAGGTGCTCGATTGGGTGCTCGAAAAGCTGCATCCAAAGTCGGATACGGTAACTCAGAAGGACGTTGACGCATCACGCAATGGTCCGGCAGCGAAACTTACGGGACCTAAGGCGGGCCATGCAGACATCAACAACCTGACGCCGGAACAAAAGGCGGAAATGGCGAAGATGGACGCAGCTAACAGGGACCACAATCCCAATGCGAGCGTTGCGTCAGCTAAACCGCAAGGGGAAACGGGGAATCAAAGTTGGCAGTCGTGGGTTGCAAACAAGCTGGGAATTACTGTTGGTGCGGACAAGGTGAATCTTGAGGGCTCCACAACTTCGGTCGGTGGCACCACCACGAACCCAGGCGAGTCTTCAGTGAACGTTGGGGGTTCGACAACGACGATTGGTGGAAATCGCTCAAGCGTATCGGGTCCTACCTCAATCAGCAACACGACATCAACGACCTCAGCGCCCGCTCAGTCCGCGTCTATGGCGGCTGGTGTTGCGGTCCCTAACACAGGGGTTGCCGCAGGTATGGCCGCGTCAGCGGGTACCGGAGATAACCGCCCCTCCAAGGGAGGTCCTCAGATTGGCATGTCAACGTTCAACTTCCATACGGGTACCGATGACTCTCTGATGATGATGAACACACCGTACTTCACAGGTTAGCAATGCAAACACTAATGGATGCCGCGTCGCTGGTTCCCCTCAAGGAATCGGACGACGTTGATGAAGAGCGGGTCATGGCATCTCTTGGTGAAATGCCTCTGGACGATCTGCTGGACATCATGGTCGTGCCCAACGCGCAGAACACGCCGACTGTTGAATGGACGTTCGAAGCGTTGGGCGAGTATCACTCATCGAAACTGACGGACGCTGACAAAGACGACATCGTGAAAGCGATGCTTGAGTCTGTAGACATCCTTGCAGAAGTTAAGAGGCGAGAACGCGCGGACTTCTTCAAGAGTCTGGGCAAGAAATTGATCAAACGCCTAGTTGAGAGCACGATCAAGAAGGTGCTCAAAACCGTTATAAAGCGCATCATGCGCTTCGCGCTAGAAGCCATTTGGGATGTCGTTAAAACAGTTGTACGTTACGCAATTCGCGGTGTCCTCGAATGGCTGATCCGCCCTATCTTCATGGGCGTTCTTGAGTTCATAGGGGTCAATCCGGAACTGTGGCCTTTCATCGCCATTGCTGGCGGTGTGGCGGCCTTGGCCTGGTACGTCTACGACAAGTTCTTCAAGGGCTCGTCTACTGAATCAGCGCCAACAGACACTGTTTCTTCGAGCCTCGCAAACGAAGCTGCGCTGTCTGATGTTCCCGATGCGCAGACTGCTGCCGATCACGGCGCATCGTTTATCGCCCCTTCATCGCCGGTAACGTCCACACCAACGTCCACACCAACCGTCGCAGATAGCGGTAAAGCGATTGTTGCCGAAGCACCGCACGCAGCAGGTGACGCAGTAGCAACCAATTTGTCCGGCAGTGACGCAGACACTAAAAAGATGATCATGCGTCACGAGGGTGTGAAGACGAAGCCCTATAAGGACTCACGCGGACTGTGGACCGTCGGGGTAGGTCACCTGATCGGTGACGGCAGATCGCTACCCCCGGAGTGGAACCGCGAATTCAGCATGCAGGAAGTGATGGCTCTGTTCGATAAGGACTTCGAGTCTCACAAGAAAGCCGCAATGCAGATTCCAAACTTCGACCGGCTGAATCCCAAGGGTCAGGGGGCAATGATCGACCTTACGTACAACATGGGTGCGTCGTGGTGGAAGCGCTGGCCGCAGTTCACCAAGTTCATGCAGATGTTCAACATCGAAGGCGCGGTTCAATCGCTGACTTCGAGCGCGTGGTTCACACAGGTCGGCAACCGCGCACGCGAAGTCATTGCGTTGCTAGCTACCAACGCGAATCCCACAAGGGTAGCTGACTCTGGTGTTTCGGTGCAGCCCGGAACCACGATATCAAACGCAGCAACAACCCCCTCGAAGGTCGCTCAGTCGCAGCCAGGCGCGGGTGGCTTGCTGCCTCAGCCATCAGGAAGCAAGACGATCTTGACCGGAAAGAACGGCGAAATGATCGCAGTAAATACGTGAGATAGCTATGGCTAATACGAGTTACGTTGTGCTTATACAGCAGACGCTGTCTAACAATTCTGGGTCGAGCACGCTCACTGTCGAAGCACCAATGCCTGAATCATTTGCAATGGATGTGGGCGCGACATATGAGCAGATGCTGCCTCAGGGCCTGAGCAACAATAAGGTAATCAACATCGGTGCGGCTCTAATGGGAACCAAGCTTGCGGTGCAGGCATTTACCGCACAGCTTTGGTCGGGGTCAACCGATACCGAACTCGCTGTTGAGATTGAATTCCACACAGAGTCCGATCCTGTAGCCGATGTGCGCAATAACATCGTGAATCTGTTGAAGATGGTGATGCCCTCGGTTAGTTCGGCCACTGGTTTCCTGTCGAGTCCCGGGCCCTACATCGATTGGGCGGCTGCGGGCTCTGCTGCGATCACCACTCTGCAGACCGCTTTTTCATCCGGCTCTTCCGTACTGGGTGCGCTCTTTCAAGGTGCCTCAAACCTTGCGGGTGGTGCCGCTAGTCAGTTGGGGGTCGGCACACAGTCCGGTCAGATGACGGACCCGAACACGCAGACAACGGACGGATCGAACAGTGCAGCGGTACAGTCGATCACGCAGAATCCTGGCATCGGCTCTGCCGCCTACTGGAAATCGCTGGTCAAGAATCCGATCACGATCTGGATTGGCAACTATCTAAAGTTCGATTCGGTGGTTGTCACTGGCGTGCGTCAGACGTTCCTGTCGAACTTCGACGCAAAGACTGGGCTTCCACACCATGCACGCGTAACAGTCACGTTCAAGCCTCTGTTCATGCTGACACAGGGCGACTTGGAGTCGTTGTTTGTCAATCCCGGCGCGAACTCAACTCCAGCTACGGCATCAGCTTCGCAGTTCTCGCTGCCTTCCGGCTCTGGCGTTCCGCAGTCCAACTCGTTCGGTGTGTCGGGAAATTCGGCATACACATTCAGTCTTTGATGGGGTGACTCATGCCTTTTATCGGCTACACCGGGGACTTCAACTGGTCGAATTACACGCCATTGGATTCAACCGGACAAAACTACGACATTTTTCGGTCCGCGTACAAAAACATACGGTTCAACGTGCAGCCGCAGACGCAGTACCAACTGACTGCAACGGATATGGCAAACCTGCCGGGTCTCAGCTATCGGTTCTTTGGTGATACCTCGCTATGGCGTGGCCTGCTCGCATACAACGGCTATTCCGATCCGCTTTCAGATATAGCGATTGGCATTGTTTTGAACATACCGACGAAGAGCGCGCTGCTCGCATACCTGAGTAAGCAGAAGTCCACTCAGCAGGCGTCGGTAACGATCTGAGGTACAAATGGGATACGTTGTTGAGGGGAAAATTGAAGTATCGCTGTTCATAAACAATCAGGAATTTCCGCTCGAATCTATCAACACGCTCAACTTCCTCAAGATCAGTTGGTGGACGCGTGGAATCCTGCCGCTCTGTCACTTCTCCATCTTCGATGGTTTGCACTCGCTCGATCAGCTTGAGCTTCAGGACGGCATACCGATCCGGATTACGCTGAAACCGCTCGCATCTCCTACCGTTACCTACAACTTCCGGAAGTTTCACCACACGAAGGATTTTAACGGTAACGGCTTCACCTATGAGGTGGACGGCTATCTGGACTTCCCCCTGTATTGGGCAGGCACGTCGATAGGTGGAATTCAGGGCACGTCGAGTGCGGCGCTCCAGCAGATCGCAAGCAAATGCGGAATGACGTTCTCTGGAGACTCAACGAACGACGCCCAGTTGTGGATGCCTCGAAACCGTACGTACGGCGAGTTCGCCAACATCATAAAGCGTCGTGGCTATGCGTCGGCAACGTCGTACATGGAGCTAGGAGTTAATCCCGATGGCTCGATGGTCTATCGGGACGTGACGAAGCTCCCGGCACCTACGCAGACAGTCATTCTTGGCGAGTATCAATCAGGCGCGTACACAGCGGCCGATTACAACCCGAAAGCGAAATCCGGTATCGCAAACAAGATGACCGGCTATCAGAACACCCGGTACGCGCAGTCTATGGTGGGGGCGAACCTTAGCATAGCGAACGAACAGGTCACCTTCTCTCCAGACGTTTCAAGCCCCCTCTTCAACTCAACGGTTAAGCAGACTGTCGCGAGAGGATATCAGTCGTTCGGCGGCATCGACGTAGGCAACACGCATGCGAACTATGAGAGCGCGATTTACCAGAACATGCGCATCGCGAATCTGTATTCGCTTGATGTCGAATTTCTGATCCAGACGCCTACGACATTCAAGCTTCTCGATACGTTCACGTTTGCCGTGGACTCAGATGTCAACAAGCAGGACATAGCGTACTCAGGTACGTACATCGTGGGCGGCCGTTCGCTTCTGGTGGCGGGTGCGCAATACGCAGAAAAGATTTTGGGTGTTCGCCAGGGTGTGAATACTCCTTATACGTCAGGGTGATTTATGCCGCTCAACACAATCAACGATGCTGTTCAACACAAAGAAGACTACGGGCAAGGCTATTACGCTGGCACGGTATCTGTGAACACGGACTCACTGGGCATCGCCAGGGTCCAGGCAACGGTACCCGGCCTGTTCGATCCGACGCAGGGCGCTGTTCCGTGGATCGGCGCAATCAAGGATTCCCCCTTTGGTTTCGGTACAGGCCCGAAGGGCCCCTATGGGGTCTACGGCTTTCCTCAGGTGGGGTCTACGGTCATGGTAGAGCTTCAGAACGGGGATGAGCACAAGCCTCTGTATCAGACGCTCTACACGCAGCCTAACGCGCACCCATGGTTCAACGTACCCACACGATGGGGCTTTGTCGATCCGCAAGGCAATTCGCTGCAAGTCGATATGTCAGCCGGTACGTGGGTGTGGACCCATCAGTCAGGCGACACGATTTCCTACGATCAAGCGGGCAACGTTGTTCAGGTGGTGAAAGCCACCGAAACGCATCAGGTTGCAGGGAATCTGCAGTTCCAGGTGACGGGTACCGCGAACATCAATTGTTCAGCGTTCAACCTGAACGCGTCAGGCCCCGCGTCGTATACAGCATCTGTCCACCAGTTCAATGGCCCAGTCGTCGCAAGCACAACGATTTCGGCTGGCGGCGACATCACGGACAGCACGAGCACCGGCAATGGCCAAACGATGGCGAACATGCGCACGTTCTACAACGAGCATTTCCACGTGTATGACGATGATGGGTCGCAGCGAAATACCAACACACCTACCCCGCAGATTTGATAGCTATGGCACAACTAACGAATTACCAAATCTCACTGAACGGGGCAACGTGGATCGACGTAAATAGTCTTGTCACGCTGAATGCGGCCCCCGACCGACTGCCCAACGTTCTGGCTGTGCAGAACTCAATTTACAACATCTGCAACTGTGCGATTGGCGCACGCTCCCGAATCTTTCAGCCCCTGTATGGCTCGCTCTGGTACCAGTTCCTGCAAGAGCCCATTGATCAATCAACCGCGAACAAAATGAACGTGGCGATGATCCAGGCTCTACAGCGGTGGGAGCCACGCATCACGCTCGATAACTCAAACTCGTATGTGACGCCTGATATGACGCTACCGGGGTATCAGGTGCGTATCGCATTCACCATCAATCTGAATCTACAGCCTTCCGCCGTCAGTTTCAGTGTGAGTACAACAAATACGTAAGGCTTAATTCATGTCTACGCCCGCTACCTCAAGCACCACATCGACGCCAGCAGTAACGCTTGTACTGAGCGACCTGACTGCCGATGTCGATCAATTCGTGCAGCAGTTTCAAGCCTATTTGCAACAGAAACCTGTTTGGGTCGGTAACCTCACGACGCAGACCTCGCAGACGCTAATCGAACTGGTTTCGACTGTCGGCACATTTGCACAAGGCCGTGTGATCCGCGAAGCGGAGGACGCATTCGCTGAAACCGCACAGTCAGATTCAGCGATCCTGTCAATCACGCAAATGCAGGGCCTGCGTATTGCTCGCTGTCTGCCCGCTCAGGCTCCCGCGTCGATCACGAGTCCGGTCGATGTCACGCTTCCGCCCTACACGCAATTCTCAGCCGCTGGTAACTACTTCTTCAACCGTGACGCGCTGACCTTCAAAGCGAATATTCCGCTGGCTGTGACGCTGTATGAGGGGCAACTGTACTCTTACCAGATGAACGGCCTGGGCACCGAGCGCCAGACGTTTGTGGGCTCGCAGGATGCGTTTGTGGTCTCTGATCAGGACGTGACTGTTCAGATCAACAGCACGATTATCCCGAAATCGTATGGCGGTCTGTGGAACTTCGATGGACTTCCTGGATACGCGGACATTACGACAAGCGATGGGCGTTTGCTCCTGCAGTTCGGCAACCTGGGCGGAACGTCTGCGCAGTTCGGCACGTTGCAAGCGTTCGGCTCGATTCCGCAAGTCTCGGACACGGTCGTTATCACGTACCCGGTGACTCATGGTGCAAACGGCAACTCGCTGACGACATCGGGCACACAAGTCACGGTCACCGGATTCCCGTTGATCTATGGCGTGATGACTGACAATCCGCAAGGCGGATCGAACCAGAATCCGACTCTCGCGTACAAAAACGTGGCATCAGGCGGGTTCGGCACGTATCAGTCAGCAGTCACAAAATCGCAGTATCTCGCGACCGTCGCAACGTTTCCCGGAATCGTTGATGCGGTGACACAAGCGCAGCGCGAAATCAATCCGAGCGACTACCGCTGGATGAACGTGATCCGCGTGTCGGGACTCACCACCAGCCCATGGTCACAAGCGCAGATCAAGGAGTTCACGGACTACTGTCAGGCTGTGAGCATGTACTCATGCTATTTCCTGTGGCAGGAGCCCATTGCGGTCCCGCGCACCGTGCAGATGAACGTCTACATCTTCAACTCTGCGCTTCCGCAACAGGTGCAGACGCAGGTGACGGACGCGATCATAAAGCTGTTTGCTCCACGCCCCGGCCTGCTTCGGACGAACTTCTATGAATCCGATCTTGAGCGCGCAGCATTCAAATCGAGCCCCGGACAGATTTCGTACGTAGAGGTGCTGTCCCCGACAGGGCCGATGATCGTGACGGCTCCAACAAGCCCGCAAATCACGTACACGCTCGTTCCAGGTGGCGGATCGCTTGGTGAACTGGTGTACGGCTATGCGATTTCAACGACGCTGACGAATGGGCAGTCGGGAACCCCAACGAACTGGGTATTCCCTCAGGTCGTTTCGACAACCGCCGACTACGGAATCACGCTGACATGGCCCGCAGTGATGGACGCTGCGTCGTACACAGTGTGGGGACGTGCACCGGGCGCAAGTCTGGGGATTCTGACGACGGTTGCGGCAACATCCGCAGCTACCTACACGTTCACGGACAACGGGACACTGACGCCTTCGGGACCGACGCCCACAACGATAGCTAACACGCCTATCCAGTACAACACGCTGGCTCAGCCTCCGGTTATCAACGTGTTCTATTCAGAGCGTCAGCAGCAGATCGATTCAGGCCAGCCGTCACGTAGCTCGATAGGTTAAGGATGATCCATGACTCAATATCAGTACACGCTGGATGTTCCATCCACGAATCCGGTTGAGAACAAGCGTTTGGGGTACCGGACCCCGCGTTCAATCCTTCTTCCGCCGTACATGGCGCAGAACCCATATTTCGTTGAATTTATGGATGCGATTGACGATGTGTTCGAAGCTTCAGTCGATATCCCGACCGAGATTCTAGGTGATCTGCGAAACATGTGGGTATCGAATCCTGCATTGGAAACACAGTATGTCGAAGAAGCGCAGTTAATCCCGTTTGAGGCGTGGTCACAGCCCGAACGTCAGATTCTCGTCAAACAGGTGAATATGCTTGGCATGAAGCTGATGAACGCGGGGATCATATCCAACGACTCGTACCAGGCGATTGCGCGCTGGGTCGGTGCTTACTGGTTCGGCAAGGGCACGCAGTCGTTTATCAACTTCATCAACTACTGCCTAAGCTCATCGCTTCAGGTGTCACGTCTGTGGACGCAGGATTACGTGCACTTTTTCAAGGACGGAGACGCGGCTATCGGTACACCTCTGTGGGAAGGAGGCACGTGGTACCCGACAACGCACGTGGCGATTGTCGCGCAAGGCGGATTACAGGGCTTGGATATCTCCACGCTGATTTCGTTCTTCTACGAGATTGCCAACTACAACCTCGTGTTGCATTCGGTCGATATATCGTTCGATATGTGGGTGACGGACGACGAAACGAGAGAACGGACTGATGCGGAGGTCGTGGCCATAGGTCTGTGGGCAAACAACGAAATCGTGATGTCCAATCTGTTTTCGTATGGGTCAGATGCTCCCCCCACGTTCGATGTGTCGCCTCAAATACCGATGGGTGCGCTGACCCAAACACCGGCAAACACGAACTACAGCGGCGTTTATATGCTGGGGCAGCCTACTGCGTGGATTAAAGACACGAACGGCAACTCCATACCGGCATACGCAGCGACCGACAGACAGGGTTCAACAAGCGGAGTGGTTCCCTCAACGCTAATGGGCGGCGAATCAACGAACGGTCAGACATCCGGCTATTCAGTGCTTCTGGGCCCCGTTGGGTGGATGCCCGTACCAGGTTCCACCCGATCAGACGCGCGTATCCCGTTCTATACGTCGGTACCGGTCGAGCGCACGCAGGGCCTAAACCTGATTCCGGCCCAGATCGTAGGCCAACGCCAGAACCTTCTGTGCAACCCCAAAGGGTTCACGCAGCTTTCAGCTAATCAGTACGTCCCTTATTGGTGAAAACATGACATACCAGCTTCCTTCGTTTTACGATTCAGCCCTTCAGGTAACGCGGCCGATGGACCCGTCAGCAACCATCCCCCCGACTCAGGTGCCGATTTCACAGCAACCCGGTAACCTCGTTCAATCTAATGCAGATGGCGTGTACGTTGGGAGCCACTCCTACTTCGGTTCGTTCACCGCTTTCTACGTGTCCAACTCAGGTTCAGACACGAACCCGGGTACCAAAGCACAGCCGTTCCAGACTATAGCCAAAGCCGTACAAGCAGCCCAATCGCTGTTTCCGAATCAGCAGATAACGGGCTCTGTGTATATCGCGCTACTCGCCTCCCAGACCTTTGCGTTCCCTCAGTCAGACGTTGCGATCTACACCGGAGCTAACCTCGTATTCACGTTCTACGGAGATTCCAACTACGGGGATTTCGACACGCTGGTCTCCGGAACACAGTGTAAATCACAGTATATGCAAGACCTCCAGAGACCGACTATCACGTTCTCAACAGGCCAAACAAACGCGCAATGGGTTCTATACGGAATCAACAGGTACGGCGGGTCTATCACGTTTGAAGGGGTGGCCCTGAATCTCCCCCAAGCACCAGCCACTCCGTCAATCGCTCTGTATTCGATCTATGCAGATGTAGTGAGGAACATGGATTCATCGAGCCATGGCTACGTCAAGCTGCTAGGTTCAACAGTAAACATGACAGATACGTCAGCCTACTGGGGATTCATGGGAACACAAAGCGGATCAATGGGCACGTCGTTTGTTCAGTATGGATCGCAGTTCCTCATCAACGGCAAGCTTATGACCCCAGCTAACTCACCGACTACTGCACAGCTTACACAGAGACAGTACTTCATCAAGATGCTCTCAGGATTCGCTGGTAACAACCAAACACAGGGGACGCTGCAACCCTCATCCAACAACTCAACTACCCAATCAGGGATCATATCTCTGTCATGGGCTGATACAGAGCAACTGACGGTAACCGGCTCTAAGGTCAGTCAACCGTCGTTCCCTGTGATGTTCGATATCAACTATGGGTTCCGCAACTACGTGTTCGGTCTACAATCGGATCAGCAGCAACGTGCACTGAACATACAGTCTAGCCGTCTGTTCTGAACACAAAACGCAAAGCAAAGCAAAGCAGCCGAACGCTATATAGATTGCACGTTGTATAGCCCAACACATCTGAAGCGCTACACGCACATACCCCAATTTGAGCTATATGCAAGCAAACTGCGGGATATGTAGATGGACCAGAAACTTGTTATAAAGGATGTGAGGGGGCTGCTGCAGCTATCCAAACCTAGCGGACCAGGTGGATTCAGTGCATGGCTGCGCAACCGTATAGACGCGGAACTGTTTAGTGAATTGCAGGACGCATTGGGCTCACGGTTCAATCAGCTTGAGTTCTACACGCACCTGTTTCCTAACGCGCGATCAACGTGCAAGACTCCGGGCTGCAACGAAACGGTCCGGTTCGATAAACGCGCACTGAAGTACATCAGCTACTGCTCTGCTGCGTGCTCGTGGAAAGACCCGGCGAAGATCGAGACGCGCAGACGCAACGAGCTAGAACGATCAGGCGGCAAGTACACGAACGTAGCGCAGCGGCCGGAACTCAGAAACCGAAGCCGCGCGCTACGTCGCTCGAAGACGTACAAAGAAATGATCATGGATCGCGAGCTTGAACGCTCCAACGGGACATCCGTCGATCCGCGATCACGTCCGGAAGCGATAGCCAAACGCGTGGAATCAAACCGGCGCAACGAGCTAGAACGCAGCAACGGCAAACGCACCAGTTCGAGCCAACGGCGGGAGGTGCGGGAAAAGCTCCGGGACTCAACACACAACCTGAAGATCGAAGTTGAAGACGATCTGCCGGTGCCCGTGCGTATCAAGAAAAAGGCGCTGCCGGTCGCGCCTCTGGAACCCGTCGAAGCGCTGCGTGCGGCCTTCAAAAACGCCCCACAACGGCTCGATTCGGGCGGCGCTTCGTGGTTGGTCGTTGGCACCCAAAAGGTGGCGATTCCGTGGCTCCTGACTGAGGGAATCGCTGCGCAATCTATCGATACATCCGGCCCAACGTATCGCTCGGAAGGACGCGACTACGCGCCTGATCTGTGGATCGAAAAGCGCGGTCTGGTGATCGACCTCACAAGCGAGCCCCCGGCCGATAGGGGAAGCGTGACAGACGAGATTACGCGCAAGGCTCGCGGGGCCCTGCACAAGGGCTACAAGTATCTGTACCTGGTGTTCTTCGATGGTTCGACACGTCCGGCTGGCTACGTGCACACGACACGCGAGCGGCAAGACTTCCGGCTGCACACGAACATGGAACGCCTCTCCGACATCCTGCAGCAGTACGCATAACGCTCCAACGCTGTGCATAAGTCGCGAAGCGTTGGATAAGCCTCACGCATTGTGAACAACTCCCCTGCACGTGGATAACTACGCGGCTTGAGTGCCGTGTGGATAACTTTTTCCGCTCGATTCGACATCGATGACTCGCACCTGCACGGGTTGCACAAACTGTCAATAGCTGCACAGAAAAACAATTGCATATTGGTTGCCTGGGCACGCAATAAGTGTTGTTTTGTCGCTTTTTACTCATTAAAGGGTCAGCTACTTGACCTATGTATTTGATTTCATTCATTTGGTGCGTTGCAGCAGAACTTGACATAATGGATTTTATCAACATTTTGCGGGTAAACCACTAATGCGAGAGCCCGCACTTCAATCATTAACAGAGGTATGTAAATGAGTAACGGCACACCACTTCTGGTGATCACCAATGCGGGGCTTGCTGTCGCGTCAACCGCGATGCCTGAAGGTCCCTACGTTCACATCACCAGCTTTGAAGTTGGATCGGCCTATGGCTACGATCCGCAACGCACTGATGCCGGTCTGAATGGCAACCTGCTTTTCACAGGTGTGCCAACGAGTTACGAATACATCGGCAACAACACGCTCAACATCATCTGTCAGATTCCGGTCGCTGCCGGTCCTTTCCAGTTCGGTGAAGTCGCGCTGTATCTGGATGGCGGTGTGATGTTTGCAAAGGGTGTGTTTGACGAGCCGCAAACGAAGTATTCGAGCTTGGGCACGAACGTCGTAACGAGCTACACGTTCAACTGCCTTTTGAAGTTGGAGCAGTCGGTCGCCGTGTTCCAGATCGACACAGTCAGTGCACCTCCTGCGGTCTTGGACATCTACCAGTGGTCCGACGTGTACCCGCCCGGTGTATCGGCTAACCCCGATGTTCCGCTGTACGTTGTGCGCGAGCTAAGCCCCTCAGGTGATTCGTCGCTCCTGCAAAATTCGAGTGACTCAGCGTGGACACTGGGCACGACCTACTATCAGGTAAACAACGCGGCACCGGTCCTGAACTCGTCCACGACATGGGTTGAGTTTTCACCGGCCCTGTTCACGCCTGCTGCGCTCGCATCTGCTAATCGTCAGTGGGTCCTCGAAACACCGGACGGATTTTTCCGGTCAGTGTCGAGCATCGTTACGTCAGGCGCTAACTACCGGTTCAATCTGAACGTGACGAACGATGGCACGTACAGCAATATCCCGCTGCTGAATTCACCGGCTGTTGGTAGCCACTGCCGTCTGTATTCGTCCACGCAATCGGGACTGAAGATTTACTACTCGCAGATCATCGACCCGCCTCCGAGCGCGCCTCTCGCCACTGTGGGCACACCTGGTCTCGCGTACGGTGGTTCCGGCCTGTACATGCCGCAACCGGGCGTGATTCAAGCGGTCGGCATGCTTCAGAGCCCGTCAACGAGCAGCGGACGCCAACTGACCAGTGCGGACGATCTGAACAGCAACGCGCTTGCATCTGGGCTGTACATTGCGACTTCGGGCAACCTACCTGCCAACATGCCGATCAACTGGAACTGCAACATCTGGGTTCACAACATCGGTGACGGTGTGTCCGGCGCGCACGGCTCAGACATCACGCAGATCGCGTATCCGTGGAATACAGGCGGTGGCGACAGTCACGGTGTCGGTGGGTATCCCCCGTACTGGCGACAAGGCTACAACAACGGTGCTAACTGGACGGACTGGTTCCCGTTTTCAATGCGCGGAAAACTAGGTAGCGGCACGCTGTTCGCAGGGAACGGGTATGACGTTTTACCAGATGGACTAATTCTCCAGTGGGGCACCACCCCCGGCAATCAAACGTTCCCCACCGTTAATTTCCCTATTACGTTCCCTAACGCTTGCTTGAGGGTATTAAACAGCGTCTCTTTGTTTGGCCCCGGAAACGTTGCCAACAACAACTACAGCGGAGTTGTGAGTTTCACAAATTCGTCCGCTGTTATCGGAGCCGATCAGAAAGGTGCTAACTGGCTCGCAATAGGCTATTAATGGAGACCGACATGGGTCAGAAGTACGCAGCATATGATAAGAATGGGGTTATCGTTGCCTTCTACGATAGCACTGACAGTCCAGTGCCAGAAGGCGTAGAAGCGATTGCCCTGAGCCATGACGAATGGCAAGCCTGTCTCGCGGTGCAAGGCGGCTGGACAGTAAATGACGACAAGCTATCTCCGCCCTCGCCTGAATTCCTGTTGTCGCAGGCACGCGGAGCACAGAAGAGGACGATAACTGCTTCTTACAACTCCGCTGTGGTCAGCGACATCTCCTTCACTACAGAGGGGGGTGTGACCAAGAAGTTTGAGGCTGATGCAGAAAGTGCGGCATCTGTTGCAAGAGCAGCGCAATCGTATTCCATCCTAGGCGAAACTCCCAGCGGGTTCTACTGGATATCGTCAGATAACACCCCGGTTCCCTTCACACTGAAAGATATTCAGGGCTTAAACGCAGCCATAACCGCACAAGGGTGGGAGGCTTTCCAGACGCGTTCAAAGCTAAAGGCCAAGTTGGCTTCAGCAAAGGACATCGATGAAATCATGTCGATCAAATGGAGTTGACTGCATAGCGGGTTCCAAACGACAGCAAGCGATAGCGTACACCGATCAACACAAAAGTCAGCGCTCACGGTCGATGCTATCCGGGTAGCCCTATAAACAATGAAGGTAGTGTATGTTCAAGATAGAAGCGCAGATTCTCTACGATCAAATCCGGGAGGCTGATTCGGGCTCCGGACTCTACGTGTGGGCCGATCCGGATGAGCAGTCGATCCTGAGTCTTGGCAACTTTCTGTCGGGTGCGCCGTTCAAGCCGAACCACTCCACGGATTTTCACGTGACTGTGCTTTACCACAAGCATGATCTTCCGTTCGGTGTAAAGCCGCCAGCAGATCGCGTGTGCAAAGGATCGGTGACTAGCCTGCAGGTGTGGCTCGATCACAAGCAGCGGCCGGTGCTCGTTGCCTATCTCGATTCTCCGGACCTACAGCGGCTGCACTCCGAGTTGCTGGGTGAAGGGTTGCAGCACTCGTTCCCGGACTACCGTGCGCATCTCACGCTGTCCTACGATGCACCTAACACCGCGCAGCTACGCTTGTGGGTCGAGCAGAAAAACACCGAGCTAGCAGCCGACCCGCTGCCCCTGTCGTTCGGCCCTCAGTTGAAAGCGGAAGCGACCAACTAGCAACAAAAAAGCCCCCGTCTCCTGTATTGGATTCGGGGGCTTTTTCTTTGGGCCTGACGGGTGTTGCAGCTACGGCAAGATGTCCGGATTCGACGCGAGGAAATACCTGGTCAGCGCTGCCTGTAGGGCCGCAAGGTGGGAGTCTCCGAGCGTTACGAAATTGGCTGCTTCTATCTCCTGCACTGCTGCCCTGAGCGCCTTGTCGATTGCGTCTTTTTCTGCCGCACGTAGCGTATGCAACTGAGCGAGAGTGTTCAGGTCTTGCTGGCTTAACGACACTTCAATTCCTCCGAATTTGTCTACTGTCCAGCTTCGGCACTTCACCGCAGCGCCCCGGCTCCGTGTACAGGTAGCCGAGCTTCACCGAAGACTGGATACCTGCGACCTCGACATTGCAGTATTTGTTCCCGTCGTAGCTGATCACCCGGACTTCGCGGATCGGTGCCCTCTGGTGCGGGGTGTCGCCCAGTTCGGTGAACGGGTAGTCCGTCCACGCTTTAGTGCCGTTTTGTGCGCCTGAATCCCACTCTACGCGCCACTGATCATATAAGTTGTTCCACTTACGATAGCAGTCCGCAAATACATCCTGGAGTTCGGACCTGAGCGCTTCTTGCTCAGGCGTCGTGCCTGGTTGGCGGAACTCCAAAACCTTTCGCAGCAGATCGATCTGCGAACTGGTGGCAGTCACGTAGCTTTTCTCTGGGCTCCCGCTGTCTGCCCAGAAGTTGAGAGTATTACGCCATCCAACGAGCAGACCCTCGAACGGATGATGCTGATTCTGAATCGATACCGCTGTGCTGCGACACTTCGCATCGTAGTGTCTGGACGCGTACAGGACCAATAGCTCAACATGCGCTTCGGTCAGCTTTAGATCGAAGCGGGCGTCTGCTTGCAGTATGACTTTCATTCTTTTCTACTCTGGAGTACAAACCCATTCAGGGCACATTTTAGCCCCGATTCCTCTGTAAAAATCACAGTAAAAATCGATGCTACGATGCGGTTCCGGGCTCAGTTTTCTGGGTTAGATTGCTTGGCTGGGTTCTTTGCGCGCTTACTGGTTCGATGCGTCGGACCGGCCGCCAGTGGGGCGCTACGATTGAGCGGGTACCCCGACTCCGGTATGAACGATTCGTCCAGCACCTGCTCCAGCGTGTACGGACACTTTTCAGGAAACATCGTAGGCGGCAAACGGGTTAGGACCACTGCACTGAGCCGCGCAAGCTTGTACACCTCACCCTTTTCCAGTTCGTCCCGCATATGCTTGGATAGGGAGCGAGCGCTGGTTTTCCTGAGCAGGCGCATACGAGCTACCTGCACTGCTGCGCGCGTCCCGTTGTCTCTGCGGGACCAGTGGAACTCGTGTCTCAGCAACTGCACCAGCAGGCTTCCCAGAAGTCCTTCGACCGCGCTCTTTTCGGTGTTTGCCAAGCCTTCCATTTGATCCGCCAGATTGGTCAGATCGAGTTCAGACACACGGCCCGAACGCAGCGCTGAAGCCTGCTCGATTGCCCATTGTGTCAGATCGTCATCGTGTTCAGTCATCGTCTGTTTCGTGGTTGATTGGAATCTCATCGAGCACGACATCGTACTGAGCAGCCAGATCGTCAGGCTTGAACATCTTCAACCCGGCACCCATACGCATCGCCACGTTCGGCTGGCCGATCTTCTGCAAGTAGATCATAGAGCCCGTGCAGTAGCTTTCTTCGCCCGTCAGTTCGCCGTCACCGCCACCCTTCGGCCCATGCACAGTCTTGTGACAATGGAACGTGGACTGATCGTTTCGAATCAAGCCGTCAACGATTGCTTCCACACGACCCGGCCGCAGTTGGATTGCTCCGACCTTGCGGAACGGGCAGTTTTCACACGGCTTCTTCAGCTTGAACAGCGCATTCAGATTAACCACAGGAACCCCTGATCAGTGGCTTTCATCAAGCCAGTTTTCCAGACGGACGCCCGGATACTGCACGAAGTCCTTTGTGTTGTTCGTGACCAGCAGAACGTCAAGGGAAACCGCGTGCGCTGCTATGAGCTTGTCCAGATGGTCCTTTTTCTTGTCGCGGGTGGCTTGCCGAATCGGCCCGTACGCAACGGCGGCCGGTGCATCAAACGGAACGACCGGAATGTCCTCGATCAGCGATGAAAGATTACGCCGCTCGCGTGCAGGGTTTTCGCAAACAGCCACGCCGTATTCAAGCTCTGCGTACGTGATGGCAGACATCACCACATCGCCCACGACACATTGCGCAAACCGCTTGGCTACCTGCTCAGGCTGATTCTTCATCAGGTAGATGCACATGTTGGTATCGAGCATGTAGCGGGGCATCAGAGACCCTCCCGCTCAGTCTGCTCCTGATCACCGCGCCCCTCGCTCATGAAATCTGCACCGAACTTCGCGAATTTCCTGAGCACTCCGGTCAGCGGTCGGGCAATCGGTCGAATGCGAATCTCGTCCCCTACGCGCTCGATTTCAAGATCGATATCCGTACGGTCATATGCAAGCTCAGCAGGGATACGAACGGCCTGACTGTTGCCGTTCTTGAAAACCCGTGTAGTGGTCATTCGTTGTTCCTCACATCGTGTGTGTACGACGTATGTACTATAGACCGTTTTTCGGGTTGTGTAAATCCCGGTGTGTACGCTTACAGCAGGCGGAAGTGCGTCGGCTTGACCGTTAGTTGCGATGGTGGGTCGATCCGGTACCATTGGCCGTCATCGTGCAAAACGAACGGGCCTTCGATTTCATACGAAGCCAACCGATCACGGAACCTCAGGGCGCACTGTTGGCCGTCTACTTTCGCGTCAGCTACGGGAATCCAATCCGACATGTTGATCCTCACTATTCTTCGTTACGATGTACCCGTCTGTATCGGAGACAAGACGCAGTGCCAGCCCGCACAGTTCATCTGCCTGCTTGGGCGTGGGGTGTGCGATAGCAGCGGAGCCATACGTTTCCCTGAGCGCTTCGTTAGCGCGTTGTTCCGCGTCTGCAATCGCCGCTATCAGCGCAGGATCGCGCGTTATGTGGGCCGTGGACTTGACTGCCGCCCACTGCGCGCGGCGTGTCGCCCTCGGATCGGGGGCTCGCCTAAGAGCCCTGGCTATCAGCTTCAGCAGTAGCAGCAGCATGTGCGGCCCCCTTTGCGTCAGGCCGAAGCGCTGTCGGTCAGACCTTGTGCGCCATCGGCCGGGGCCGCTCGATTGCCTGACTCCTGACGCAGGGCTTCTATCTCGCCCTTGGCACGTTGAGCAGTCATCGACGCCTGACTCCAGGTGTGGTCTTCCGGAAGTTCCGGGCGCTTCGTTGCGGACAGAACCTTTTTCAACAGCGTTGCGATTTTGCTCAACATGATGGTCTCTCGTGGTTTGGTTTTAGTTCTACTGCGGTTTGTTTGCTGCTTCGTTAAATACTTGGCGCTTGCGAAACGCGTTGCAAATACTCGATGATCGGCTTTACCGCAGCCAGCAACTGATCATCGCCGTGAGTCTTGAGATTCAGCACCGCCAGATCGAGAGCGGCTTTTTGTTCCACGCTCAGTGGCAAGCTCTTTTCGTGGGTGAGTGCGGCGCTGATTGATCCCATACGGAAGTAGTAGAAGCACAGCGACTTCATGTCTTCCGTTGGCGTCTGATTGCTCCATGTTTTCAGAAACGAGCGATAGTCAGCCGCAAAATCTGGATGGATGTTCAACTCTCGGTCACTCCAATCCGCCCGCTCCACCGTTGCATCTTCCAGCAGCTTTTTTGCTTCCTCATTCAACTTTGCCATTGCCTGTTTTCTCCCTGGCCCGTGCGCGAATTCCGTTCAATTGTGCCTCTGCTCTCTTGACCGCATCATTAAAGACCTCGCCAGACCCTTCGTAGTAACCAAACCGGCGCTCGGCTGCTCCGTACGCGTCGATCAGAGGCAAAAGCTCCGCGCCCTTCATCGCTGATAGCGTCGTCAGGGCTTGCTTGGATTGGGCAAGCCGCTCGCGCAGCACTTGAACTGCACTAGCGCGTCTCGACAGCAACGCGCGCATGCCTTTCAAAGTCTCATTGGTCATTTCCATGAGGTTCTCCGATGTCCGCGCCTGCTCACTCTGCACCGGCTGTGCTGTCGTGTGATCGCCTGCGCCATTATCGGGAGCGGCGTTCGCAATGTTTTTCATGGCCTGTAGCAGCGTTGGATTTCCAGACACGTTCGCATCAATCCACCCTGCCCGGTCTTGCGGAGTTGTGTCGTGCTCAGCAGACTGCGCGGCAAGTTCGATAGCCAACTTGTATCCGAAATAAGCACTGTCCACTCTATCGAAATCGCACCTGTAGCCTTTCGCTGCAAGCATCCGCCAGAATTCATCGAAACCCATCACCTCTTGCACCGCCAGCTTGTCGGCCGTGACGGCAGCACGAACAGCTTCGCCGTACGCGTTTGCATAGCCTTGCATCTGATGCTCGGTAAAGTAGTTGATCGGTTGCGCGTGCGCGAACGATGGCCCTTTTAGCTCGACCTTCTCCGGAGCCGGTAAATCCGGCAGCTTCGGCCATTGAAACGCTTCCAGCCCATGAGGCGCGTGAGACACCTTTGTCATTCTGTTCTATCCTTGCTTGACTGCATTGTTTGCGGCCCATGCACATTCGCTCTGGCTGTGCTGCCGATGCTCAACTGTTTGTCACCCCAGTCTTCAACCAACCCACTAGGTGTCGTGCTACAGCAGCAGCATCACTCTATCGACGGGTCATATTCTGCGTCCCGTGCCACGATGAATGAATGGCCGCAGCCATGCACCAGGCTCTTGCCGAAAACGTGCCTGTCAGGGCCTTCAATAACCGTGGGCTCCGCGCAGAACGGGCAGCGTACTAGCGTGTCGTTGCCGTGGCGCGAGAACTGTCTTACTACCGGTATGTCGCCGGTACCCTTTTTTCGATCCCGAAAGAACAGCATTTCTTATTCTCTGTAGTTTTTCGCAACGTCGAATTGTAAATCACAGCATGGACATATGCAGTTTGCATCAGTCAGTGGGCGTCACTTCCCCTTGTGTGTCCAGGTGGACGGTCTCACCAAACTTGCTTTTGACCCAAGCACGCATCGCGGCAATTAGCTGTGTAGGGCCGAACTCATTAGCGCCGCCCTGATAGATGTCCTGCTCATGCAGATACAACTGGTCAACCACTGCGGCCCAATACTCACTACCGTCCAGTCCGCGCTCGCGACGAAAGCCGATGTTCTCGCGCTGAATGATCGGGCCACCATATCGCCAGGCGCTCGAAAACGGTGGCGCTGTGTAGCCGAACTGGAAATCGTACAGGCTTCCGGCAGGAAACTGCAACGTCATCGGGTCAGAATGCCCATCGGCTTGCTTGAAGCCCTCGGCTCGGGCGACCCAGTAGTCCAGCGTTGCGCCGGTCAATTCAGATACCTTCATTCAGTCCTCGTCGTCATTCTGGCGCGTCGATCAAATTCCTCCCCCTGTTTCCAGTGCATGCCCAGCACGTTGCAAATCGCATTGAACGCGCGGTCCTGAGCAACCCCGCCGTGGGCGCGAGTGTCGAGAGCGAAGTGATAGTCGGCGATGGCCTGCTGAATCTCCGTCAGCTTCACCTGTGCCTGTGCTGGTTGCGGGGCGGCATAGAGGGCCACTTCCCCCTCATCACCATCCGGCTTTGCCCACAACGGGCACTTAATCTTTTCGCCATTTTTCAGGGCATCCAACTCGTTTTGCCATGCGTACCCAACTGGCTCTTGCCCCCCTTCCAATGCTGTAGCTAGGGCCGTTCCAGCTTCAGGCAGAGACATTCCCCGCTCCCCAATTGCCACATTGGCGGCATAGCAATCGGGCGGATCGTTGGTGCAACGCTCTATGCACCCGGCGCACTTTTCACGCGCCCCATTGGCGCGACTAGCGCAAGGCTGCGCACAAGCGCATCGCGGATAAGTGCACGTCGCACCCTTGGACGCGTCCTCATCGAGAGGCGTCGCATCGGCCGGTTGGCCGCACAGAGCAGACAGCAGTTCACGCGCTGCGATAATCAAGTTCGTTGACGCGTCGAAATAATCAGCGTCTGGCGTATTCGCAGCGACACCGCACGCGTCGATTCGGCGCTGAACGGTAGCGGCCAACGCTCGAACCTGGCTTGCATGCAAGGCAGCGGCCGGATCACTCGTCGCAGTGGATGCAAGCGCCGCTTGCCAGATGGAGAAGTGAAAGTCGTTATCCGCTACTCGCTTGGATCGTGCCCATGCGGAGAATGCAGCGCGCTCGTTATCAAGATTTTTTGTCATTGTTTATCCGTGTTTGCTACCAAGCACCGCAATCAAAGTTGCAGTACTCGCTGCTCGACGCAATGACCCGCGCCTGTCGCTCGTTCGGCGTTGCATCTCTGTTGAACGGAGCGCGTCGTTCTGGCGTCAGCGCGTAGATGGTGCCGCCAGCCTCGAAGTAGAGATTCGCGCCCTCCCCGTATTGCTTCGTCAGTTCCCCAGCGATTGCATTAATCTCTGAAGCCAGCGCATCGAGCCGTTTCTGAAGCTGTGCTTTTGTCATTTTCCTTTGCCTTGTCAGTGACGCACTGTTTGTCCGCTCTCCGCAACCTTAATTGTTTCGCGCAACGCTTCGAGCATGCCCCTACAGTCTTCCAGTATTTCAGCGTCAGTTTTCGAAGCCTCCATCGCTAGCAGACTACTGGACAGGACACTTTCGTACTTCTTGCACCAGCGCAGCAGATCGTGCGCACTTCCGGGCTCAGGCAGGACACTACGCCCGCTCGCCATGGACGCCATCACCCAGCCGACAAAACGACTCGACACCTCCTGACTTACGTATGCCTGCGCGAAGGTACCGAGCAGCAGAAATCCCTCCGTACGCTGTGCAGGACCCATACACGCTTTCGTGTTGGCTTCCTCGAACGCAGCCATCTGGGCCATCAGTTCGTCAATCTCTATGGGAAAAGGATTGTTTATTTTCATGACCTGTGTGAGTGGTAGCGCTCTGTCAAAAATCAGTCCCACACCCGCGCGAACAGTGCGCCCCTTGCGTAGGTCTTCTTGGTGTTGTCATACACGATGTTATTCGGTGCCATCTTTTTGTACTCAGCGATGTCGTCAGACGCCTGAGGCAACGAGATACCGTAGTAGTCGGTGAGCGCTTCCCTGTTGATCGTGCCGTAGTGAGACACCAAAAAATCAATGAAGCGAAGGCGCTGCTCTACGGCGTACTTGATACCCATCTGCTACTCCCTTAATCCGGTTCGCCCGCGCGTTGGCGTGGCGTCATTTCTGCAACTTCGTGGAGGTAGGCTGAAGACCCGTACACTGTGCGATGAAACGTCCAGAACTGCGGATCGAGCTTGCGGCCTGTAGCCACACACTGATTGACACGCGCAGCCAGTTTCTCGGCCTTTGCCTTCTGTTCTTCACGGATGTCAACGAACGCGGTACCGTGATCGTCTTCGTCTGCCCACTCTTCGATCTTGCAGCCCTTGAAGCGCTCGCTATGCGCGTACACGGAACCGTCCGCAAATTCAGCGCACACCAGATAAACTTCGGCCGTGTACATTTCACCGTCTTCGGTGCGGCCCGCTACGTACAGATCAGAGCACACAGAAACGTCGATCACTTGTCCGTCCATCCCGTTCCCCTCAGCCAAAGATACCGAATTCTTCGAAAAACTCCCGTGCCTCAGCGCTTTCCTGAAAGTACGAAGCTTGGTCAACGCAGCCGACAACGTATTCCTTGAATGCCTCCGTTTCCCACTTGCATGCTTCGCCACCAAGAACGTCTTGAGCATGGCAACTTGCTGAATCCCAAGCAACTTGCGCGGCGAATGGTGCACTATTCAACGCCGCCACCACCGCGTCAAACTGGTCAGTAAATTTGCTCATTTCGATCCCCGATTCGTTTCACCTCCAACACCAACAGAACCGATTATACAGGTCCTGCACAAACCGTCAACTATTCTTCGTTTTGTTCAACAAGTGTAGCAACGCCGCACAGAACGCTGTGCTTCGCCCCGCAGTCGCACGAGTGCGTAATCCGCACCTCCCAGTGTGCGTACACATAGGCAGGGAACCGGTGCTCCGTGCCACAAGCTTCGCACGCGTAGCCCTTTGGCAACTCTTTCTCCGTTATCACTCCAGTCACCTTTCCCTGATTTCGTCCTTCAGATCACGCACGAGCCGATGCACTCCGAGCACTTCACACAGTTCGTATTGCTTGCGTGCCTTGCCCGTTTCGAAGCCGCGATCAAACGCGCGATTGATCATGCTTAGCACTGTGCTGATCGTATCCGCGCCCGTCTCCGCAGGCAGCGTGCCGAGAATCGTATCCCACTCGTCGTCGTAAAGCTCGATCCATTTGTGATCGGTCCCGGACTGAATCTTGACCACTGCGTGACCACCTGTGACGCCTGCAACTTCGTGCAAATCTTCGACCGACATTTCTTCTCCTTTATTACTTGCCGTGCACGTTGGTTAATGCAGCACGCCGTATTGAATGAGTTGGTCTATCGTTTGCAGGCGACAGACCATGACGTACGGAATAGCCCACGCGCTCTCATCCGTGACGCGCAGGCACACGCGCCGACCAAACGTCAGTTCAAGCGGCCGGTGGTGCCCCGCCTTCTTAATGATGAACCGAACCTCGCGCTCGGATAGTGGTATGCGCTTTTCGCGTCCAGTAGTCGTCATGATAGAAGCTCGTCCGTGCTGCCCGTCTGTTCTGGCGCGATGCGCTTGATCTTCACTGCGTTGCGCACTTGTGCGGCGTCGTCTGTCACATGGCGACGATGTCCAGGATACGGCTCACCGTAGAGTGCGCCGACCAGCAGCGGATAGACCCACGATTGCATGTACGGGGCCAACGTCAACTGGTTGAACGGCGGGCAGTCGATAGGGATTTCAGACCCGATAGTCGAGCGCAGAGCAAACGCGATTTCGTTCGAGCCCAGGAAACCCGGATGGTCCGGCACCAGCTTCGCAATCAGGTTCACCAGGCAGTCGCGCTGATACTGCGTGAGGTTCTGACGTTCGGGACGTTCCGCGTTCCAATCGAATTCCGGGTGAAGTTCGTCGGTCGCGAAGACCTGGCCCGGAATGAGCGGCGTGCGGCAGAGCGGGCACGCGCCGTACGGTACCGGCGTGCCGGGTTGCAGTGCGCGAAGTTGATCGTTGGTCAGGCTGTTCGCTTCGTACGAATAGCCGGTCCAGTCGCAGGACGGGCAGCAAATAGTGGTCATCGTTTTTCCTTTGTTAAGCAGATGCTTGTTCGTTCAGCGCAGCGATGTCGCGACGCAATTTTTCCGCCACCTTCTCCGAGCGATCCGCCTGTCGTTCGAATCCGTTGAGGCTCGCGCGGATGTTTTCCTTCTGACGCTCGGTCAAGCCCTCCGGGATCGACCAGCCGTTCGTTTCTACGCAAAGTTGCCGGTACGCTTGGAGCGCTTCACCGTGTGCAGCGAGCGCCCGTTCGAGCAGGGCAACCGACACGTACGGCTGATCGTTAATCATGACTTTCATTGCATCCCCTTCTTTGTGTTCGGTCAGCAACCCATGCGGCGCTCTGCGGCTTCTTCGCGGCGCATGTCGGCCAGATCGGCAGCTTCTTCGCGTGCCTCGCGCAGTTCGAGCACGTACTCGCGCTTCTGTGCGAACGTCATACGCGACGCGTCCGGGACTTGCACCTTGCCCGAACCCCTGCAAGGATCGCAGGTAACGTCGTAGTCACCGCGCATGTACGCGTCCCGTCCGTCCTGGTCCATGTCTGCCCACTCGCTCGAAGAGAAGCCGTTGGAGAACGCCTGATTCTCGACGCGCCCGTTGCCAGAGCAGCACCCGCAGATGATCCATTTTTGCGGAAAGTTCGACATGGTGTGGCTCCTTACGTTGTGTGGTTTTGTGCAATTGTGAAGTGGTTAGCTGTTGGAAGCACGAACGGCCCAGAGCTTTTCGGGCACGCGCGTTTCGCACGGATTCGCTTCCAGCACGTGCGTTCCGAACTCGCTTTCAATCCGGGTTCCCTCGACAGCCCCTGCCTTGATTGCAGCGTTCGTCAGACCCAGCGTCGTTCCGTCAAAGAAAAACATCTTTCCCTTGATGCGCGCCGTCATTTCAACAAACCCGTTCACCGTTCCGAGATTCTTCATTTTGTCCTCGCTTCGATCAAAGAGCTACGGCCCGCACGCTTTCGATCAGCGCACCGGGCTTCTGTGCTACACGCATCTGCCGCTGCACGATCTGCACAGCCTGCTTTGGAGTTGCGCCGTAAATCACGACCCAGTCAATCCGGCCTTCCGCTTCATCCCTGATCGCGGTAACCTGTGCACCGTCCCGCGCCCGGGTCACACGCCGGACCCAACCCAACGATCCGAAGGGGCGGCAACCAAAACAGGCACCGCGATCATACCGGCCGGTGCCGTTGCATCGCTGACAAAGTGCAAGATATTGACCCGCCATTTTCGTTCCCCTCAGTCGTTCACTCAACCAACAAGTCCATTCTAAGTGACTTTGCACAGACCGTCAACAACTAGAAAAAAGAAAACCCGCCGAAGCGGGTCGTACCAGATACGCGAAAATCAGGTCAACACTTCAACGATGTCAAGGGTTGGCATACGCTGACGCACGCAAACGGAAAAACACGAAACGGCGGCCCCGTCATACGTCCAGATGAACGATTGGTCGCCGTACTCTGACGTGCCGGTCACCAGCTTCATCGCCCTATCCTGCTGGCGGATCACCGCGTGTCCTCCGTTAGCCAGTCTCACGCGCTGGCCTGCTTTGAGCCTGTCGATCCTCGGACTCATCTCTTTGCCTTTTATCGACCATCCGTGTCTGGGGCGGCGCTAGGTGTCACAACCTCCAGCAGAGTGGCGCGTATTTCTTCCAGCAGGCTGTCTATCGTTTCGACACTCAGTCCGCGTCCCTCTGACATCAACCGGTACTTTACCACCGGCAGACTGACCATAGACCAGTCTTTGGGCGGATTGATTTTCGTGCCTGTCTTGGGACGAACCGCGACAACATTCCAGACTTCGAGCTTGGAGACTGCTTCGCGCACCGATGTCCGACTGACCTTAAGGTTAAGCGACAACTTATCCTGAGGGGGCAGAACGTGGACGTACTGTCCGCTAACGATGCGCGCCATCAGCACGTCGGTTACCGTCGTGACTTTGGATGTCATGTAATTATCCTTTAACGTTTGGTTTTTGCGTGTTCTCGGCAACTTTTTGCGCAGCGAGCGCGGCGCGTATGTAAGCCGGAACTTCGAAGGGGTCACCGACCGCAGACACCCAATAGCCATCCAGCGTCGAGCCCGCCTCTGGCACAGGGAACGCCTCGCGGCATTCAGCTAGCGCTTTGAGCAGTGCCTCGTTCTCCGCTGCTTCCGGTGACGCGGCCTGCCCGCTCAAAAGATACTCAACAAGCGCCTTGCCTTTCTCGATCCGTTCAGCCTCTTTCTCAGGGGTCTGCATGTATTCGAAGTGTCGTTGCGTGGCTGCGATTACCGTGGACCACTTCACTCCCGCATGAAATCGGGTTCCCCCAACCTGAGCGGGCTTATCTAGCCGGGGCTCGTCACGCTTCGTCGTAATCTGTCCGCGTGCAGCTAGCGCGCGTTCCGCTTGCGCTCTCATGCGGTCCAGCACCTCGATTTGCTTTTGCCAATATGACTCATCACTGCGCGTCGTTTCATTGGATGCTTTCACCTCGATGCAGGCAGTCCGAAAGTCATGGTGATGGCTAACGACATCCATCAGGCATTCGCGCGCATCGTCAGTCAGCGACACATCCTTTCCTGCGGCCGAATACTTTGGGCCTAGCTCGTGTGCGAAAATGAACAGCTTGTGGTTTTCAAAAATCCATCCACCGGAGCCGGTCCGATCCAGTGCGTGCGTTGTCGCCAACTTGTGGACTGCCACGTCAAAATTCTCAAGCTGCGCTTCTGTTGCCGTAACTCGCTGGCACGTGCACGAATCATTGCCGTCCCACTGGCCGCATGCGGGTGCATAGCAGCGGTCCGTTGAACTCGTCGCTGCCGTGGACGACGGCGGCACTGCATTCTCAGGAGTTCGATAGTACGCGGCAAGCTTTCGTCCCCGCTCACATCCACAACGTGGGTCTGCAAAGGTGCCGCAATTGATGCAATGCTCACGCTCGCCGCAGACTCGCGTTTCGGTGACCCTGGCGGATGGTGCAGCCCGCACCTTCTCGGCATTTGCCTCGATGGCGCTCCGCATAAGGCGGCGGAATCCTTCTGCATACTGTTGATGCATGTTCCCGAAGCGCTGTTTCGTCAGGGCGTTTAATTCGTCGTTTGTCAACACGACCAGATCACCTGGCGCGTCGGTCTGCGTTTGACCCACAGTGGGCTGGGCTGCTGCAGCCTCAAGCTCCGCGATTAGCTCAGTCTGCATGGGGTGGCCGTACTCACTCCCGTGCTCGCGCAGATGATGCGCCGCTCGGCTTAGCAAATCGTGGTGATTCACGGCCGGTTGCCCCGGCTGCTGCTCCGCGCCGCGCGCCGCGTACTCTGCGAACGCGTCCCGCAACTGCTCCTTCTGTCTCTCGCTCACTTCCTTGCGCGTGCCGTCTGCGTTGAAGCAGTAGATTCCGCCCTCGCAGCCGATCTTCGAGCAACCACCAACCGCGCATTCAGTCGTTGTCATTTTTGAGTTTCTCGCTTAGCGCTTCCGCGTTTTTTCCGAAGTCACGAACCAGCGAACGGATACTGTCGCCCATGCTGTCGCTAGTCAGCGTCGTGATTTTGAAGTCAGCCTTGATCCGGGTCGGCTGACCGGCCTTGTCGAAGGATGTCTTGAATACCCACGCGTGCTCAACCAGATGACGGAACAAAGCTCCGTCTTCCGCGTCCTTCGTCGGGGACATCTCCTGTTCAATCTTCCGCGCGAACCGGATGTAAAACGCCTGACTGTCTTCGGACTCAATCGTTTCGCGATCTGCCTCGTTCAGCAGTTCGATAATCCGCTCGTTCGTTATTTGTGTGACGCTCATGACGGGTACTCTCCGGACTGTGCGAACAGCGCTCGCACGTGTGACGTTATCGGGCAGTCTTCAGCGTGCGGCGTTTCGACGGGCACGCCGCATGTGCAGGTGGGATCACTCAAGAGCATGCGAAAACGCTTGCCTATCAGATCGTCTGACAGTCGGTGATCACTAGCGTCCTTCACCAGATCGTCCAGTTCGATGCGAGTCCCCAGTAGTTCGCGGATTGTCCTCCCACACTGCTTCATGAGTTCAGCACAAACCTCGTTGCCCGCAAGAATGTGTGATTCCTCTGCGTGCCTGGCCAGGTTCAAGGCGAGCGCCTTTTGGTTGCCACTAAGCGTCTTCATTCCTCCGCCCCTCTGTTGAGTCTGACCGCTTCGCACCACGCCCACCACATTGCATTGAGGGTCTGGTCCTCGTACGAGCCATCAGCTTGACGCTTCACAAATTCAGCCTTGGTCGGGCACCCTACCGCCTGAAATGTCATGCAGCCCTGGCCCACTTTCCGGATCGACATCAGGAAACGCTGATTGAACGCCCGTTCCTCGAACAGCGCGCGCTGCTCTTCCCGCTGCTCGCCTCTCATGATTTGCTCCCTTTCGCAGCCGCTCGCCAGAACGCAGCGTGCGCTTCTCTAGCCTCCGGAATGAACTCAATCTCGAAGCTTTCCACTGCCGCTCGCCACCCGCTACTCCGCTCCTGCGTCACGCTGGAATCGAGCGGCTCCTTCATCTTCTCAACCTTCTCCTTGAGCAGTTCGATGCTCACGAACTTGTCTGATGGTGGTGCCGTGTACAGGATGCACGTTCGCATATCCTCACGTGCCTGCATCTGGTCAAAGAACACGCGTTCACAATCCATCCAGATGTCTTTCGGACCGTTTTCGATGTGATCCTCGTCCGTGGCCATCGCCTCATAGACTGGTTCTGACGGGGGCATGGCTGAGAAAATCGCGCCAACCAGTTCGTCTGTCTGCGGAGCGGTGGTGTAACCGAAACTTCGAATCAGCTTGTACAGGCACTCTCGATTCATTGGCGCTTCTCCCCAAGTGAGGCGTTAAAAACTTCCTCGGCACGCCCCAAAAATTCACCGATTTCAGACGCGCGAGCGAAGTAATAAACGTCAGCCCACTGAGCAGGCGTCAGCGAAATCCCCGCGCTCGGAGCGGAAGTCATGGTTGCCGACGTATCCCGTTTTTCCAACTCATTGAGAACACGCGTGCACGCTGACCGCCAGCCAGAGTCCCATCCGACGTTCTCTGGGTAGAGAGCCGCAAGCTGCGGAATCAACTCCCGAAGAAACGCTTTCTGGCTGTGGGCGTTCGGCCAGTAGTCTGTGACTGCCGTTAGGCTGCCGTCATCCTCTCGCTCGACCCGAACCACGTTGAGCGTCGTTGTTCCCATGACTCCGTCGCAGGTTGTCTCGCACCGGATATTGATCGACGGAAGCGACGCCCCCTCCGCGCGCACGAGCGCACGTGACAGCCAACGGATACGGTCCTTCGCTGCAGTGAGCCAGGCAATCGGCGCGTGATAGTTCGGATCGCGAGCTAGGATGCGCTCTATGTTCATCGGCTGATCGGCGTTCAGGAAAACCCCGTTCGCCAATTCGTCATCCGTGTATTGGCCCAGCGTCAAAGATGCCCGCTCGCAGTCATAGGACGTGCCGTGCGGGTCCGCTTCGCCCTCTTTGGCCCATCTGTTAGCCGGAGTACTCCCAGCCTGTTCTGGCGTCAATTCCTCTTCAAGAATCGCAGTCAATTTGCGCGCAATACGCCCCAGTTGGCCTGTCGGCCGGTTGAGCCGTTCCGCTTCCTGCAGTAGCTCGTTGCGCAATGCTTCAATTTTTGTCTTGTTCATTTTGTTCGATAAATGCGGGGATTCGAATCCAGTCGGCACTGAACTGCTTGTCGTTTGCATCCCACGAAAAACCACGAGCAGGACCCGTCTTGTGTTTCATCACGTAACCGGCTTGCTGCCTGTTTGAAACGCGTGCCACCAAATCAGATACGAACTTCAGGACGGCTATCCGGCGCGGCCGAACCATACGAACGGTCATCGAGCGCTGAGTTACGTTGAATACTGCCGTCTCGGCAACCGCACCCGCCAGATCATCCAGCAGTTCTTCAAACTCCGAAATGTCCGGACGCTGCGCGCTGGCCGCTTCAAGAATCCCTTGAGCGAACGCTATGTGGTGTTCGTCTGTCCACGCATCAGCGTAACGAGTTTGGGGCCCGTGCTGGTCCAGAACTTCGAGGATTTTTTCTCTAGCGAGATTCACTATTCACCCTTCATTTTTTGTTCGAACGCGGCACGGTCGAATTCCAGACCGCAGTGTTTTGCGAGTGTTTCGAGCCGCCAGCCCCACGAATCCGGGCCAGAGTCTGAATCGTGGACGGCCTGTAGCCCTCGCAAAAGTTCCTTGTGCGGAATCAACGGAATCATTGCGTCCACGAATGCGGTAGTCATCGCCTCTTTAAGTCGATATTCATTCAAAGTGAAAAGGTATTCATCCAAAGCCTCTCCCGCAACCTTTCGCTCCGCCTCATTTAGAAGCGTTCTGCACGTGAAGCCCTCCAAGAAGGGCGTATAAGCCGCATCAGGAATGAGTACACCAAACGCACACTGCGTGTTGTTCGGCCCGCGATAAAGGCAGGACCAGTTGCCCTCCGAATCGAGCGCGGTAGGTTCGTTAAACAGCGCGCTCTTCACCTTCTGTTGCGCGAGGTGCCCCACAACTTTGTCAAACAGTTCTTGTTCGGTGTGTACCATTTCTCTTTTCTCGTTGGAGTCAGTCACACACCCTATTTACTAGACCCTACCCGAAATTTAGCAGCGTCCGCACATTTCGTCAATATAAAGTCAACGAAAAAGCCCCGGGCTTTTTAGGCGCGGGGCTTTACCTTCAGGCTGGGATGTACGTCAGATTCATATTTACTGTAGCTGTTGCGCTCGGATTCGAAATTTGGATCGCGGAGTACGGCGTATCCAGAATGAGAAATCCTGCAACGTTGAACGTCATCGACACGCCACCCGCGACAGCCGTCACTGAGACCGGCGCGGACACACGCAAGAAGAGGAATTGGGTCCCGGACGGAAGCGCGTAATTCCCCGACTTTGCGATCTGCACCACCAGATCGGATGATTGTTCGTTCGCATACGACTGCTGGTACGCGCCGGTCTCGCGGATCACCATATTGTCCGACACTGATGTCTGGACTCGAAGGTTTACCGCATGCGTCGGTTGCGCCGGAAGCGATACGATACAGTCCGTGCAATTTCCTATGACTGTGGACATCTATTTACTCCTTAGCTCTGCAAGTTTGGATAAAACTGCAATAAAAAAGCCCCGATCCCTTGCGTTGTGGGATCGGGGCTCTTGAGGCTTCTGCTCTATCGGCCTTCTATTCTGTTCATTCTCTGCTCGCGTTCGTAGTCATCCCGACAATCAAGATCACAAAATATATGAGGCGAGCGCACACCCTCATAGCAGTAGTAACAGAAGCCGCTGAAGATTAGCGACTTGCCTACGCGTGAGCGAATGTGCGAAATATGGTCCTCCCTCACGTCTTCAATCAGCCCTTGAGCCTCGTCCACCTTGTCCATAACTGTATTCCCCGTGCCCAAATTGATACGCAAGTAAAGGTCGTTACTTGCCGCAAAGTCCCTGCATATATCAAATTGTGTTGGGGAACAGTACGTATTTAGATATTCGGTGTCGCTGCTGCCAAGCGGGCCGCTGCGTTTAGCTCAGGCACTCCCGGATCGCTCACGGGTTCGATAGGTGCCATCTCCGGATCACAGTCGATGCCCGTCTTCAGCACACCGTCGTCCAGATTGTGTCCCTGAGGAAGCGGATAGATCGGCAGTTCAGAGGAACCCTCTAGCTCATGCACCTGCCCTACCCGGCTTTCATCAAATCCAACAGTCACGTTTTCATTGTTCATCAGTACGTCTGCGGCAAGTCGGTTTGCAGCTTCGACTCTCACGGTACCCCCTTCTTCAATTGACCTTCCTATGTCGTTGGGTACGCTTTCTCAATCGAGTTCACGTACCCAACTCTTTAGCTGTTATGCCGTCGTTGTAGTGCTGTCTTTTGGAAGCAACTGCTGCAGCGACACCGTATACGACTCGGTTATGTAACCGGTGCCGAACGGGCGATTCGCGTACGCCATCTGCGTCGCGTACGAAACCTCGCGACCATTTGCGATGCCGTCCAATACGCCCTGATCCACTGACGGCTGAAACTGGATCGTGTATTCGTCGGGAATCGAAACCGTGTTGGCGTTCCAGTCAGTCTGATTGAAGTCATAGACCTGAACCATCTGGCGCGCATCGTCTACGATCAAATTCATGCTGGGTTGAACATCAGACATAGTCATCTCCTAGCTAGGTGTGAACCACACGATGCGCTGCATTGGCTTCGCTGGCGTTACGGTCGAAGCCGCAGCGACCTCCAGCACCACGCCAGAGTCGTTGGCTTGATACGGAAGAGCCGCCGAAACTTCCACGACCACACCTGAATCTCGTGCAGGAATGAAACCTGAGGCAGCCGCCTCGACTACTACACTAGAATCTTGCGTATTCGTAGGTGGCGTCGCCAGCACCTGTCGAGCCACGGCATAGGCTTTGACCGAGGTGCCCTGAGTTAGCAGCACCTGCCGGGCCACTGCCTGAGCTTTGGCGACAGGGTTCGCCTGCACTAGCACCTGCCGAGCTACAGCCTGAGCCTTTACGGGATTAGCCATTCAAGCCTCCCGTTAGCTTATGTGATTCAGCACGAACTTCATCGCGTTCACGGCAGCGGGAGTCAAAGCAACGTTCCCGTTCGGATCTTTCTCCAGAATCTGCGACACGTACGTAGTACCCGCACCGCTGATCGTTGCGTTGGCACTGTCACTCTCGGTAGAGCCGCTGAGCGAGCCGATATTAACGACCGGCGCAGTTCCTGAGGTCTTGGTGAAGTACGCTTCGTTCTGAATAGCCTTGGGTGAGTAACCCGCTGGCAGTGCATCGATTGACCCATAAATGTCTTTGTCGCCCGCATTAGCCGACGTGACGTAGTTAGCAGAAGACGAGGACAGCGCTGGTTGGTTCACCGACAACGAATTCGATGCTGCCGAGCCCGTCTTAACCCACTGCGCTTGCGTATCGGTTTCACCCCGTTGGGCTACGATGTTGACGATACCCAGCGGCCCCTGCAGCGTACCTGCCACTCCATCGTCTAGCGTGACGTATATATCATCAATGGCCGTAAACACGCCGTTGCGTTGGAACACCATAATCAGCAATGCCGTTGTGTCCGACGCACCCGCATAGGCAATAGAAGCCGATGTCCCGGCCAACAACCCGTCTATATACAATGCTACGGTGAAGGTGTTAGCAGTGGCCGCAGCCTTTATCATCTTAATTTCTATGTAATGATATAGCTGCGTCGTCGTTGGGATCGTGCCTGTGAGCAGCGGAAGCCCCGTGTTGAACGCGTCAAGGACGTAGTTGCGGCTCCCACTAGACACTGGACCGATTTGAAGCATCGCCGGATTGCTACTATTGGCCATTGCCCACTGCCCCGTAGTAGCGGAAGGCACATTTCCCGGAATCAATCCAGTCCCCAGCAAAGTACTACCTGTAGCTTGAGTAACCTCGGCAGGCTCTTGAGCGTACTGAGCTATATAGTTTGTCTGCAGATCAGGTGTCGTGGCTATAACGCCGCTGGTTGTGTCTGAGAACAGCACATAGCGTGAACCATCATAGATAGTAGTGCGCCAGTCAATGCCTGAAGTACCGACAGGCAAAAGATGACCGCCACTTTCTGTCCACGTGTTACCTCCGTCAGCCGAGATCACAATGTGACCTTGCTGGCCGGTGGCAATCAATGTAGTCCCAACCAGATGCACATTGAGCATACCTACCGTGGAGTACCGAACAGTAGCTGCCGGTGCAGAGGGCAGTACCGCAGGTGTACCCGCACTTCCCCCACTGTTTGGTATGGTGTAGATACCAGCAGATGTGACGATGATCCATTGATTCGAAGTCGGATGGTAGGCTACATCATTCACATAACCATTGAAACTTGACGGAGTACACGTAGTCCATGCACCTGCCGTATTGAAGGACCCACTCGTGTTGTCTGCTGATGCAAGAAGACTAGTAGATGCCGCCACAACAATCGTACCGCATACGCGTATTCGCGCGGTTGCCTGCGCAGAGATAGTTGTAGTAAATGTAACGACGCTGGACATTGCACCACCTAGCGAGCCTACAAACACGGACCCAAGAGTTCCTGCAGCAGCCGAAGCAATGCTAACTACATGCGGGTAGGTGGCGTTGCCTGTCTGTCCAGCGCATCCCGTAACCACTGCACTACCCAGAGAACCTCTTAGCGTAACTGTAGACCACGATCCTGTAGGATTCGAAATGTAGTAAACCACTTGGCTAGTGGTACTCGCGGCTCCCGTGCCTGTAACGGCTACCACACCGCCGCCCATGTACGCTAGGGTAGTGGTGCTGTCCATACTAATGGGCGGCTGATTCTGCGCTACTGTCCAGTTAACCAGGTCGGTCGAAAAAGCGACATTGGTCGAACTACCTATACGGCGTAGCGCCCAGTATCGTGTGCCGTCAAAGCACGCCTGGTTACTGTTTAGTGTTGATCCCGCTCCGTAGTTTGCCTGCGTGCCGCTGTTGAACTTGATGCCAAATCCAAACGTCACGCCTCCTGCGAGCCACGCCTGATTAACAGTGATGCCCGTATTGAAATAGCCAAAGTCATTAGCTGAAGCCGACCCCCATAGCGTACTTGAAAGGGGGTTGTTGTAAGGTCCCATAGGCCGCAAGCTGAAGCCGGATACTCCGCTAACCGAGGGAATCGTTAGTACGTTGCGTGCCGAAGCCTTGGCCGGATTGGGTGCCCAACCTTGAGCGCGAAGATCGGAATCATCGACTATCGTCTCGAATCCTTGCATGTACTTGAGGGTCATTGTTAGATACTCCTTACTTGGAACTCTGGCCGAACTCGGCAGCGTTGATCGACGCAGTCGTCCATGCATTCGTCCCATCGGTTTCTGCAATACCGATGTAGCGCGATGCCCCGTTATTTGTCGCCATCTGTGTCAGCGTGCCGCCCGCTGATGTCTTGAACGAGCCATTCAAGTTCTGGTAGCGATTCGAATTGCCGCGAATCGACACTGCGCGCACATCTGACATTGCTGGGGCATTCCACTTGTACGTATCCGTCTGTCCTATGGCGGTGGCAAGCACGTAGTTGGCACCTGTCGTATCTGTAGCGGACTGCCAGTTCGGCTGAGCCCCAGACGGCGTCATCTGTGTCAGCGAACCGTTGCCGGTTGCAGCCAGCGCATAGATGCGTCGAGCACTGATCGACGGTACGGTTTCCGGCGTGGGGTTAACGCCAGCACCCAACGGCCAGTTCGTGTCTGCACCACTCACCGCCTGGATCATCAGATCGTCCCAGAAATAGGACACGAAATTCGATGCGTAGAACTTCAACCGATTGGCAATCTGAGCACCAGAGAACACGTCAGCGGTCCACGTGACTGGAATGTCCGTTTGTACAGCAGCACCGTTGATCGTGTACGTGGCTTGCAGGACTGCTGATGACGCGGTGCTCGTCGCGCTGTAGTACGAGAATTGCAGTTGCACCCAGTAGTACGTGTTCAACTGAATGTTGAAGTTGTACGGTGATGATGTCGGGCTGTTGATGTTTGTTATGAACTGGAGATTCGTACCACCCGCAGTGCTGTTAGATACGTTGAGCAACGGATAGAACGAGCCCGGAACACCTGCCGTACCTAAGCCGAGCAACGTACCTGAACCTGCCGACATAGTGCTGATGTTCAGCCAACCACTGATAGCAAACGACCCTTTACCTGCCGTCGCAGTGTTGCCTCGAATCATGCTCATGGTGGACGGGAACTGATACTCGAATCCCGATACCAGCGTTGATCCCGCACCTGAAGTCGGGAACGTCAAAGCACACCCACCGAATGCACCTGCCGTCGAATTTATCTGGCCTTGCTGCGCGGCGTTCGTCACGAACCACGGGTAATTAGCAGCTAGGGCACCATTCGGATAGATGTCGAAACCTTCTTGCGCTGCTATGAATTGCGGAACAGCCATTTTTTATTCTCCTTGGCGATTACTACTGCCACGTGCCCTGAAGGGTCACGGTGAAACGCGAGATGTTCGTAGTCACGAACTGATATGACAGTTCATCCCCGATTGCGTAGGACGTGACGGAACCCACTGAACTAAACGTCGTGCCGTTGACCGTATCGACGTTGATCGTGCCCACCTGCACACCTGACGGATTGGCCGTGTTGTATTGCATGATGCGAATGGTGGCCGTAGTCCCTGATATGAGCTTCGCCGTGATTACCGAACCCGCAAAGTTTTGCGGAAACTGGCAGGCTTGCGAGAAGTCATAAAACACTTCGGTGATGACGTTCGGATTTCCCTGCACGTTCACCGGAAGTCGCGCGACGCTCGGATTTGCAGGCAGATTCAGAAGATCGTTGTACGAGCCCGATGTCGCAACCGACGCCAATTTGCCTGTCGCGGAATTACCCGCTTGCTGTGCAGCGGTTGTCAGCATCACACCGCCGATTGCTGCGGTAGTCGCTACGGGCAGCGAGTACGGCGTTGGCTTATTCGACAGGTCGTTGTAGTTGCCTGACGTTGCCACCGCAGCGAAGCCTGTAATGTCCGCAGCGGTAAGCGTGACCGCACCCGTCTTGCTATTGACGGACGCTACGGCTGAGCTTGAGTTAGCCAAGCGCCCCCAAGCTGTGCCATCATAGATAGCCCAATCACCTACGCCCCACGTGCTTATCCCATTCAGATTGGTGGTACCCGCCACGGACACCACGTAGTAGAAGCCCTTGGTGCCAACACCCGAAGCGAGAGCAGGTGTGTTCGTTGATGCGTTCCACGTCGTCTGATACGTCAGCGCACCACCGAGCGACGCCGGTAGATACTTCGATGCCACAGTTGTGGAAGGCCCCGACAAAAGATCGGTAGGCAGTCCCACGTCAGTAGCTGTGAGTGTGATTGCTCCCGTGCGCGAGTTGACGGACAGCACACCCGTATTGGTAAGTGTCCCGTTGGCGGCTACTGACAACCCGGCCGCCGTAGGGATCAACACACCGCCCAAGACAGTAGCTGTCGCAGCGGGCAGCACATACGATCCACTGATGTTTGGCTTGTCTTTCAGGTCGTTATAGCTACCCGTGGCGGCGACTGCAGACAGGTCCGATAAAGCCACTCCGATCTGTTGGATTGCCCCAGTGTTATCGAGTGTGAACAGCTTGCGGTCCACCAGATTAATCGACAATTGCCCCTGAAGAAGCTGCGCTGCTGTCGGCTTTACTCCCGCCGTGAGTATCCTTGGGAGCGCGACTGGAATATTAACGTTCATTATCTTTTTCCCTCATTAACCAATCACGCCGCCGTCAATTACCAATCCCGTGATGAGCGAGAGAGGAACGGCATCACTCCCAACAGTTGGCGTAGGTAGCCCCGTGACCTTGAATGAGTTCATGTTGATGGCCCCGCCCATAGTTCCGCCTACGATAGGAAGCGCAGACACATCAGAGGCAGCAAGCGTCACGTTGCCCGAACCATCGGGTCCTTTGCTGTTGACAGTAGCGACCGTGCCTCCAGGTATCGACGCAGTGATCGTGATGAGCCCGGAGTTATCGGTGATCGAGACGTTGGCACCAGCGACCAGCGATTTGATGACAGCGGTATTAGCTGGAGGCGATGCCTCAACCAACAACACAGCCCCCGTACCCGTTTGCCCGTTGACCTCAACAATCGGATTCGAAGTGGCAGGAATCGCCGTCCACCCCTGGTTCTGACGACCGTATAGGCCGCCGTCGTTGGGAGCCTCAGGAACGCCTGTACCGTTGATTTGAATCGTGTTGCCCGTGTTCGACAGTGAAATCGCCTGACCCGCAGCAAATACGATGTCACCAACCAACTGACCTGACGTGCCCGTTGCAAACGAGGTCACCGCAGAGGTCAACGTCGAATTGATCCGCAGGTTGCCATTACCGTCAGCCGCCAACGTAATGTTGGAGCCTGCAACAACGCGCTTGATCTTGATGTTTCCAGTCGTAGCACCTGAGTCACTAATTAGTGAGGTACCCGAAGCAGTTGACGTGTCCGATGCTTGGACTACAACCGCACCCGTCTGTCCAGATACTGAAGTCACCGCGCCGGAAGCTGAGATTGTGCCGTCTGCTGCTATCGAAATACCGGTACCAGCTTTCACGCCACCGAGATTCACACCCGTAGGTGCGGCCAAAGACAGATTGCCCGAACCATCCACAGACAAACCGGCCTTGACGATAACGCCACCAAGCGCTGAGGTTGTAGCTGGAGTGATAGTCTGATTCGCAGTAATGGTCAGCGTCTGGTTCTGTGCATCTGGTGTGATCGTGATGTTCGAACCGGCAGCTAGCGACTTGAGAATGGCGATACCACCCGTCGTCCCGTCATTTCCGATCAACGAAGTCCCCGTGCCTTCAGAGGTAACTTGCGTTACGCCCTGTGACGAACCGTTGATCTTCAGGTTGCCGTTAGCATCCGCTGCGAGCGTGATACCTGAACCCGCTACTAGGCGTGTTAGCTTTATGTTGCCTGTGGTCGCACCCGAATCAGCGATAAGCGACACGCCTGATGCTGCGTTGTTATCCTGCGCTCTAACGACAATGTTGCCGTTCGCGTCGGGTGATTGACCATCCACCGTCTTGACCGAACCAGCATTCGCGAGCGCTGCCTGCAGGCCCGGAATGTTCGAGATTGCGATTGAGACGTTCCCGGTACCGTCAGGACCCACGTTGTTGACCGACGTTACCGTCCCCGCACCCGCGCCCACAGCGGGCACGTAGGAAACACCCCACACGAGATTGTTTTCGCTTGCGAGTGAAGTGGTCGGGAATTCAATGGCGTTTCGCCAAACATCAACCGTTCCCGTCGCGGGTGTTTGCACGGGTGCGGACAAACTAAAATACAGATCGAGTTGCGCGCCGTTGATGATGGCATAGGCCACGTTCTGGTATGGGATAGTCAGACGCCAACGCGATCCATCCCACAGATACATACCAGGCTCTTGCGTGCCCTCCGAACTGGACAGCACCAGCACCAAACTCTGAATATCGTTGCTGTTAGGAAGTGACTGGGCCCACGCCGCGACTACAGGTGTAGCTACAGCGCCCCTGTGCAGGGTCACTGGATAATAAAATACGCTTTCCATTAGGTTGCCTCTTATCGCGCCAGTATTTATTTGGTAGAGACCAAGTTACTTACTCCCCGACGTGTGGTCGTGAATCATCTCGATTCCAGTAACTTGGGTAAATCAAGCGCGTTCCTCACCAGACGAATGTCGAATTCGCGAGATTCAAGACAGGAAGTCGCTGAGCAACAGTGACCGTCGAACCATTGATGATTTGCGTGGCGCGCGTGAACGCATCGGCATCCGCCTGCGCATTGAGTCCGTTGGAACTCCAGAACCACGCAGCGGACAGCATTGCGTCTTTGATGTTTGATACGAGATTCGGGTTGGCAAGAATGCGGCCATCGCCGTACACCGCCTTGTCATAAGCTGCATACGCAGCACGCCCGGTTAGCTGGATGGCACCCCGGCCATGAAACAGCCAACCGTCACCCGACTCAACACTCCCGTTACCCATGCGATTCGCGTACACGAGGTTCGCTAACGCTTCCGGGTTGTTTATGTAGTTCGGGGCGTAGGCCAGGCCCGTTTGGACATAGCTAACGCTCGGCTGAAGCGGAGCCTGCAGTGTGAACCGCGTAGGCCAAACCGCAACCAGTCGCTGAGCCGTTGTGTACATCAGGTTTTCTGAAAACGAGGTGTATCTCGCCGTTTCAAAACACGTCTGTGCCATGAAATAACGCACCCGGCGCGGACTCTGATCAATCTGGAAGCGCGCCATTGCCGCGTTAATCGAATCAACAAGGATCGATACTGTTGCTTGTGGAAGTGCCGGACAGAATGCGGAAAGCTGAGCCGCTTTTATGGAATAGCTCGATGGTGTAGACATTTCTATACTCAATCTATGTACAGCGTCGCAACGCTCATCAGGATCGTTCCGTTCTTCAATGGATTGAACGGATAGATCACTTCTACGTGCAGTACGTACACACCGCTCTTGATGAACGTAGGAACAGTTAGCTGTCGTTTGGATAGGTCCAGACGCGTTGTGTCCTGAACCATTTGATCTGGGAACCGGTAGGCCACGTTCCCAGACGCGTCGGTCAACCACGTGCGATACATCTCACGCTGTGCCTGCGTCTGAACGATCACTGGGACATCCAGGTTCAGGCTCTGCCCCGCCCGAACCTGGAAGTAGGTAGACGTATCGACAATGGTCTGCGCGGGCGCACGTTCCACCGACCACACGCCCCCAACACCAACTAAAGCTGCCAGGACAAACGGCGAGGACAATGCCAGAAAATGATCGGCAGCGCGCCGGATACTCCTGAGCGAAAGATGTTCTTTGGTCAGAATCACTTTTAATCCCCTTCGTGCTCCGTGCGTCCTTGACGTTGTTGAACACCCCCGTTGACCCTCAAGTCAATTTCCACCTTCTGGGGATGCTCCCGTTCCTCGTCAGATTCCGGAGGAAGACCCATGCGTAACCGATACAGATTTTCGATTTCCCTCAAGGCACGCGTGCCCATCAATCCGGCTATCGAGATAAGCACAGCGGACAACGGGCCGTTGATGTTGGTCCACTCGCAAAGCCAGAAGGTCAAGAGCCCAGCGAAGCACGCGGTGACAAGATCGCGAAACAAGATATAGAACGAGAATTTCGAACTGTGATTCAAGTACTTGACTGCGCCCCCGATTAGCGCGACCCCAAACACCCATAGATAGGTGCCAAGCGGGTACCCAAATGGGTCTTTTTGGTCAAACTGCATAGAGGCTCCGTTTTTCTGAACTACCGAGATGAAATTGATGCCCGATGCATTGCACACAGCAATTTCACGGTGTGCAGTAAATAAAGAATTGGGGGTGTACCTATGCAGAAGCTTTTAGGTCTTTCGTCGCAGCGCGCATCACGTGCGATTGTTGAAAACGAACGCGAAGTTCTGTTGTTCATGCACGCGTTCCTGAAGCAGAGCGGAGCGGGCATCGCGGCCGACGACTACGCAGAACTGGTCCCTGCGCTTCAGGCAGAGGTCCAGTCCAGGTTTCATCCATATCTTCGGGTGCGCGCTATCGACGCCCACACAGCCGACGAATCCGACTACGCGACGACCACCCACGTCAAGATCGTGGTTGAATCCACATTTCATGGTGAGCAATGAGAAGCAAACGAGAGACGATTTTTGTCCCTGACGGTCCGTGGTATCTGCACCGAATTTTCTTCACGACCAAGACCAACCGGCCGTTGACCGAAGTCATTCCCTACCGCCTGTTGAGCATGATCTGCAAGGACGCGTTGGCGGTACGTGCAAACTACGTGTGCTGCGCGTTCGACGGCCCAGACGTTTTCCGCTACAAGGTTTATCCGCTATATAAGGGGGAACGCAGCGGAAAGGCTCACGCGGAACCGGTGGACGATGGGTACCGCAGTTCAGCCTCGGAACTCGACGTGTACGATTTCCTTGATCCCATCTACCAACTGTTCTCGCAAATCGGTATGGGCTTCTACCAACCGAAGAAATACGAAGCGGACGACGTACTGTGTTCGATAGCCCGCAAGTACGGAGACAGATACAGAGTCATCTGCGGAACCTCCGACAAGGATGCATACCAGTACCTGACCGAATACGTTTCGCTATACGACTCTTCGTACAAGGACCCCCAAACCAAAGAAGCGGCTCCGCGATTCATTACGGTGGCTGACGCGGAAGCGCGCAAGGGCGTCAGAGTCGATCAGATGGTGGACTACCAGACGCTGATAGGCGACAAGGGCGACTCGATACCTGCGATCAAGGGCTACGGCCCTGTAACTGCAAAGAAGCTGCTTGAAGAGCACGGCACGCTGCAGGCTTGGTATAAGCAATCGACCGGCAAGGAGCGCAGATTCATTCAAGAGAATCTCGAACTATTCCGCCGCAATCGCAAGCTCGTGCAACTTGTGGATACGTGCGCACCACCCTCAGACGTAGATGAGTGGAAGCTGTACAAGGAGAAGCCGGTAATTTCACTCCCCGGCCCTTACCACGATCTGCACAGCGTCATGTACCCGAAGACCAAAGGACTCTTTCGTTAAAGACAAAGGCCCCAAGCAGAGGATTGCTTGGGGCCTTCGTTTTAGTATTGAGCGGGGAGTCCCTGCTCTTTATCTGCTGCATCTACTTCCGACACCTGTGCCTCAGTCAGTAGACCGGCCGCAAGATCGACGTTCGACAAACAATGTCCGGCTCCGAATAAAAAATCGATAACAGGAGCGATGATCTTGGCCCATCTTTTACCTTCTATCAGACCGTCCCCAACTCGCGAGGACATCGTCTGTGTTGAAGGTCCCCCGAACATCGAGTTTCCACATTCGTCTTGAGCTAACGCCATATTTTTGGCTCTGCTATGCGATCCGACTACCGCTTGGATCAGCATGACAACACTGAACAGTGGCATGAACAGCGTGACCAGAAACCACAGCGCTATCAACTTCAGTCTGCTCATCTCAATCCCCGTTTTGAATTAAGGTTTAGCCAGGATGCGCCATTGCATATCGAAGTCGCCACGGGCAACGGCAGTCCCTGTGTTATCCAGCCAGTACGCAGGTGCGTAAAGCGTGATTTGCGTCGAACTGAGTGGCGCAATTCCTCCAGAGAAGCAGGCCGAGCCGATATCTGTGACCAAGCCGCTGAGATAGGTACCGATAGTGACAGGCAGCGTTATAGTCGTCGTCGTACTACCCGCCGTCATTACATGGTGACCACCAATCTCCAAGGTTCCGTCCGGGTTCGTGCGATACCAACTGCTATTCGATGTCAGCGAATTTGCAGCCGCGCCCGACTGAATCCGAGTCCACGCGCCGTTTATACACACCGCCAAATCGCCCACATTCCACGTGCTAATTCCATCCAGCGCTGTGGTTCCAGCGACGCTCACCTCATAGACCATGCCCTCAGCGTTGACCGCCTCGTAGTCTGGATTGGAAAGACCCGTAACACCCTTGCCGTTGTACGATATGTCAATCGTCTGCAGTCCACCGGAAACCAGTGACGTGTTCGTGTCCGCTGTCGTGTTGCCCGTGTGTGACTGGATCACGTGGTTCGCTGACGCATCCCACTTCCCTGCATTGAACCAGTCGCCCAAGGTGTTCTGATAGAACGGCAACCGGCCATACGTGTATGCGTCGGTATCGGGGTTTGAAGTCCCGGTATTGATATCGAGCGAGGGCACTCCGCCCGGAATGTTCACAACATCTGAAGGAAGAGCACCGACTGAACTCGCGTCCAACACCACGATTCCTGTTTGTCCGTTGATGCTCTTAACATTTGCCGAGAGCACACCCGCCCCTGTAACAGACAGTCCTGCCCCAACCATGACACCACCCAGTGTCGAAGCTGACGCAATCGGAAGCGCAGAACTCGTTGACACCTGAGTCCAGGTTGACCACGTGTTTGACGCTTGCGTGTAGCGCCGGAAAAACAGCGCATTGGACATCTGGTAACGCTGAATCACGTCACCGCCAGTTGCGGATGTTGTGAACGGCTCGATGTCCAGCGTGCCTCCCGCCGCTGTCGAAGGCGCATTCACAAACGATGCAGCGTTCGCATCCAGACCGAAGTACAAGCCGCACGTTTTCAGTGTGTTGAAGTCGGTGCCTGCATCAATGGCCGTTGGGTTAACGAGTCCCACGGGAGCGGGTAACACGACCGCCACATTTCCGGCCGCGTCCGGAGACCCGCCGTTCACAGTCTTGACGGGCGAGAACCCAAGATCGATGATCCCGGTGGGGCCAATCGTCAGGTTGCCATCTGAAGGAGCCTTCACACCTCCGAGCGTTGACGATGTCGCGACCGGCAACGCGTACGGAGCCGGGGTCCCGATAAGCGATGAATACAAACCGGTCGTTGCGACAGTCGCCAAGCCCGAAATGTCGGTGGCTTGCAGCACAACGTCACCCGTCATACCGTTCACCGACAGCACTGGATAAGAGGTAGGCTTAACGTTCAGCAGACCTCCTGAAGTGACCGTCAGCGTATCCCCAACAACCACGGCACCAAGCGATGACGTTGTTGCAATCGGAAGGTTAGGGATTGTGGTGCTCAGCGCCTGACGCCCGAACGCTAGTACCGTGTCCCCTACTTTCGGTGTCAGCATCAGCGGGGTATCGAACGTGAGCACTGCGTTACCGCCGCTCAACGTCACGTTCGCTACGTAGCGACAAATCCCGTACAGCGCACCGCTCGAAAACTCGATGATCGTCGCACCCGGATACGCTGGGGACATTCCCGGTACATACTGAGATTGCGAAATCGTGATCGAATTGGGAGTGAATGCCGTGACCGTCGCAGCCGCCTGATTAGCGTACTGATAGCAGTCGAAATTCCAGAGTCCCGTCTGCGACGTGTACGCCATAAACGATGACTGACTCGAAGACGCGCCCGTGATGATGTAGGCGTTTGGCGTTGCGCTCTGCGGTGGCGGCAGGCTGTCCACTGATTGCAAGACTGCCATCTGAAAATTGTTGGATGACGATGCATAGTCCAACCACATCGCGTAATTCTGACCCACAATCGACAGATAGATATCGAGACGAATCGAGTTACCCGAAAACACACCCGCCGATTCGGGTTGCTTGTTCAGGAGCACCGAGTTTGAACCCAGCGCAAACAGCACACCGTCCGTCGTGAAGAGTCCAAGCTCACCAAACTGAAACGGTCCAAGATCGTAATCCAGATAAACGGAATATTTGAAGACATTCGCGTTAATCACCTGGAACGATGAAGGGGCACCGGTATTGACGAGCGTACCGTGAATATCCGTGTCTGTTGATTCCGGGATATACCCGTATGCAGAACCCAGCTTGAACGTTGACAGTTCAATCGGTCCTGAGTTTGCTGCGAGCAAAGCTGCGCCCGCGTTCGTGATTTGAACGAGCAAAATTATTCCCCTTTAGATTGTTCAGGCGTGGCCTAGCAGCTTCGGAATATCGAGTGCTGGCGTCAGAAACTTGAGCTTCGTCAGATCGCCTTGAACATTAACTAGCTGCGCACGGATTTCGTTCAGGAACGGCAGAATCTCCGTCGTGAACGCTGGGTGCATACGCATGGTGTCGAACTGATCCACCGGTATGGAACCCTGCATCAACATGAAATTCTCGGCTCGATACATCAGTTCGAGCTTCCATTCCTCAGCCTGCGCTGCCTCGTGCGCTTCTGCGTCCGGAAGGTGTGCATACTTACGCAGCGGTTGCAGACGCTCCTGCAACTTGTGAATCATTGCAAGCTCGGCTTCAGCAGCCGCTATGTTCTTCTGCGTCGTTTGTGCCGACCCGTTAATTTCCAGCAATTCAGCTTGCGCTTCGAGCTTGTCCGCTTCAGTCACACCATTCCTGTCCACTATCGCTTGCGCACGCATGCGCTTTGCTTCTGTGCGCAACGAATCAGCCTTCGCCAGGTTCAGCGCGTCCTGTCGATCATCCCTTAGGTCGCATAGAAGAGACCAAGCGGCATCGGGTGTTTTACACGAACCGGCAACAAAGTATGCCAACTGAAAATCATGGTTCTGTCGATTGGTTTTATAGTGCATGATTAGAAGTGCCCCGGAGTAGACGAAACACCTGTTGCGGAAGTAATGGCTGCGGGAAGATTAGTACCGCCGACCACAGTGTCACCGGCATAGGTATAGATCGAAGTCTTGGCAGCGGCATTGCCTACAGTTGCACCGCCCCCTGCTACAACACCGAGCGAGGCTATTCCGGCAGCGGCTCCGCCCCATTGCGGTTGCATAAGATTGGTGCCAAGCGTGCGAACGTCGCCAGCGAAGGTGTATTTCTCAGTGACCGCCAGCGCGCCCGTCGAATTACCACCACCCGCAATAATCCCTAGGCTGGTGTTACTCATACCTGCACACCACGACTTGACTGCGGACAGCGCGGTTCCTGTTGTGGCCGAATTATTGGAGTATGTGTATTTCTGTGTAGCACCCTGCCACGCGGGACTAGCTGAGGATGCCTGACCGCCTGAGAAGTAACCGATAGTCGCAGTGCCGTAAGTTGCTGATGCGTTGATTCCCAGCGACAGTGCCGTCCCTGAGGCTGATGTGTTACTGGAATACGTGTAGATGTCAACGGCCGTAGACCCAGTGAATGAGCCGCCCGTTCCAATATCACCGCCTGCGAAGTAGCCTATCGTTGCGTTGCCGACACTGTTCGGCAGTGCACGCGAGACCCTGAGGTTGCCACCCGTAGAAACCGAATCACTAGCGAACGTCAACACCGAGGACGTTGCGATCTTTGTGTTGGCTGAATCTTGCCCGCCCGCAAACAGCGCTAGTGACGGAGTGCTAGTGCCCGAAGCATCAAAGGTGTTGGATACCAACGCAGTGCCATTGGCTACCGCGTTATTGGTGAACGCGTATTTCATCATCGCGTCAAACTTCGATCCGAAGATGCCCACGCCCGTGCTATAGGCAGGAAACGGGGGTTTCCCCGATCCCCACCACATAGAGTTCATTGCAAACATATTAAGCCGCCGTAGCGAGAAGAGTGAATGTCGCGTTGGCCAACGTCGCATCCGCTGTTGCAGGAGCCACAGCTTGCAGAATGTCACCGGCTATTAGCTGCTGCGTTGCGCTGCCCGTCGTCGTGAACGTAGGTGCAGTGCCTGAGGCTGCATAAACCACAGTACCGATTGCCGTTGTTGCGCCTGAGCGAATACGGTTGATGGTGAACGTCGTGCTTGCCGTGGCGGAAGCTGTCGCGAAACCAGCGGACCCAACAAAGTTAGATGCGAAGTTCATCGTTCGCACTGCGACGAACTGACCGACAATCTGGCTGGCACCCGGAATTCCTGCGATGCCAAGTGGCACGTCGTAGTACTGGCTGGCCACACTAACCTGAAGGTTGCCGTTACCATCCACAGCTACGGCGATGCCCGCACCCGCCACTATGCGACGCAGCTTGATGGTTCCTGTGCCCGTACCGTTATCGGAAATCAGCGTTGTTCCCGATGCTGTTGACGTATCGGCCGCTTGGATAGTTACTGCACCCGTCTGCCCATTTACAGACGTGACCGGTGAGGCCGCAACACTGATCGTGCCGTCGCCCGCAATGGTGACGTTCGCGCCTTGCTTGACACCACCCAACACAGATGAGGTGGCTACAGGCAATGTGTAGGGTGCTGCAGCGCTGTTGATTTGCAGATTACCGTTCCCGTCAGCCGCCAACGTGATGTTGGAGCCCGCAACGATAGTCTTCAGCTTGATGTTAGCCGTCGTCGCTCCGCTGTTAGCAATGAGTGACGTGCCCGTAGCAGCATTGTTATCTGACGCCTGCACGGTCACTGTCCCGCTCTGCCCCGATACCGAAGTCACGACCCCGGAAACCGAAATGGTCCCGTCGCCTGCGATACTCACACCAGCCCCTTGCTTCACACCCCCAAGGACTGTTGAGGTAGCTACCGGCAGCGTGTAGGGAGAGGCTGTACCGTTGATTTGCAAATTGCCATTCGCATCCGTCGCAAGCGTGATGTTCGTGCCTGCCACTATCGTTTTCAGCTTGATGTTGCCCGTAGTCGATCCACTGTTAGTGATCAGCGAAACGCCTGTTGCTGAATTGTTGTTAGTCGCCTGCACAACAACGTCACCAGTCTGGCCCGACACCGATGTAACGAGAGAGCTAGCGCTCAGTGAAACGACTCCGTTGGTAACTGACAGGCCGGTACCAACCTGCATGAGTCCAGGAGCAGCAGCCGTAGCCAACGGCAAAGTGACAGCGCCACTCATCCCATCAACCGACGTGACGGGCGTGAATCCCAGATCGATAACGCCCGTTGCCGAAATCGTGATGTTGCCGTCGCTAGGCGCTTTCACTCCACCAAGTGTAGTGAGGCTCGCAATCGGAAGTGCATACGTATCCGAAATCAGCAGGTTGCCGTTTGAGTCCGGCGCTATTGTGATGTTCGTGCCCGCAACGATAGTCTTCAGCCTGATAACGCCTGTCGTTGCGCCTGAGTTCGAAATCAACGACACGCCTGAAGCAGCATTGTTATTCGTCGCTTGCACAACCACCGCGCCGGTCAGCCCATTGACCGAAGTCACCGGGTATGGGAGCGCTGCGGCATCCACCGCGAGCAGCCCGTTCGGCTGCACCGTTAGATACTCGCCAACAATAACGCCACCGAGTTCGGAGGTCGTTGCCGCTGGGAACTGCGGAATTTCCGAATCGGCCACTCGAACAAACGTCGCGAACGTATCGCCCGCCGCAGGCTGCATTGCGATAGGTGAGTCGAAACCGAGCGTCACGAAGTTGCCGGACACAATCGCTGTCTCAACGTATCGACACACTGAGTACAGAGCGCCGCTCGTGAACTCAAGAATCACTTGGCCGAAATACTGCGGCTGCATTTGCGACACAAACTGGTCCAACGCTATCGTTACCGACTGCGAATCCGACGTAACTACATTCGCATGCGTCTGGTACCCGTACTGATACGCGTCGAAGTTCCACAGACCAAACTTATCCGTGTACGCAAGAAACGCTGACTGACTATTTACTACGCCCGAAATTATGTACGCGTTCGGGACAGCTTGATGAGACTGCGGCAACAGATCGGGCGAGGTAAGCACCGCCATCTGGAAAGCGTTGCTGGACTCAGCCAGGTTCAACCACATTTGATAGTTCGTTCCGACGACCGATACATACGCATCAATTCGTATCGAGTTGCCTGAGGTGTTGGCGGCCGGTGCGCTCTTCGAAATCGGAGCGGAGCCCGTTGCCAGAGCAAACAGCGTTGAGCCGACGTACAGTCCGATTTCTCCGAACTCGAACGGTCCCAAGTCGTAATCGAGATACGACGAGTACGCAACAAGGTTTGCTGAAACTGCGAGAGGTGCTGATGGGACGCCCGTATATACCAGGGTTCCGTGAATGCCTGTGTCTGATGCTTCGGGCACGTATCCGTATGCCGAACCAAGCTGGAAACTCGTGACGGTCACTGGCCCCGTATTGCCTTCTAGCAGCGCCTGCCCTGCAGCAGTCAGTTGCACGATCATAGAAGCCTCTAGTAAATAAAGTATAGAAACAGGGGAATTTGATTACTGGTTCACTAAAATTGAAGGTTTTATATGCGCGTGAGGCCCCTAACATCTGTTTCTATAGCCAAAGATTTCTTTCGCGTTTATTCGAACGCGCTTGAAAACACGGTGATGATGGAGCGCGTTGAACCGATGCGAATCCTCTCGCTGCGCGCCTCACAACTCCCCTTTTGTCCTCGCGAATTTTTCATTACTCACGCCTCATACGGCTTGAACCGACCGCAGTCGATGCGCACCGCTTTCTACACGCGCGTTGGAACAGTGGTGCACGACGTTATGCAGTCGTATCTCGCGGCGAGCGGCCGGTTTCTCGCTGACTACCACTGCCTCGAATGCGGGAAGTGGCACCGCCTGTCACTGAAGCACGAGTGCTGCGGATTTCCGACGAAGTATCACGAGGTGCGGATCGACACGAAGGGGATGAAGGGACACATCGACGCGGTGTACGTAGATGAGAAAGGGAAGTTGTGGATTCTCGATTTCAAAACGACATCAGTGAAGGCCGCGCCCAACAAAAAGACTAATCCGGGTGCCGCCTATATCGAACAGATCGAGGTCTATGCAGTCCTCTTCGAAATTCAGTATGGAAAGAAGATCGAAGGATTCATGGACGCGTTCATTCTCCGTGACAACCCCAGCGTTGAACCGCCCGTGTATGCACGGCTTCTGACCGATACGAAACGGGAAGAGGTATTGCGCCGGATCAAACGGTATCGACGCGCGCACAACGACGCACTGGATGCGGAGACATGGAGCGACGTGAAGGCACTGCTCGAATACGACAAGTGCACGAATGACATGTGCTCGGTCTGCAAGAAGGACGACGAGGTTCTGTACAACCAACTCAAGCAGGCGTACCGGTTGGGCAAGCAGTCCGATCACCTGCCTCTGAGGGCTTTCGTAAATAGAGAGTTGAAGGATGCAGCTAAGTGAATGGGTAGCGCTGCGCAAACAGCTACTGGATGACTTCCAGGCAGACTACGAACGCCAGCGCAAACGTAAGCAACGGACGATGTTTAGACCGTCCACAGAATGGGCAGAACTCTATGGTGACTTCCACCAAATCTACGCCGATCCCGACACCGGATTCGATAACGATAACGATCCACAAAACGGTGCAGGTACCGAAATTCGAACCGGTGAGCATGGGCATTACTGAGACGTACAGCGTGCCGCCCGGTGCCGATATGGATATGTACAGAAGGGTGATTCCGAAGCGCATCGGGAACGCGGTGGAGGATGCAATCGACCGCGAAATCAAACGCTACGAACCGACGAACGACTCAGACGAATAAAACATGGCAACCAAGAAACCTGCAGCAGCAGTTCCCGACCCTGAAGAAAACGCGCTTCACCGCAAGTACCGGCCGCAGACACTAGATCGGGTGATCGGTCAGGAAGCAGCCGTTACGCGGATGCGCGGCATGGTCAACACCGGCAAGATTCCGAACGCTATTGCGATCTTCGGTCCGTTCTCAGCGGGCAAGACAACACTCGCCCGCTGTCTGGCGGCTGCTGTGAATGAAAAGCCGGTTGCAGAGCAGCAGGACTACAAGGAACTGAACGCTGCAACTCAGCGCTCAATCGAGGACGTACGCGATCTGGAGCGTGTGTCGAAATTCAAGCCGATGGGTTCCAAGCGCCGTTTCATTCTCGTGGACGAAGCGCAGCAGTTCATGTCGAACGCAACGGCTGCTCAGGGTCTGCTGAAGCCGGTCGAAGAGCCCAGTTCGCACACGACGTGGATTTTCGGCTCGTCGGAGCCTGAGAAATTCAACTCATCGAATCATGGCCGCGCCCTGCTCTCACGCTGCACGGTCTTTCACCTTCAGGCACCGTCAGAAGACGACATGCTGAAGTATGCGATCCGCGTCGCAAAGGGCGAGAAGCTGACGTATCTGTTGGACGAAGATCGCGATCTTCTCCGTCAGGTAGCTCGTGCGTCGGAAAGTTCTATGCGTACGCTCGCGAACATGATCCAGGGCCTGCAGCAGTACTACGACGGCGTGGAAGGCAAGAAGCCCGCCCTTCTGTCTATCGAAGCGCTCGGTGACGTTCTGTCGTCGTTGGAATCAAGTGACGACAAGCTGGCCGTCGATTTCCTCATCGCGCTGTACGCAGGGCAATTCGGACCCGCTCACCGCGCGTTGATGGACGTGTCCGATCCCTTCCAGTTCATGAAGAAAGTGACGTGGGGCGCTCAGCTCCTGTTGAACGTCAAGGTCCTGAAGGGTGAGAAACATCGCAAGGTGTGGTGGAACGAGTCGAACAAGAAACTGAGCGCTGCGGTCAAGGAGTTCCAGCCGACTCTGTCAACGCTCGCGCTGGTCAACTCACGCATCACCAAGATTGCGGCCGAAGCCATGAGCTTTCAAGTTCCGGCAACCGATCTGCTGTCGGCTGAGGCGTACACGCTCATCAAGGAGATGAGCAAATGAAGGCTGCGCTAGCTGGCGGGCTGGCCGTAATCGGCGTTTCGATATTTCTGAGGAACTGGGCGATTGTTGGTCTCATCGCCCTTCTCATGATCATGGCGTGCGTATCGCACTGTCAGCAGAAACGGGAGCGAAAATGACGGTTAAATATGTATTCATTCGTATAGACCCAAGTAGCGAATTCGCGAAAGAGAATCCGTGGTTACTTCAAAAGGAGTGGCGTGCGTGGATAACTGGCCGGGGTGATTACTGCATTAGTGATGAATGGCTTCCCGCGAGCGTTGCCACGGTGTTGCTAAGCCCATCGATCATCACGGAGGTACGCGATGCGAATCCATGATCTAAAGGTTGCAGCAATGCACTTCCCCGCGCTGGTAGATGGCCGGAAGAAATTCGAGTTCAGGGTAAATGATCGAGATTTCCGCGTCTCCGATTATTTACTGCTGCGCGAACTGAATGAATTCATGATCCTGACCGGTCCGTGGCTGCTGTTCGAGGTGGAATACATACTCGATGACACGTGGTACAGCATGCCAAAGGGCCACGTGATCATGTCGCTGTCCGATTGCTTGATATCGGGGAGGGAGGCGTCAGGGCTCGAAGCCTACCGACCGCACATTTTGCCCATACCGCAGTAAATAAATGGTGTAAACAACACTTCTCTCCTGAACCAGCGAATGAATTATCTACACAGTATTGGGCTTCAAAATACGGGGCCGTTTAAGGATTTGAAGTTCGACATCAAACCCGGCATTTCGATGATCTACGGCCTGAACCGGGCTGGAGGTCGAAACTCGAAAAACTCGAATGGTGTGGGTAAGTCGTTCTTGGGCGGAGCGCCTCGCGAGATTGTGTACGACTCGCCGTCCGTTGGAGAGAAGTCCGACCGCGTGCGTCATGGTACGCGGTCTCTCGAATTCACGAATTACGCAGGCAAGCGTATCTTGGTTGAGCGTCAAGCCAAGGGGCGCGGCGAAAAAATCAAGATCGTGGAGGACGGGGTTGACAAGGAATTCCGGACCCCAACCATCGCCAAGTCGTACATCGAAAAGGCGTGGCCCCTGACCGATGAAGAGTACGACACGTACGTAGCAATCGATTCTCGCGTTCCGCATCCGCTTGTCATGGGCAAGTCTGCGGAACGTTTGCGTTTCTTCACCGAATTTTTCAACATAACGAAGATCGACGCTGAGCGGAAACTGTATTCAGCCGAACTCTCGAACCTCAAACGCGTACGCGCTGCCTACGATGAACTCCGGGCCCAAGCCGACAAGCTACGCGCAGACATCCTACCGACAGAAGAAAGAGAGAAGTTAGAAGCTCGTGTGAAAAGGCTCAGGAAGCAGCTTAAAACGCTTCAGGACCGGTTCACGGGCGTGCAGGATACTCTGCGACTCATGCAATTTGCCGACAGCGCCAAGGAGTCTATACAGATTCTGGCGGATGCCACGGCCGAAGGCGAAATCACGCACAAGGAATTCGAGCGCCTGCAATCGGACAACGCGTGGGAGCTAAAAAAGTGTAGAGCCGAACTCGAAGACGCGGAGCGCTGGGAACAGTACAAGCGCGACAACGAGCGGTACATGCGGATGCTCGAAAAGCTCTCGCCGTTTGCCGCGAAGCTCCTGAACAAATACGGCGATGACGTGTTCAAGAAGACTGGCCCGCAGGCTGAGCTACGGATGCATCAGTCGGTCAATGTGCAGGCCGCCGACCATGCGTACCGCGTGGTGCGCGACCGACTTAGGGTCGAACTCCCACCGCGCGTGGAGAAACCCGAAGAAGATGAAGGCGATCTGCAAACGCTGCTGCGCGTGTACAAACACCATCTAGAACACGCCGAACAGTTCGAAGACGGCAAGTGCGAAACATGCGGACAGCCGGTCAAAATCAAAGACCCCGCCTTGGTCCAAAAGAAGATTAAGACGATCAAGCAGAAGCTTCTGGACCACGAAGCGTACCGCGAATACAAAGAAGCGCTCAATCAGCGCCGGAAGGACAAGGCAGACATTCTCACGCTTAAGGCGGAGCTTGAAAAGGAGCGCGCTGAGGAAGATCGTTTGAGCAAGTGGGAAGACGCGCACGAGGAACTGTGCAAGCTCCCGGAGCGCCCCGAACCGTTCGTGGGCAAGAAGCTTCAGACGGTCGTCCTGAAAAAGATGATCGAAGAGTTGAACGAGCGCCGTTCTCTGCTCCGATACATGGAACCGCATCTGGATTCAGTGATCGACTTCCAGAAGCTGACGAAGGAGCAGATCAAGGAAGCAGCCGAATCTCACGATCTGGCTTTGCAGATGAACGAGCTTCAAGACAAGTGTGCACGATTTCAGGCGAAGCTCGAAGTGCAGGAAACACTGTCGGAACGTCTGGCAGATATGCGCACACGGCTCCGTGAGATGCGCGAGGAACTGAAGGACGAAGAGCCGCTGAAGTTGCTGGTCCAAGGGTTCCAGGACAAGAACATCAAGAAGATGATCATTGAAGCGATCAGTCAGCGGCTGATGGCACTCGTGAATAAGTACGCGGCGATGATCCTACCGGAACAGTTCACGTTCGAGTTCAAGTGGGAATCCGACATCAAGATTCTGTGCCACCGGCCGGAATCGAAGGAGCCCATCGACGTGCGTCGTTTGTCGGGCGCTGAGTCCACGCTGTTCACGCTGATTCTGGTGTGTGCTTTGCTCGCGTTCGTTCCCTCGAAGAAGCGTAGCTCGGTCCTGATCCTGGACGAGCCGACCGCGCGTCTGTCGGATGAGATGACGCAGGTGTTCGTGAAGCTCGTGCGCATCATGAACACGCTGATCCCGTCAATCGTCATCCTCAGCCCCAAGATGGAAATCATCGAAGGGGCACACGTCTACACAGTCGTAAAAAACAAAGGTGTCTCACAAATCGTTGAGGGCTTCCCGAACCAACAGAAGGTAATCAAATGATTTTAAACGCCTATGGCCTGGTGGATTGCTCACCTATCGAAGCGTCAGAAATTCTGAAACGCTTCCAGTTGAGCCATTCCGTAGTCGGGGGATTTATCCGCACGATGGCCGTGACGATTGACGGCTTATCTGCGGCGCAGCCAGCGTGGCCTGTCGTGATCGACAAGCTGAAAACGATTCCGAAGATCAAGACGAAGCGGTCACCCCTCATCTACTTTGTGTGCGATGCGCGCACCGCTCTCGGACAGTCCAACGTCAGTCAGATGCTGTGGCCTGAGCGCCGCACGAAGTCTCTTGAGGACTCGATAAAAGATGCGCTGGTTCACGCGTTGGACGCGGAGGCAAGCTGGTCGCTGACGGTCAACGAGCCTTCACTATCTGACTACGTACTGATTGCCTCGAAGCCTGCCTTCCTCAACCTGATCCAAGGTTCGATTTACCGCATCACGCCGTACCCGAAGCGCAAGGAAGTGCAGAAGCTGTGCATCCAGTATCTCGCGGGGATGGTGCCCCTCGCCAAGGTCAAAACGATCCTCAAATCGAGCCTGAAGTTCAACGATCTGCTCTCGATGATGGACTCAGACAAAGCGCTGAATCTGCGCGAAGCGATCAAGGCAACCAACAGCAAACCAGTGGAACAGGTGTGCAAGGAATTCGGCGTTGAGCAGTTCGAGATCATGTACGTGATCAAGTCAGCGAGTCAGAATCAATGAGTAAAGTACCTTGGACATGGGTTATGCATGGCGACTGTCTGGACAAAATGTACAAGATAGAAGACCAATCTGTTGATCTTATTTTGTGTGACCTACCGTACGGAACCACTGCCTGCAAATGGGACTCGATAATCGCATTCGCCCCTCTCTGGGAGCACTATCTGCGTATAACAAAACGCAACGCTGCAATCGTGCTGACCGCCTCTCAGCCGTTCACGACCACGCTCATAGCCAGCAATATTAAGTTATTCAAGTACTGCTGGGTGTGGGAGAAGACCAAGGGCAGTAATTTCGTTCACACCAAGTATCAACCCTTGAAAGTGCACGAAGACATATGCGTATTCAGTAAGGCTCCTGCTGCGCAGGGTTCGAAAGACCCTATGCGGTATCACCCGCAATTCGAGGCGGGTGAGCCATGGGACAGAGGTTTCGCTACGGGCGGTAAGCGGGTCACAAGCGGTGGCATGAAAGGCTATCTCGGAAAGAGCGATGGTAAGCGGGTTCCTCGCTCAGTCGTGAAGATTTCAAATCCGTCCGGCAAAGGGCACATGCATCCCACGCAGAAGCCGGTTCAGTTGATGGAGTATCTAATCAACACCTATACCCAAGAGGGTGACACGGTATTAGATAACTGCATGGGTTCGGGTACGACCGGTGTCGCTTGTGCGAACACGGGCCGAAATTTCATCGGCATCGAGAAGGACGACAAATATTACCCAATGGCCGTGGCTCGCATAAAGGAAGCCAAAAACAAGCAGTAATTTGATAGGGCATTCCCTCATTTCCCTGGAGTCTTAGCAACCATGCCCTCTTTCATTCGCTTGTATCTGGTACCTGTCAACGGCCAACCGCAACAGGTGATCGATGTTGATACGACCGACCTCGTTCTCTCAGATGGCGCGTTCCTGCCCGTGCAGGCAGCGCCAACTGTGACGCTCGTAGGTGCACCCGTCACGTCAGCATTCACGCCTTTCGCCTATGCGCCGATCACAGACGGCCCTCTCGATCTGTCCAACACGCAGCAGCAAGAACTTCGAGTGTGTTGGCGAGAGCCCGTGGGTACCGAGCTATTCCCGAATGAAGAACTGATCACTCAGACCGACCCGTCAGGCGGTACCTGTGTGTGCGGCGTGACTTGCCAGGGTACGAATCTCAGTTTTGTGAAGGTACAGAACGTCGCTCAATAAAGGAACACCAAATGTCACAAAATCAGTATGGTCTGCCGCTGGCAGCACCCTCAACACAGACCGTGCTTCCGGTTCTTACGACCTCCGGAAACGTGGTCGGCTTCTTCCCTATCGCGAGCACGACCTTCGCTGGCACCGAGAAATCGTTCGTCCTGGCTGACGGCTCTGTGCCGATCACGACAGTGACGCTGGCCCCGAAGAATCTGACCAACGTCAACGATGAGCAACGCGTTGAACAATTCATGGCAGCGCAGTGGCCTGAGGTGGAAGACGGTCTGACTCCGTGGCTCGGCTACACCGAACTCGTGTATTCGAGCGTCCCGAACACTCTCGGCTTCTACTCACGTTGGGCGCTGACCCCGACGAAGATGATCAACTTCTTCGGCCGTGGCGTGTATCTGGACTCTTTGAAGTTCAGCCTCGCAGACTTCGTTAACCCATCGGCCGCTTCTCCAGGGAATCCGCAAGTGACGACACCTCAAGCGCTGCGCTGGGCAACCAGCATCGACATGGCCGCGTTTGACCCGAACTGCGCGTTCTTCGATTTCTCGTGGACCACCCTGTTCAATGCGAAATTCAACCCGGATACGAACACGCAGAACACGGGCAACTTTGTTGTGCCGCAGTCGATCAGCATTCAGTCGAATCCCGCAGGCGGTTACTTCAAGGCTTCGGTGGTGACGGGTCAAGGCGGTCAAACGATTTCGGCCGGTGGCGGTGCCGTGTTCGACACGATCCGGATTCTGCGTTTGCAAGACCCGCCCGCAGGAACCTACACCTTTTCGTTCTTGGTCACCATGAACACAAACGGTGTCGTGACTTCAACACCTGCAACGCTAAACCTGACTGTGGTTTGACGCCAGTAAATAATAAATAAGCCAACAAACTGACCCCTTCCCAATGCGTTTTTCTATTGATTCTGACATCGTCAACGAGGCGATTCGTGTAGCACTTCGCCTCGCCCCGCCCATCACCGGCAACTTCACCTTCGAGATTTCGGACAACCAGATTTACCTGCATTCCGTGGACGCACTGAGCCGCTGCTCGATCTTGATCCCTGCCCCAGTTGACGGCGAGGACACGACGTTCGCGATTCCAGCAACGGCGTTGAAGGATGCGATTTCAGGCCGCAAGGAACTGACGTTCGATTTCGATGGATCGTTGCTCACGATCAAGAGCAGCCGCTACCGGGTGCAGCTAACGACACTGGACGCGATTGCTGTTGAGCGTGAAGACGTGACGGGCAAGCCGTGGGTCGTGAGTATCGAGCAGCTAACGTGGCTGAAGAATGCGGTTGCTGCCGTCTACCTGAAGCCAACTCAGAACATCACATCGTTCATGCCCGTGTCGGTTCAGTTATCGGATCGGTCTGCGTTCGTCGCGTGCGCCGACGCGAATCACATGATGTTCACGCGCACCAAGGAAATCACTGGCGACATGGAATTCACGTTGCCGATTGACACGCTGACGGCCGTCCTCGATACGTTCAACAAGGTGCAATGCAAGATGCTGCTCACTGGGTCAGCGCTGCACGTTAAGAACAAGCTGGTTGATGTGTCGCTGGCGCTCCCTGCAACGGACGACGATTCGGTGATCGGGATCGACATGCTCCGGGAAAAGGCGCAGGAGTCGCTCAAGGTTGACGCGCAGTCTATCGAAGTGAAGAAGTCAGAGGTTCAGGGCTTCCTCAGCAACGCGCGTTCGGTCTCCGACAAATCGCGCTCTGAAGTCCAGGTGAAGTGTGAGCCCGGATTCGTCACTCTCACGGTTAAGACCACGCTGGGGACAGCAAAAAGCAAGCTGCCAGCAACAACCAAGCTCGATGCAGAGTTCAGGATCGATGCCGAATACTTTGAAGAGGCCGTTCGCAAGTCAGGTGACTCGGTTCAAATCAAGTATGCCGAATCTTTTCTTGTCCTAAAGACAGCAGACGCCTACTCGCTCATCGCGTTGAATCAGGAATAGGAAATGTTATTCAACAACGACTTGGACCCCCATCTGTTCTATGAAGCAAATGGGGGTTTTTCCCTTTTTACGCGGCCGGTACCGAAGCGCACGACCATCGAAATCGGACCGAGGATTCCGCTGGCTTGCATGTTCACTGCTAACTGGCTGTTGGTAGGTGACGAGCGCGTTGGGTATTTCTTTCAGTCAGAGTTCCAGACGCTGAATCAAGGTGGCTACGTCGCGACGTTCCTCGAATCGAAGCGCGGGGCAGCGACCGCCGTGGAGGTAGTTCTGAAGATCGACAAGGTGCTAGTCGTCTACAACTACCCGGGCAAGGGTTCGCTCATCGTGTCGCCCCGCGTGTCCGATGCGCTCAACCTAATATTTTCGGAGCAGTGATTAATGGCACGCAGTTCTAGAAACGAAGATTTCGATCTGGATTCGCTGTTCGACACCATACGCCAAGACGATGCTTTTTCGACGTTCCGAAACATCGTTAAGACGGCCCGCACCTACCTCAAGATCGAACAGTATCGCGAAGAGGCGCTGGCTCTGATGATGAACCGGCTGTCTCGGCAGATTCACGGCAAGAAGCAGTTCAGCCCAAAGATCATGTTGGAAGCCGCAGCGAACGACATGTCCAGTCGCGCACGTCTTGTGGAAATACGGGTGCGTTGCAAAGTCCATCTGGATAGCCTGGAGGACGCGTGCAAGGCACTGAAGAACCACGTACTGACGACGTACATGGAAGAGATGCGCGCGTTCTCAAACGCTGAGTCACGCAACGCGCTAATCGAGCGGGTACAGAAGTCAGCACGCTCCATTACCACAGAAGCCACCGCCCTGATCGACATGCTTGATCAGATCGTGAACGACATAGACAAGGCTTCCTACCACATGTCCAACATGACTCAAATGATTGTCATGTTGGACGGTTCGAAAGGCTCCAAGGTGATTTGATGACCACGACCCAATCCCAATCTACCGCGCAGTGTGTGGAACTGAAGCCGTGCCCGTTTTGCGGGTTTCAGCCTGAAATGGACGACCCGGATTTTCTTTACCCGCTCACGACATCTCGGTCTGTATGGGGCGCGCATTGCACAGCACCTTCAGGCGGTTGCGACGCTTCCGTACTGGGCGAATCCCGCGACGATGCTCTTCTTCATTGGAACAACCGCGCCGCTGCCCGCGAGGAAGCACCGCAGGTTGGGCTGACAGATGAGCAGCGGGGGGCTATCGAGTGGGCGGCAGGACGGGCGCATGTTGAGGCTCTGGGCAAGCCTATTGAGGGAGTTGAGGGTAAGCGCTGGCGAGTCTTGAGCGATCTATTCCGTGCGTCAGCGCAGAGTGGTCTCAAGTTGCTAGTGAATCGCTTTCTCTCGTGGCCCCTGCCACAAACGGTCGCGGCAGATCAATGTGCCACGAACCCGGCATACCCGTTTCCACGCTCAGGCACGAACCTGCTCAATGCCGACGAAGCGGAAGCTATGTTGCAGCACGTGCTCGCGCCTGATGTGGCGTTGGACGGAAATCAGTATGGCAACACACGTTGACCTATAGGTGCTCTAAATGTCAGTGAACCTACGAAACTTCTTCAACCACTTCCTGGAGCACGCGGATCAGACCACGTCGCACCTATGGAAGTACACAGAGTACGAAACCAAGTTCGGCTATCGGCGCGAACTGGCATTGTTCTCATCGGCCATGATCATCGAGTCGCCATCGGCTCAAGGCCCCGCCGAATACTCACTGCTGGTTATCGATACACAGGAGCAGCGTCTGTACCAGCACATGTCCTACCTGCTGTACTACTTTGCGCCGTACTACCTGGCAGAGCACGAGCAGATCGAAGTTCGACTGCACGGCAACTCCTATCAGGCAATTGTGACGCTCGAACCGAAAGGTCACTTTGAAGTGGAGTCGGTGACTGCAACCGGCACCCTGGAGAAGATTGACAGGTTCGGCAACTCAAAAGAAGTCGAGAAATCGCGAGTCAACAAAGTGCGTTTCTCACGTAATCCCAAGGTGACATCGTGAACTATTCCATTCTTTCGGGCCCTGCTCTGGCAGTTGACCCAAGCTCTTCGCGTTACTACGCGTTGATGAACACAGGTAACGCGTCGTTCGTCGGGTCAATTGAAGTCAACAAAAAGACCAGCGTGTATGTGCTGTCGCTGAACTCAGACCTTCAGTCAACCGACGATCTGGGTGCGCTTCTGTCGTTCGTCAAGGCCCTAGCCAAGCAGTACAAGGGCGAAAACATCGTGGCGACTGGTAATGATGCGCTGGTCCTGGCTCTGGCGCTGGCCGCAAATGTTGCATCCACTCAGGAGCGAATCGTACAGGGCTGGACTTCGCTCAACTTCACGCTTGAGGCTGTAGCGGACTCAACACTGACCAACGCACAGGCTCCCGTGAAGGTCCGTTTCACAGGTGCCAATCTCCAAGGCATCAAGAACATAACGAACGCGTCATCTATCACGCTAACGATTTCTGCAAAATGAAATGGTCTACTCGCACGCCGACTTCCTAAGAATTTCGAAACAAAATCAGTCGCTACAGTTCGACTACTCGCAAACAAAGTTTGTTGGCGTGTGCAAAAAGGTTACTGTGCGATGTCCTCAGCACGGCATGTTTACGCAGCGCGCAGAGCACCACATGAAGGGCCGTGCAGGATGCAAACGCTGCGCGTCAGACCTCACCACGGCACACACGAGACACACCAGAGCACAGTTCATTGAGCGGGCGTCGGGGGTGCACGGCAGCAGGTACGACTACTCAAAAGTCCCGACAGGGAGGCTTCCTTTCAAGGTGCCTATAGTTTGTCCGAACCACGGCGAATTCTTACAGGCGCGGCAGGACCACCTTGCGGGGAAGGGATGTAGGGGTTGCGCAGTCGCACGTCAGAAGCACGGCTACAGATGCAGCAACTGGCACGGACGGGAGATTCGATATCAAGGCTACGAGCTATACGCCGCGAATTACCTTGTCGAACATAAAGGCATCGCGCCCGAAGACATTGTATTCAGCATGGACCCAGCGGGGCGAACCCCGGTCATCAACTGGAACGGCCGGAAACATTATCCCGACCTATGGGTACCGAAAGAAAATCTGATCATAGAGGTTAAATCTACGTACACGTTCGAGCGTGATCGCGTGCGGAATCTCCTGAAGACATATTCAGCACGCCGTGCGGGTTATCGCTACGTCATCCTGGTGATGGATGATAAAGGAAACCGTGTTGCTGGATATGAGCCAAATCAAACAAAAATGAAGCCCGTACCCGGTGCAGGCTTCAGAACCAAACCTGCGCCTATTCTCGTACTATGAGCGACCCGATTACCGTGCATCACCGTGAGTCTCTGCTCGTGCGCAGAGACCTCCTACCTGTAGATGTACGAAAAGAGATTCAAGCGAAATATAGCTTCCGGTTCTACGAGGAAAAAGCCTGTCAAAACTGTGAATTTCTTCCGGATCGACACTGCGATACGTGCGACAACTGTGCTGCATTTCTTGGCGGTGCCGATCTGGCGTCCAGCGTCGAAATCAGGGGCAAGAAGTACATCAAGGCACCGGCCGGTGACAAGCCCAACTTCCTGAAGCTGCTGAAGCGCAACGGGCTTCAGTTCAAGATCAAGAATCACACTCCCGACATTCCGATGAAGCGCCCGTTCAAGTTCACGGGCACGCTCAAGCCGTTTCAGGATGACGCGGTTGATGCGATCTTCGAAAAGATGCGCGGGGTTATCAAGGCCCCTCCCCGTTCGGGCAAGACCGTGATTGGAGCCGCCGCAACCTGCGATCTGGCGTCGAAGACGATCATCGTTGCGAGCCAGCGCGAGTGGCTAAACGGATTCCGGGAAACCTTCGTCGGATCGAACACACAGAAGGCGCTGACCTCGTGCGAGCCTTCGCAAATCGGGTTCTGCAAGACCCTCGAAGAGTTCGAGAAATACGACGTGTGTCTCGTGACTCCGCAGACGTTCCTGTCGGAGAAGGGACAAAAACTGCTGCGCGAAATCCGCGACATGTTCACGGTGATGATCATTGACGAGATTCACACTGGAGCCGCGCCGAAGTACGCGAAAGTGATTTCTTCGATGAACGTGCGCTACCTGATCGGTCTATCGGGCACACCCTCGCGTAAGGATGGCCGCTACGTGATCATGCGCAACCTGGTCGGTCCCATCATATTTGAGGCCAAGGTTGAACGCCTGCGACCCCGGGTGCGGCTTGTCAGAACGAAGTACCAGTTCAAGGCCAAAGGTATGGTTCCGTGGGTTCGTCTGGTTTCGAACTTGGAGAATAACCCCGAACGTCTGAAGCTGATTGCAGAGTGGGCAGTTCGAGACGCAAAGAACGGCCACATGATCCTGATACCGATGGCTCAGATCAAGCCAATCAAGGCGCTGGTCTTGGCAATCAACAAGATTGCGGGCAAGGAGATAGCGAAGCCGTTTATTGGTTCGCTGAAGAAGAAGGACCGGGATGATTTTCTTGAGTGGGCACGTACCTACAAGATCAAGGTGCTCGTTGGCTCATTCAAGCTGCTATCGACCGGCACCAACATCCCCCGCGCTTCTTGTCTGTACGATGTTTCGTTGTCCTCAAATAAGGAAAACTGCGAGCAGCGTACGGCGCGTGTCCTGACACCTTGGGATGACAAGCCTGATCCGCTCACACGCTATTTCCTGGACGACATGCCCGTGCGCCGTAGGTGTCTTCAGATGGAGTGGTATCAGGTGGTGCGGCCGAAGTTCAAGCCGATCATATCCGACTCAGATACGGAGGTACTGAATTCGTATTTCCGGTCAAAGGATCAACAGGAAACCGCAGGATGGGATTAACCCACAGTCAACGAAAAGCAGCCGCGTGGAAGCAGAAACAGGATGAGCTAGGCAGGAAGCGGGTGGCGGTGTACCTCTCCGACGACGAGCAGCAGTTTCTCAGGGCCCTGAGTAAGGGGTCTAGCGTCAACGACGGAATCTGGCAATTAATCCAGTTGGCACGAGTAAATAGTAAGTAGACAACTGGAGATTCTAATGCTCGACCTCATCAGTCCGCAGTATCCGGGCGTGCCATCTGTTGCCAACGTCGTAAACGTTCAACCGACAGAGCGAGCCAAGCCAGGCATCAACTTTTTCATCCCGTCAAAGCACGCTCATTCGATACGTTCTCTGTCGAAGTTCCTTTATCTGTACTACGACGACGAATCGCCCCTCAGCCACCATTATTCAATGAGTGACGTGGTTCGGCAGATTTTCCCGGATACGCGTGAACTGACGATGGGCGCTATAGATGATGCACGAGACCTTGGTTACAACGTGATCGCGCTCTCGCGGTTTGCAGACTACGGTTTTCGAGTCTACGGGGAAAACCTCGTCACGCGGTCGGGGTACTCGCCCTACCCGACGATTCCCCTGACCTACATCCTGATGAAGACGCTGAGCATCGTGTCGTGGGCCGTCCGAGACTTGATCGAGACGCGACAGCACACCTTTGACGGTATCGAGTCTGAACAGCAAATCGCTTTGTGCCGACACCTGTACGCACCACTGGCAGACCTCCGTTCGAGTCGTAAGGGTCGTTTGCCTCGCTTGAGCGACCTCAAGGTGTTGGCACCGGAAGAGTACGTACAGATGTCGTTGACGTTCAATAGCTTCTCTTACAACCAAGAGATATCTGTCGGCATCCGGCTGCATAGAGATACGCCGACGTTGTGGACCGTATCGTCGGATAGACCGGAACTGCTCAACTTGCTCCTAGACACCGCGACCTTTGCTTATCCGCAGCTTTCCAGATTTTCCGAGGCGCTCGTCAAACCGCACTTCTACTTGGATGAGTCCGTCATCCTGACCATTGAACCATGAACGAAGTTAAAGGGGGCGCACCGCAGCGCCGCGTGTACCAAGGCCGCAAGGCCCCGTCAAAAGCTCCTGCCTACCGCCCGGAGGATGAGGCGGTTATCGACACCTCAACCAAGAAGCCGCAACCCGCTGTAGAGGTTTCTGATACGCAACTGCCAACGCGAATTGCAGTTAAGCAAACCGAAACACTGCGCCGCTGCGTTCCGGGTCACGTGTGGGCAATTCCTGCCTTCAAATGGGACCCTACTCCGTTCGGTCTGGAATCGGAGAAGCTGAACGAAAAGGTGATCGAGGCGCGAGTTCAGAACGACTCGCTGTCTCTGTTCATGGAAGACCCGGCCGCCCCGATGATCTACGGGGTGTCAGGTGCTCCGGACGACACCAAAGCCAAGCTGTTTGCCGCGTATCTGTTGTCGATCCATCTAGCGAAGGTGAAAGACGCGCGTATCGAATGGGCGACTCTGTACGGCGGATTCGAAAACCCGATCATGCGGAAGTACGACAAGGAGCACGGTGACGAAGAACGGGACCCAACCATCCTCGTCATCTCGAATCTGACGCCCAACGCTACGACCGTGAAGCTCGACAAGGCGCGCGATCTGATCGAGCGCTTCCAAAAGATTCCGCGCATCGTCGTTTCTGCCGGGGAAGACCCCATCTCGTTCCACAGCACGAAGCTGTACACACCAATCAACGCGCTTGCCTACTTCAGCGAGGCTCTGCTACGCCGACGCGTGGAGATTATTTGATGAACGTTCGGTCAATCAAGAGGCGCAACCTCACGCGCCTGAAGCGCAGTGTCGGTCGTGGCTGGTCGGCTGCTGCAGTAGCGATTTCAGCATTCAACCACGCGGTCAAAGCCTACAACGAGTGGTTCAACGCTCTATTGGCAAAGGAGTTCGGACTGTCGCGGTTCTTCTTAAGCTCTGCGCCCGACACCCCCTCTGTGTCGAACTTCGCAAAGCTTGTAGATGCCCAGGTCGTGACACCGCTTCTCGACGCGTACATAAACAAGGAACACTAATGAAACGCCGATCATTTATCCAGATGCTGGCTGCTATTCCCGCTGCCGCTGCGTCGCTCAAAGTATCAGCGCAGGTTGCGTCACTCAAGGCGGCACCGTTTGTGCTGCCACCAGAAAAACCCCCTGTCGCTGCGGTTCTCCCTCCGGTCCCAGACCTCGAACTTCCGGAGCTACTGAAGCAAGTCTACGACGCCCGCCGCTACGACCTGAACGACGACATAACACGCAAAACTATCATCTTCGAGATGAGGGATGTTTGTTTGAGTTTCCAGAACCAACGCAAACTGTATGACTTCCTGATCGTGTGTGACGCGTCAAATAACACTGCGTCCGACATCGTGGACAGGAACCTGAACGTTGATGTGTTCCTCTGCCTTTCGGGACACGCGGGACACGTTCACTACAGATATGACATCTGGGGCATGCACCTGATGTCTCCGTCCGGTCGATATGTCGTGGTTTGCGACGAACCCGCGTGCGGCAGTAAATAAAGAATATAGACTTGTTCACAAGAGGTATGCATGAAGCTGGCTAGACCGTCAGTTGAACTGGCAGTGCTTCGGGGAGCCTGCAACAGGGATAAGCGAATCGCCGGTACGATCTTGGGTCAGATTGACGAATCGTATTTCCACTTCCCCGAATCTGTAGAGGTGTACCACGCGATTCGCAAGCACATGAAGGACACTGGCGAATCCCCGACCTACAGATTGATGATTGACGACCCGGGGCTAAGCGAGGGTGCACGTCAGCACTTGCGGGATTCAGAAGCTGTAGTCACAACGATCCCCGAAGCGAATAAAGCTGTAGCGTCGTTAAATAAGTATAGACAGGCGCGTAGTCTTTTCAACATCGCTGCATCGATTAATGATTCGATGCAAGCCTCCAAAGTAGATATTGATCAACTGCTCGAACAGACTTCGCTGAGCTTAAGCGACGCACGTTCGAGAAAGTCCAGCAAGCAATCGTTCGTTCACTTCGGTGTGAACAACAATTCGTTGGGCCGCATCAAGTCGATTCTCTACGATGATCGGTCAGAGCAGATTATCCCCTCAACCATCGAAGCCTTTGACGAAGTAGCGAAGGGGTTCACGCGCGGGTCGCTCGTGACAATCGGCGCGAACTCAGGCGGTGGTAAATCGCTGATGGCAAATGCGATGGCTCTGGGTATGGCTATGCGCGGTTACCGCGTCCTCGTCGTTCCTCTCGAAATGACTGAAGACGAAATGACGTGCCGCGCGATGGCTAACATCACGGGCTACGATCTAACGTCGATTCTGACTCAGGGGCTAGCGACCGGAGAGAAGGCGCTCGCAGAGAAGCGGATGAAGCGGTGGATGCGTCAGGTGCGGGAAGCCGGGGGGCGCTACACCATCTACAAACCAGAAGAGGACATGACCTTGGAAGAGGTCTACGCCGCGACATCTGCGTTTGACTACGATGCGACGATTGTGGACTATATCTCGCTGCTCAAGGGCACCGATGGCGATGATATGTGGCGTGCACTGTCGTCAACAGCACGCTACGGCAAGATCAACGCAGGTGCTGAAGACCGGCTGAACATTCTGCTCTGCCAGGTGGACGAGACCGGCAAGATTCGGTATTCCCGCGCTATCTCCGAACACTCGAACAATTCATGGATTTGGGTCGCAACGGAAGATAACAAAGAGACCGGGATCATGGAGATTGATCAGCCGAAGTCGCGTAACTCACGACGCTTCAAGTTCAAGGTTCGTATGGACTACGCACGTATGCGTGTTGAGTCCGCGCCGAACGATGACGCACTAGGCTCGATACCAGAATCCGGCGCGAAAGATGGAAAGGCCGCCAAAGACGGATCAATCAAGCCTAAACGTAAAAACCTCCCTAACCTTGCTGCCGACATCTAATGAACAGTGACATTCGTTTCTACGTAGCCAACACCGACCACGCCTTAACGCGCGAGTTCTGGCCCACCATTCTGTTCTACGGGCAGTTGTGTGGTCCCGTGATTTCAGGCGAGTTTGCGGGTTCGCAGATGATCAAAGTGGTGGAGGCTCCAGATTGGGCACCGTTTAAATACGGTGATCAGTTTGTGGGTCGTCTGATTCCGTCCTCGCTTACGGCGCATGGTTTTGACTTTCCTGTGCGAGACCTAACAACCGATGGTTACCGTAAATTCTTGGTGTACACGAATACGGTGGAAGAGGACACAACGCACCTGATCGCATCGGCTGATTCCTACGCCGATGCGCTGGAGCATGCGTACGCACACGCGCGCTTCGCCAACCACGAACGGCGCTACATCATCGTGGACCGGGACAAGGCCGAAGTAATCTGCCAAGCGATGTTTCATCCTGATGACGCAGCGAACTCCTGGGCGTGGGGTGCCGCCACATGATCAACCTGACGACTCTTGGACTAGGTGGGTTGGCTGCGGCACTGACGGCCGGATGGCAGCAGATTAGGAATGCTATGGGCTACGTTTCGAGCTTTGTGCTGATCAAGGCAAGCTTCGATCACGACCTGTCGCCGGTTGTTTACGCCTACCTGAAGCGCAACTACAAACCGCTGCCGTCTGGCCTGCTTAACTACGTTTCGCATCGAGTCACAACCATGCGCGGACGCAAGGACGCAGTCCTTGTCCCATTCCGGCTCCCGGCTCCCATTTCGGTGTACGTAGGCAAGCGCGCATTCATGGTCGTGAACGCGGATTCGAGCCAGCTTCAAATCCGGGCGATTCGCGGGCTGATCAACTTCGACAAGCTCACGTCGGACGCTCTCGACTCCTGGGATGAGCACCTGAAGCTGAACAGCAAGAAGCGCGATTCTCGTTTCTGGGTGCGCAAGATCATAGGATCAGAGAAGGGTATGGGCGCTGCCCTCACCAACTATAAGCGGAAGCAGGCCGATTCTGGTTATATTGATGAGACGTCCCCGGTGGGTAACACAGTCAGCGGAAGCTCGTTGCTGCGTCCTGATCTGACGCTTGATCGCTCATTCAAGTATGCGCCGGATACCTACGCGATCCGGGATGACGAAGATGCGCTGAACGGGCTCTTCTTTGAGCCTCGCATCTTGAAGTATTTCGAGCAGGCTTCGCGCTGGCTCCAGATGGGTGACTGGTATCTGGATCGCCAGATTCCGTGGCGTCGTGGTTGGCTGCTGCATGGTCCGGGAGGGACTGGTAAATCGAGCATAGCCAAAGCCGTGGCCCAGAATCTTGGAATCCCGATCAACCACTTCTATCTGGCCACACTGTCCGATCAGGAGTTCATTGAGCACTGGGAGTCGATGAACGTTCCCTGTATCGCGCTATTCGAAGACTTCGATAACGTGTTCCACGGACGCGAGAACCAGACGGAGCACAAGTCGCTGAGCTTCGACTGTGTGCTCAATCAGATTTCTGGAGTGTCGTCGCTGAACGGTGTTTTCTTGATCATCACGACAAACCATATCGAGCAGATAGACCCGGCGCTGGGTGTTGTCAAGGAAGAAGGTTCCGGCATTTCGACTCGCCCTGGCCGTGTCGATTCGGTGATCGAGGTCGGGTACATCAATCAGGAAAACAGACTACGGATGGCGCAGAAAATCCTGAAGGACTGGCCCGATATCATCGAACAGTTGATGCGCGAGCACGCTGATCAGAGCGTCGCTTGGACTCCTAGCCAGTGGCAGGAGGTTTGTATTCAGGCCGCGCTCGAAAAGCTACAGTCAGACGAGCATTTGACGCACGTGCAGCAGCAGCAGCAACCGGTGGCGCATAAGCTTCTGGTACACGCTGAGTAAAAGCAAAAGCCCCGCAAACTTAGATCAGGTTGCGGGGCTTTTTTCGTCTATTCGGAAGGTCGTGGGTAGAAGGCTTGAGCCCAAGCGGCCGACTTCTCATCGTCGTCCGCATCGCAGCCCATGCCGATGCCCAAGGCCGCTGCGAAGTTGACGGATAGCTGGTACCCTTCCTTCACCGCTGGGGGAGCTTCTAGGACAGGGACCTCCATTTCCGGGTGCGCTGCTTTGAACAGGTACCCTAGTGGGTTACGCACGAGCCCGCACATGAATCTGCCCTCCACAGTTTCCAGCGCAACGCACGGCCCGCTGCTGCTGTGCAGGAAATCTTGCGCGAGCATGCACGGCTCCACGGTACAACAGTATCCGCAGCCGTTACAGGCTTCGCCAGATTTGGGCTTTTTGAGATTACTGAATTGTCTCATTTCCACAGAATTAGGCGGGCTTGAGGACTACCATCCCTGAGGTCTCCGGGTTACTACGACTCATACGCAGGTAGGCTTCGCCCATCTCCTGGGCCCTCTTTTTGGTTGTGAATTTGGCGGCTTCCGAGAATTTATGGGTACCTCCGTAGTTTTGGGGTTGATCACCTTCTCCGTAAAGAAAGTAGCCGCCGTTCTTTGAGTGATAGTGGACTACGAACATGATTGCGCCTTTGCGGTGACTGTGAGACTAGGATTCGGAAGCTCGAACACCGGCCGCGCAACCTTGTGTCCGACACGTCGCAGCATTTTCGTATGCTCATCTTCCGGTGGCGGATTCGCATCCCAACACATTGCCGCCGCCACGTGATCGAAGGCCGCCGTTGTGTTCTGCACGATGCCGATACCAACGCTGGATTGTGAAGCGCCCATACGTACCCAGCCAGCTAGCCAGTGCATGAGGGTGTATTCGATTTCGAAGGTCTCCCCCTCGTAAGTGAGATACGCCACCGGCTCTGGCTTTCCTAGCATCGGTGGTACGAAGAGTTTATGGCTGGTCATGGCAGTTTGGTCTTGATGAGAGGTGTCGGCGGTTACCACTGGTAGCCGAACTTGGTATCGAAGTATTCACGAACCGACTCGTTTTCTTGAAACGGTGCGGTCAGCGACAACGATTCGACGGCCGAAATCTTGAACTCGTCTGACCCTTCCGTACCGGTGGCGTTGTCGCCAGCCGCCATCCAAGCATTAGCGCATTTCGGCGGAAGCTCACCTGCAATCAATGCCGCGTCGATCTGGTCAAACACTGCAATCTTATTCATTTGTTCCCTCTGTGAGAGTCAGTCGGGTTGCGAAGCAGGATCGAGCGCACATGCCTTTGCTTCCTTAAAGTACTGGAAGAAGTACGGCTCTTTGAAATCGAACAGTCGGAGCGCCACATGGTACCCCTGGGTCGTCTTCGTGATGCGGGCAACAACACGAGTAGCAGGCGGCTTGCTGTCGTCTTCGACAAACCAGTCAATCAGGCTTTCCTTTTTGATGGTAAGCGCCATGTCAGAGTGCCTCCAGCATTTCTTCGAAAAGATCGCGGTCGTACTCACCCGCGATCAGCAAGCCAGCTATGAACGCTGCTTCTTCGGTCCACGCGGGATTGTCCGGAAAAGCGCGCCTGGCTACCAGTACGTTAAATCGAAGGTGCCTCGCTAACTCAGACATTTTGCATCCCCTGGTGAACCCACAGATTCAGTATATGGGATGTTGACGTTTTGTGCAACTACTTCGGATAGGTCCAGAACTTCGCGAACTCCAGAAGCGATCCGTGCACGCTATCTGACAGCAACGTGCGGCCGATGCTAGGACAGTCGAAGCGTTGGTAGTTGATGAACGCTGAGTGAATCGACTGGTTCAGCCCCTCGAAGTTGTCCACCAGATCGTCAACCAGAGCGACCGGCTGCAGATCGTGCAGCACCTGCAATTTTGGATTGCCCTCCCCTGCCCGCTTCACTGCGTAGACCTCAGAGATGGGCAGGCCATGCAGCTTGCAGTTGCTCAAACGCGCGGCTTCGAATTTCGGATTCATTGACGAGACGATCACAAGCTTGTAGCCACAGCCGACGAGCAGCGAACACGCCTCGTCAGCACCATCCATAAGCGGCATCGTTGCCCACGCATCTTCACCGAAGTGTTCGAAGAATTGCGCTTCCTGCTCCGCGCTCTCGAACTGGACACCGTGCGCCGTATGCGCGTGGTAGGCATTCGGTTCCACCATAATGATGTCGGTGCCGAAGGCGGCTTTCCAGACTCCTGGGTACGCCTTGCGGTAATCGAACACCACCCCATCCCCGTCTAACGCAATTACTTTTTCCATGCTTTCCGTTTAGGTTTGAAATTACTTTTTGAGGCCCATCTGCTGATCGAATGACGCGGCCAGGAACTCAGTCATCTTGCGATCTGCGCTCATAATTTCCGCATCGTACGGGGTTGCCATTTCGTGCGAACGCGGAAACTTGCGAAGGGCTTCGCGGATTATGATGATTTCGCCCTCCGTCAGAGGTACGTCGAATGTCGGCTCGTCCATCAGATACGACCGAGGAAGGACGGAGCCTTGTACGCGGGCGACTGCTTCCACAGCCATTCGGCAATACGCTCTCGTGCCGCGATATGTCCAAGCGGATACGGTCCGAAACCTTTGCTTGCAACCTGCACGGTGTCGATGATGAACGCGCCCTCTTCCGCCAGAGCCCTTTCCTCGAATTCGATATTCACTACGTTCAGGCCGCGCGACTGAGCTTTGCGGATCAGGGCCATCAGTTCGTCTTGGGCGCTGCTGATTTGAGCTACACACATGATGCACTCCACATAGTTTCAGAAACTGCCGGTGCCGCGTTACTTCAACACGCTCGCGTCAAGCTCGTTCTTGCGTACCCGGCCCAGGACGTACCAGAGCGTGTGACCGAAATCGCGTTCCTGATCAGTGCCGCCCATCATCCGGTCGGCTAGACGATCCAGCTTAGCTAGGTCATCGGTTTCGATGAAGTACACCTTTTCGTTTGAGGCCATTTATTCTTGCTCCGGTTCGTTCACATCCGACAAACCCGATTTTACGCCGTCTGCACAAAACGTCAATACGTTTTCCGCGAGTGGTGGCCGAGAATTTCGTCATTACAAAATACGTAGCATTCACTACAGTTTCCAGCGAATGCTGTGCTCCGCGTGCGCTGGGCCAGAAAACGAGCCGTTTTGCTCGATCCGCGTAGGGATTTCCTGACAAATCCGTGAAACAAACTGAGGACCTAGCGCCAAGTCGCTGAATAGCCAAACGTTTGCCCGTTTTCAGCTAGGTCCCGAAGTGTTTCACGGAATCACAAACCATCAACACGACACCCAAGCGCAGCGTTCGTCTAATGTAGTATGTACTCCTTACATAATATTTTGCCGTGTCCGAAGAATCGCGCGCAACCCAGCGATGTGGCTACGGACCTGAGCGGTAACCGGGGGCTTCATGTTCGACGTGGGCCCCTCCCCTGCTGCTGACTGCGTTGCCACTTGTGCGGGTGCCGGACCGAACGCCTCCAAGTTATCGAGCGCAGCACGACGAATGCGTCCCTTCTCAAGCGCCTCTGCGAACTGCTCCTTCCAGCCTGCAGCCTGCCGTCCCACCCCTTCGCCACGAACGTACACAGTCATGGACTGGCCGTCCGTATCGAGCACGTACTTGCGCTGGCCGTCAGTGTCGATAAACGTCTGTCCTGCACACCGTTGTGCAATGAGTTCCGCGTTCGCTGCGCATTCGATTTGACGTTGTGCCGCGTGTCGAGCTTCGGCCTTGCTTCGCAATTGATGAGCGAAATCGACAGGGCTACGAAGCAGCGCACGCAGATAGTTGATCGGTCGCTTCGCAGCCTTCAGATGTTCCCACGTAGCTTCAACAACGTCGGAGAGCCGTTTGCGATTCTCTCGCGCTTCCTTCATGAGTTTGAAGATCAGGAAATCAATGAAACCCAGGGACCGCAGACGTTGAAGGTCCGCAGGCAGTTGCCCCGGTTGTCTCTTTTGAGAAGAAGCAGGGTAAAGATCACCATATATAGCACCGTCTGCCACGTTGGCAGTCGGGCGGATAAATGAAGGAAGGCTGGGCTCAGCGCTCTGCATCCGGACGGCATGTGAGGGCGTCTGAGCCGCTTCTGCGGGCGCTGTAGGGAGTTGCTCAGCCTGCACCTCAACCAAGCCAAGAAGAAGCGCTGCGCGCTCTGTGAGATGCAAATTCGCACGGCCGAATCGACCGACTTCAACGTAGCGGGATTGCGGACGACGTTCGATGAGTTCTGCGGCTTCTAGGTCGTCCAGGCTGCGATAGAACGTGCGCATCGATTGCATTGCGCGGCCGGTCAATAACTCACGGCGGGCAAAGATCGCAGCGAACGGGCGATTAGCGTCAACTGTACGGGCTAGGGCAGCGAGAACAGAACGTGCGCGTGCTGGCAGTTGTTCGATCTGGTTTGCGCGGAATGCAGCGCGAAAGATAACCCACGGAAGGTTGATCGAATCGCAGCGAAACGCGGCAAGGGCGGCTGCATCGTTTGAGACTTCGGCGGGTACGGACTGCTGGGGGCGAGCTTCACCCTCGCCAGCAACGGAGTGTTGCGCGATTGACATGCTGTGCAGTCCATTTTTCAGAAAATGGCTGAATTCACTTGACTGTCAATCTCGTTCCGCTACACTCGGGATTGTTGAGGTCCTTGCCGATTTCCAGTCGGTGAGTGTAGTGCGGGGAACGGATTTCCAGCCGAGCCCTTTTATGCAAAAAGCCTTCGGTTCCAGCCGAGGGCTTTTTCTTTTCCCGCCTCAGAATCACTTCATAGCGTGTTCCTCAGAAGTTCCAACTTGGAAGTCCTTGATTCAAAAAGGATTTTCACTTTTCGTCCTGTGCGTGCGCCCGTAATTCTTTGGCCCGTGCTTCCAGAAATGCCGTTAGCCCTTCCCTAGCTGCTGCGGCTTCCTCTTCCGACTGAAATTCCATCCGCACAACGTTGCGTGCCGTGCTCATACTGCAATACACGGCTTTGCCAACGCGAACTTTTACCCGCTCTGCCTTCTTCGTTTCTTTGGGCTTTGCCGGTTCCGTGCTCGCCAGCTTCACGGCCTGTGTCTGGTCAATTTCGCCCTTCGCCAGTTTCTGCACAGCTTCAATTACACGTTCAGCCTTCCCCTCTGCGGCCAGTCCGGAGAGTGCGCTGCCAGAGGTCGCACCAAGCAAAGCAGGGCGCTCGTTCAGCATCTGCAGGACTGGTTCCGGTAGCTGCTCAAATGACATCAACCGGGAAAGGACGGAGGTTGCTACGCCCGCACGCTCCGCCATCTGCGCTTGCGTGATACCCGGGTTTTCTTCCTGAATTCGTTTGAAGCCCTGGTACTTTTCGAAATCGGTCAGGTCCGACTGCATCAGGTTTGCGTAGAACGCCCCGGCGCTGACAGAAGCCTTTTCAGCCTTGCCCATGACGCACATGATCGTGGTGCGGCCAAGCTCGCGATACGCGTCCACCCGATGGTGTCCGGACCAGATTTCGTAGCCACCTGATTCACGTGGCAGGACGACCACCGCATGAATCAAATCGGTGGTTTTCAGGTTGTCGCGAAGTTCGATGTACTTTTCGCGAGGCATGTAGCGCCGACGCCCAGGGACCTCATGAAGTTGATCGAGCGGAACCTCAACGGCGGAGCCCAATGGATTTCCATTCGCCAACGCCTGCTCAAGTTGCTCGCGCAAACTTGCATTCTCAGCGTTCGCCTTTTCCAGTTCTTCCTCTTTCTCTGCAAGGATCGGCATTGCGGCCAGAAACTGACCTGGACCAGTTTTCGGGCGAGCTAGCGGTTCGACTGGCCGGTTACCGCTGGGGCTTGCAATCGCCGCAGTTCGGGCCGCCATTTTCTCCTTAATGCTCATGCTGCGACCTCCAGTTCAGAGGTCCACAGCGCGAAAATCTCCTGGTCGATCATCTCTGCAAATCGGTCGTATGCTTCACGCGCCCGCTGGTAGGTTTTATTGCTGCCGTCGTACTTCGAGATATCGTAGACGGTCCCGAACTCGGTCGATGCGCTCGATGTCACGGTCGTCGTGGGAATCTCAACCGGCAGCACATGACGCTCGTACGTGCGGTTAATCCACTCGCGCACGGCGAACGTTGCTGCCTGCGATTGATCGACTTTAGCGAGCAGGACGTGGATGAAATCGAAGTGCTTGTTCAGGTCCGGCACGATCTGTTTCATGCTCCGTGCGAAGTCCGTGAACAGCGACCAGAACTGCGTGGACGATGCATAGTCCAGTGCGTTCGGCGGAGTCGGAACAATCAGGCCGTCTGCGGCCATGAACGCGTTGATCGTAACGTAGGAGAGGGCAGGGGGCGTGTCGATGATGATCATGTCGTACTGATCGAGCAGAGGTTCCAAGCCCTTTTCTAGCACTTCCCAAAAACGAAATTCCCGTTCGCGTGATTGCTTGAAGGGAAGGTAAAATTCAGCGCTGAACAAAGACTGACTGCCCGCAATGAGGTCGATACCATCCCAGTACGTCGGCTGGATCGCGTATTCGAGCGAGTCCGCTTCACCGTAAATGAGGGGCAGAATCGTTTGGTCTTCATTGACTTCGCTGTCAGCCAAGATTCCGTTCAATGCGGTGAGCGATGCTTGCGGATCAAGATCAATTATCAGCACGCGCCGACCGCGCAGCGACAGGCCCTGAGCCAGAGTCATCGCTGTTGTAGTTTTGGAGACGCCCCCTTTGAAGTTTCCGATTGCAATCTTTTTGCCCTTAACACCGTCCGGCCGCTTCAGGTACGGGCCAACTTTCTTGACCCATTCGCGCGCTTCGACCAGCGTGAATTCGCGCGTACGCGGCAGCACTGTGCCTTGGGGCAGGCCGAGTTCAGGCTTCTCCCAGTAATAGTTGATCTTCTTGCGATCCACCTGGCAGAGCGACGCGAGTTGTGAGGTTGTGAACACAGGCGCGTGTTTTCGCGGATGCGGAGCAAGCATGCTCTCACGCACATTCATCAGCATCTCGCTCGCGTTCTGTGCGATGAACTCAATGTCGTCTAGGGCCACACGATTCGGAGTGTGCTTGACAGAGTGTTCGATAGATACGATTGGTTTGGCAACGAGCATCTTGGACTCCCCTTCATTGGCAGTGTGGTTATTTACTGAAGTGGTCGCCATTTTTCGCTGCAACTTCCGTAAAATGGCGAATTGGTCGGAATGTATACGGTTAACTCATCTTCTGCAAGTTAACTTTTCCCTGGGTAAGCCTTATCCAGCCTGGGTTTCCGGGAGAAAGCTAGAACTAGGATGAAGGATCGACGGTAGGGGAGGGCAGGGCGCTGGGGAAATTTTCAGGGACTGCCGCAAAACACAACTAACTGTCTGCCCCGCGACCGCGCACACAAATGCAGAGAAAATCGGCTTGCAGAGGGGAGGGAGGTTGTCCACAATTTCGGTGCACAACCCTGTGCATAAGCGGAGGCCGGATGACACAGATCGAACTGAACAGCACAGAACGCCGGTTGCTACAGTGGCTAGGAGAGGCACCATTCAGCCCGTATGGAGGGTGCTACGGATCGGCGCTCGATGCGCTCATGGCGAAGGGGCTCGCTGAACTCGTGAGCGACGAAGAGGTGCAGTCAAGCGCGCCTAGCTGTTTTATCGCCAAAGGGCAGGGGCTCATGTATAGAGCCGTGCGCTTGACGGATTCCGGACGCGCTCAACTCTAATCCTATGAACGGCACTAGACGAAAAATCATCCAGACGCAGCGTTCGCGTCTTGAAGCGTTGAAGGTGCTGATCGAAGAACTGAAAGCGGAGGGCGAAAGTATCCGAACCACACTCGAAGCGGTGCGAGATGAAGAGCAGGAAGCACTCGATAACATGCCGGAAAGTTTGAGGGCAGGGCAGCGAGGGGAGACAGCGGAAGCTGCGGTTGATAGTCTCGATACAGCAATCGTAGCGCTCGATGAGATTGAGGACCTGACGGACCTCAGCGATGCGGTCCAAGCGCTAGACGATGTACAGAACAGTTAGGAGTGGGGCGGTTATGGGTTACGAGGTCAAGATTTACGAGAGTACGGGTGAATGCCTGGACAGCTTGGACACTTTCACGGACTACGATTCGGCGCTTCGGTGGGCCGATGCTTATTCGAGCGGTCGGCGCTGGGCTATCTTCGACACGCAAAAGGGTCACTGCTATGCAAAGGGTCCGGCCGATCCGGACATCACGCACCTAGCGCCCGGTATTTTCATTCTGCACGGCAAAAAGAAATAACAGGCGGCTGCAGGCGAAACGCAGAAGCCAGACATTTACATTGATGAGGACTTAACGTGAGCACACCGCGAAGAACCGATCTGCAGGAACTGGTGCTAGACATCGTGGCCGAAAACGAGATTGATGTTGAAGCTCAGACGATCAGTGTCTCGTATCAAAACCTCACCAGGCTGATCAAGTTGTCGGGCCTTGGCGATATCGAAAACGTCAACGCCATCCTCGATTCCCCGGTCGGCGGCAAACTCTAATCAACCAGTCATCGACATTGTGGAGAACTAACGAATGGAAGACAGTCCCAAGGTTATTGCAGAACCCATCGACGGCTGGATGATCGCGATGAATGACGAGGTCGGCAAGCGCGCGGCACCCGGTGCAGTTTTTCGGTTCGGCCGCAAAGCGATGTCTGGTACTTATCCAGTGGTCGAAATTTGCCAGCCGGGGTTTAGCGCAGGCACCCAACACTTTAGGCCGTTCGAGACCGAAGAACAGGTTCGCGAGTTTTTGGTTCGGCTCGGATTCACAGAGCGCCCCCGCATCGAAGATCAGTTGGCTCCGCGCTGGACGCCAGCCGGGGAATCGGCTAACACGCGATGAGCAATCCAACGGGCTGGACGCGTCAGCGCTATTCGAACTGCGCGAGATACCGCTTAGTGCATTGTCACGCAAACCAAATAGCACGTCGCAATTGGAAAAGTGAACGCTCGTTCAATTGTTGATAATTTGATTTATGTCAAATCTGAGGGAGTCATCAATGTTCGACAGCTTCACGGAAAGTGAAAGTCGTGAGCTTGAGAAGCTCGTTTTCGCGGTGCACGAATTCCTGTGCAAGCATGGGCGCATCAATGGCAGCGATTGGGCGTTCAACGGGTGGCTCCCTGACGGGCGCGCTGTGCGCCACAAAATCAAGCTGGGTGGCTACGAAAGAACCGGACCGACAGTGGACGCTGAACGCAAAAAACTCGGTCTGCCTACGCCACCCACAGTGGATGAGGAAATCTCGCGACTTGAGAGCGAGTTGGCGGCCCGCCCGCCGTTAAGTGCTGAATAGCCGTACCGCCTGTTTTGCCGAACACTGACTTGCCGCGCTCATTCAAAGCATCGAATTGGCGCGGCTTTTTGCTTTTGTTCGCGAAAACCGTTCCTCGCCTCACTGGCTAGTATAGGCGATGCATCGGGTCGTCGTTTGCGGGCGGCCTGAAGGCAAATCCACTTTTTAGCTCGCCCCGGCGCGCGAGGGACTCACATGCAAAACCCGCTCAATCCAGGCTACTGGACAGAAGAAGAATTGAAACAGTTCGGCTCGCCCTCCGTGGGCAGCAACGTTCGGGTCGCGAAAAACTGTACGGTCGTCGGCATCGAAAACATGACGTTCGGGAGTAACGTGCGTATCGACGGACCCAGTGTCCTGTCTGCTTCGAGCGGCCATATACGCATCGGCTCATACGTGCACATCGGAGGTATGTGCTTTATGGCCGGTGGTGGAGGCATCGAACTGGAGGACTTCTGTGGATTGTCTCAGGGTGTGCGTGTCTATAGCGTGTCGGACGATTACTCTGGCGCGGCGCTCACGAACCCGACCGTACCGCGTCAGTATTTGAATGTGAAGGTTGCGCCGGTCCGATTGGGACGACACGTCATTGTCGGATCGGGCACTGTCATCCTGCCTGGCTGTCGGATCGGTGAAGGGTCGTCCGTTGGTGCGATGTCGTTGGTGACGAAGTCTCTCGATCCTTGGGGTATGTATTTCGGGACGCCCGTGAAGCGGCTCAAAGCTCGATCAAAACGACTCTTAACCCTGGAGGCGGAACTCAGTTCGTGCCAACAGAGCGCGGCCTGAGCCCTCAAATACGTGTGGCGTCTCCTTGAAGTGACGGGTTTATTGATTTACAATAGACTCAGTTAGTTTTCAATAGGAGGCCCCTGTGACTGCTGAAACTCGAACCCTCACGGCTCAGGTGCCGGTCGAACTAGCGCAGGAAGTGGACGCCCTCTCCGCGCTGCTTGACCGGCCGCGTCAGTGGATCGTCAAGAAAGCGCTGGTCCAGTTTCTCTCACGAGAAGCGGAGAAGCGTCGATTGATTCAGGAAGGACTGGACGATGTGACTGCGGGCCGATTCGTCCCGATGGAGCAGGCACGCGCCTGGGCCGACAGCGTTGGAACCGATAACGAACAGCCGGTGCCCGAAGCGTGAAGGTCAAGGTCCTACCTACTTCTAAAGCCATGTCCGACCTGGCGCTGATCGCTGACCACGTGAAAAAATTCAACGATGGAGCAGCGGCCCGACGTATCGTCAATGCTCTACTCGATGAAGCAGATCGGCTTGGACAAGATCACTTCCACCGACTGGGTGAAGAGCTTGACGGCTACGATGGACCTCCCGCACGCGAAGTTCATCGCTGGGTATGTCTGGCGGGGCGCTATGAATTGCACTATGAAGTTCTACCCCCGTACTCTGAGGAACCGACTGCGATAGCTCTTTTGCGCGTCTGGGACACTCGCCAAGACCGATAGACCGGAGGACTCCCGTATGGCGGCACACCGCACTTTTGATGATTGGGCATCGGCCGTGTCACACGAACTGACCAAGCTTGGTATTGACATGCTTGAAGCCAAGCACGTTCCCTACGACAACGAGGATTGGTTCCGCCGTGAATTCGACGCGGGTGAGAGCCCGTCACTGACAGCGGCTGACTGGCACGCAACGCAGTAGGTCACCAAAAAGCAAAGCCCGGGATTCCGGGCTTTTTCTTGGCTCTGTCACCACTCACTGGATTGTCTTGTACACACGGCCGGTCTCTGTACGGAAGAAACTCACACCGTCAATGGACGACTCAGCTACCTCACCAGCCGTGCATTCCACCACTTCGATGGGGTTACGGCGGATGCCACCAGCGTACAGGTTATAGCCGTCGTAGTCGTAGCCAAGGCGAATTGCCTCGAACGCCTCAACAAATCCGCCTTGTCCATTCCGGAAAATAATAGTCGCTGTCATGATCAAGTCCTTTCAAGCATCAGTATGATGTCGCCTTGGAGAAGGAATTCGTCAGCACACGAATTGCTGAAAGACATCTGGCTGTATCGGTTCCAGTTCTGATCAACGATGCTGATTTCAGCCGGGGAAAATCTCGTTGCCAGGATTTCAAGCACGAACTGAGGAAGAGCCCTCCCGCCAGTCGTTTGAGTTGCCGTCAGTGCCATCTCGTTCTCCAGTCCGTTTCTGATCACCACAGAACCCATTGTACAGAACGACGCACAAAACGTCAACAGTAAATCAGTCGAGTGGTTCGAGCTTGAAGTGCGCTTCCGCGTAAGTCGCGTTGCAACTCCAGACTTCGTCACCGTCGCGCTTGAATCTCGCGAATCCTCTCTTGACCACACACGTAGCATTAGGCCACACGCGGTGGTGCCCGTTCACCGCAGCGGCCAACGGGTTCCTCTCCTTGCACGTGGCTAGATAATTGCCGTCCTTTAGTGCCATCGCCCACCCTTTCCTTTTTCATCATCGTTAGCGCGACACACGTCCGCTATTCATCCGCATACGCATAGACCTGAACGTCTGTGCAGTAGTTAAACTTGTTGCGCTCTTCGCTGCACGCATAGGCCGCAGCTTGGTCCCAGAACACCGCCACCTCACGGCCATACTCAGGCGGGAAGTAGCCGAAATGCTCAACCGACCACATGATCGGCTCAGGAGCCTTTCTAACGCCAACAGGACGCTTGATCACTTCGTTCTCCGAACCTGCTCACTTGTTGAGGATCAGTTCAACGCGTTCCGGCTCACCTATCCGTGCCTTGCCCTCGTTGAAACACTTCACGTAGTCGCCCAGGAAACGTTGGCTACCGATGCCGAAGTTCTTCTTCGCGTAGTCCATGAATTCTTGAGTCGTCAGCTTGCCGATCACCTGACCGTTGCTGCTAACCTGCACCATCAGGGGCTCTTTACGTGCCATGATTTTTCACTCCGCAACAAACTCGTAGCCAAACCGCGCGATGTACGCCATTGCGTTCCGCTCGCTAGCAACGCAAACCACGTTGAAGACTTCCCGGCCGTTAGCGAACTTCTCAACAGCCCAGTTTTCGAGTTCTACCTCATCGCTGCAGCCGTCGCAGATCAGCGGCTCCCCATCGATCACGGTAGCGCTAGCACCAACGAAAACCAACACAACGAAACGGTCCATCGCGTTCTCCAGGAAAGTCTCAACCACAAGAACGATTATACGGACCTGTGCACAAAGCGTCAACATAAACAGAAGAAAAGGGCCTTTCGGCCCCCTTCTTACCAAACTATCAATCGTTGCCGTACGCAAACTCAATTTTCTCGCCGGTATGCGAGCAGATCAGATCGGTGTCTTCCCAGTTCACGTCGAACGCGACAACGAACCACTCTGAGTTGCGGTCGTTCGTGATCAGCGCATCGCGTATCAGCCCCGCGTTATCCTGTGCTGCCTTGAAAGACAGCGCCTCACCATCACGACAAAGGAAATACGTAGGGTAGCCACCGGGCCACGCGTACGGCCCCTGCTCCAGGGCCTTGTTGAACTGCCAGAATGCCTTTATTTCCATGCTACCTCCGAGTAAGCCAGGTTCGACTGCCGGTCTCAGTATCTTCGATAACAGCCGCGCCGTAGCCATCTGCTAATTGACGCGCTCCGTGTTCAGCCGTTCGGCTATCGCCCGTCTGGAACCGGTCAAGGGGCGTAAAGCGGCCGGATTCACCCGCCGCTCTACTTTCGTACGCGCGCACACTGTAGCGCATCACGCCACCCGCCTCGCTTCCGCTACCACCATGTTTGCGTCCACGGGGTGCGGAGACACGCCGATCACTTCAAAGCGCCCCACGGTCCAACCGCTCGCGCACATCGGCAGTTCCATCGCCATGCCTACAAACGGAGCAGCGGAACTCGCTGCGTAGTCTTCGAACTGAACGTTGCCGTTTTCCAGGGTCACTCTGTTGATGGTCATTTTTCGCTCCCGTTACGTTTGTCCTGCCACAAAACCGATTATACCCCGTCCGCACAAAGCGTCAACAACAGAACGAAAAAGAGCCCACAAATAGTGGGCTTAACTTGGGGTGCAGCTTACCGCGTACAACTCTTGATCAGTAATCGTCGTCTAGCTCGTCTTGGAGCCGCTCATTTTCTTTCTTGACGCATGCCCCGCATACATCGTACACGCGCCCGTACATGCCTTCCTCGAAGTCTCTGCGCGGGCGCAGATCGGTTGCGTGGCTTCGGCACCAGTCACAGGTGCCGGTGGCGGCTTCGGCCTTGTGCGCATCAACCGCAGCCCTGTACTTGTCGTAGCAGGCTTGGCACTTGTCGTTCAGTTCAGCACCAAACGAATCAGTTTCGCCCTGCACCCGGTGCGTAGCTGGGACATCGTGATGCTTATCGCACATCGTGCCTGCCGGTACCTTATGCAACGCGCCAGGCAGTGTGCTGCAGGGTCCAATCACTTCAGCCATGGTTCTTATCCTTGAACGGCACGCAGGGCGTAGTACAGACGCGCACGCGCGTCATCTTTCGCGTCCTGTTCCTTGTGAATGACATCGTAGATCACGACGCCGTGATTCTCTTCGCACTGGGCCTTGGCCGCGTCGTACTCCGCACGTGCGTCCAGATACGCATCCAGCGCATCGACCGCGTCTGCGGCATTTCTATATTTCAGGTCGGTGCTGCTCATGGTCCTCAATATTTCCCCAGAAAAATCCAGCTACGTCCGTTGCCGAACAGATCGATCATTTCGGCCAGTCCCTGTTCGCACAGCCATTGAGCAGTGCGCATATTCACGCCGTTGATCGGTCCGACCTCAACACCACGATAGTCACGAGAGACTGGCTCACCAGCCTCTTTCTTCTCGTGGTACTGCTGATCTGCCCGGATCAGACGGAGCAGCAGTTCAATCTGCGCATCGCTCACGATTCAATCCGGTCGTGAATGGCGACAGCACCGTAAAACATGTGGCCTGTCAGTTGTTCGCACTTCTCGGAAAAACGGGAGTCGGACGTTGCACCGTAGTTGCCGCCCATCATGACCGACGACTTGACCGGCGCGTAGGTATCGCCAACCTTCTCGGCAGGTATGAGGCGCAGGACGCTTTGACCGCTGATCTTCCGAACGTCCAGGATGACAGGGGGACACTCGTCGTCCGGTTCGAAAGGGCCGCCAACATTCACAACGCACAACGTGGTGAAGCGGCTGGAGATTCCGCCGAGCGTGCAATCCCCGCCCCGACCGGCATTGCGATAAACATTAATGGTCAAACCCATGATCTACCCCTTAGGAATTCTGTTATTTGGCGTTTTACTGGATGCCGAATTGGCCAGGTTGCTTGCGGATCGTTGTCCGGAGTTCACGCGCGCCCTTTTCGCTCAGGCTCAGGCCATAGCTCTTGTAGGTAGCGCCCGCACCAATCTCGACGTGGAAGTAACCGTTCTCACGTTCTTGAACCCGAAGGCCCCGGAGGATCGCGCTCTTGCTCATCGGCTTTTGCTGCTGGCTCATTTTCTTCTCCTGGTTCGTTTCACATCCAACAGAACCCATTGTACAGATCGACGCACAAACCGTCAACAACTATTCTTCCTTGCTCGCATTCTCTTGGACCGTGAGTCGCATGCCTAATGCGTTGATCACGGCTATGACGGTCGTGAAGTCTGCAGCGCCCTGAGCGAGCGCCTGCTGCACCGCGCTGTCAATGTTTGCCTTGGTGCATTGTGCCCGCGCAATATCCGCGAGTGCCGTTTGAATTTCGAGTGGATCACCGTTCTCCAAAGCTTGATTGAGGTAGAGACGGCAATCGTTCTCGTCATTCAAGTATCTAGCAGCGTCGAATTCCATCATCTCCACCTCACACCTCACGCGCGAGCACTTGAGCCCGCCGAATGTCTGCTGCTTGGGTAGCCTTGTTGCCACCGCAAAGCACGAAAACCTGTTCGCCACGTTGCACGAAATAAACCCGGTAGCCTTGGCCGATGTCGATCTTCATTTCAGCCACGCCACCACCAACACCTCTCCACAAACCGAGGTTTCCTGCCCGTGCCCTGTTGAGCCGACCGACCACAGCCATCGCCGCTTGCCGATCCCGCACCCGAAGGAGCCAGGCATCAAACTCAGCAGTAACAGTCAAGGTCATCACAATCGTTTCTCCCAGTCACAGAAACGATTGTACTCCTTCTGCACAAAACGTCAACAACTATCTCACGCAGGGTCTACGAAATCGCGTGGAAGCATCACGCGGTACGTGTCGAAATCCCCCCGCGTTGCAGGGCGCAAAGCACCGACGCATGCGCCAGGAAACCAGCCATCCAGATCGTTACGGCCGCCTCGCAGTACACTGCCGCGAAGAATGCCATAGCTACCGTTTTCAATCAGATAGACCAGCGTGTTTTCGTTCTCAACAAAATACTTTGTCATGATCAGACCTGTTCGAAATATTGCGGGTAGCGATGCATGAAAATCGCTTCATTATCGTCCACCAGCCGCACGACCTCATAGCTGGCATCACAGCAGGTGAGCGCGTAAATAAGGCCGTCCGGGTAGATGAAGAACTGTTGACGCGCGTTCAGTCCGCGTACTTCATGGTAGAAGGTGTTTGCTGCTTCCACCACCTCCGTGAGAGCACCAGTCTCGATGTCCTGGAACAGTTGCGCTGCGTTCATATCAAACCCCCGTATCGTTTTCGTCTCAACCACAAGACTCATTATACGGGGGCGGCACAAAACGTCAATAAGTATCTTTGGCCGACGCATCTCGAATTGCGTCGCGGATGGCCGCATCTTCGTTCGGGAGATTCTCGCCATCAGTCCAGTTTGAGGTGCCGAACACGCCCTTCGACCATCGCCATGTTCCTACCAGTGTTTGATACACACGGTACCCTTCTGGGACGGTCAGCGGTGAATTCTTGTTTGCCCGTATGCCCATAAAGCTCCCTAGAAAGTGAAGTTGTTCGACGGTTCGCGGAGGAATCCCGAACCCTTGCGCCAGAGCTTGTCGTTGAACGAGTTGTAATTCGCGACGTTCATCAGAAATTCAGGCGTTGGGTACGTCGAATATTCGTCCTTCGGGTAGAACGCCTGGCGCAACGTCTGCTCGCTGTTGGGCGTAACCGACGCGAGCACCGGCACTTGCTCCAGATACTTCGCGTTGTACGCTGCGCACGCGTTAGCGAGCGCCTGCATCTGCTCGACGCCTGAGCCCGCGTTCGAGTCGATAGCACGCCACGCAGCGAGCACCGGCTCGTAAGCGGGTTTGAGTTCACGCGCGATCTGCGCAATTCGTTCGCTGTTCATTGTTTTAAGCCTTCGGAGTCAGAATCACGAGAAAAACGCCTGGTACGCTCGCTTCCTCCACGCGAACGCGGGATTGAGCGTGTTCGCGAAAGTAGTATGCGAGCTTGAAGGCTGCGAGTTCAGAATCAAAGCCGACCGTCATATCGAGAGCGGGGCTGATCATCCGTACGTTCATGAGAATGGGTGCCGCGCCCGCTGCTCGCGTGAAGTCAGCGGTGAGCCGTGCGGTCTTTGCCTGTGTCATCGTGTTCACTTCAAGCATGATGTCAAGGTCGTTCATTTCCTGCTCCTGGTTCGTTTCGAATCCAACATGACCAATTATACAGGTATTGACGATTTGTGCAAGCACCAGAAACAAAAAAAGCCCCGAAGATTTCTCAACGGGGCTTCTTTCATGCTAGATGCAGTTTCGACGGGTGGGCGTAGCCCCCGTCCTGAAAAAATACTTGTGGGCCGCGATGCTCCCGCACTGTATGTAACTTGCCGTAGTTATCTTTTACCAGATCACCTCTACGAAAGTATTTGCCGTAGTTCTCATACTCGTGCGAGCCGACTTCGCCATGACCTGGCTTTTCGGTTTCCGTCGCCACGAGGCGGGTGGCTGCGTTGAGTTCAGTCATGGGTTTCTCACAGGAGTTTCAAAATCCGAAAGGCTTCTTTCAGCGGGATTTTCTTTGCTGCCGATAGGTCCATGTCTGCGAAGAAGATCGAACCGTCTTCGTAGAACACAAGCGACGTGTACCGGTTCAGGGTAACGAAAACACGCGTTCCCCTATCCGTCACCTTGTACCCCTTATCGCGGGCCCGTTTAAACAGTTCCTGACGCGTCAGTCGTGGCTCGGATGCCACGAGGCGGGTGGCTGCGTTGAGTCCCGTCATTCTTCTACCTACTTGCCGATTACGAACTCAGGAATACGGAGTTCGATGACACCGTGACCGAGTTCAATGCTGATGTGCTGCGGATCGACGTGCATTTGCTCAGCGAACTTCCCAAGCATGTGAACGTTGAAGGGTTTCATGGTACTCACCACGACTTCCTGACCCTCCGAATTGATGTGTGCGGCCTTGATGCCGCTGTGGTTGATCGCGTTGACGATCTTCTCCAGGTGCCGGTCGTGAGGGGCACCCGCAGTCAGTCGAGATGATGCGTTAAGTGTCGTCATAGATTGGTACAGTGTTTGAGGTTATTTGAGTTTGACACCGGTCACGTCCTGGAGCAGTTCCCAACCCTTGGCAAACTGTTTGCTACTGAGGAAGGATTGCATCAGGCTCTTCTGCTCCGGTGTCGCCACCTTATAGAACTTGACCATCTCCATCATTCCGATGTTGCCGTCATAGCTCAGTGCAAGCAGTCGTGTGGCTGCGTTGAGTTCCATATCCTTTACCTCAACGCTTCATCGTCAGGGTCGGGTGCCACTGGCCGGTCTTGTTTGCGATCTTGACGGCACTCACTGCAGCATCGCGATCCAGACCCGTGGCCAAGAGATTGCTTCCTTCACGTTCCATGTCGAGCACGACGAAACGACCATTCGGCACTTGTGCGGCCATCCACCGCTGGCCCCTGCCCTCAACGATCTTGTACGTGCCGTCCATGATCTTCTTTTCTGTGTAAGCGCGGTCTGCAACACCTTCATCGGAAGCAACCAGACGTTGCGCTGCGTTTAGTTCCATTTTCTTCTCCGCAATGAATTATCCGTCAACAGAAGTATTTTACTCCTATTGACGTATTGTGCAAGTGATCAGAACTTGTACCAGGCGTGATATTGCGGGCCGTCAAAGTCCGGATCGTTGTCCACGTCTTCCTTGCTGAAGGTTAGACCCGGCACCTTCTTGAGGACTTGCTTCGCCTTGTCAAATGCGTGCTTGTCTTCGCTGAAGATGTTGATTTCATCATCGCTGATGAACGTCACTTCTACGCCCGGAGCGCCCTCCTTCTTCAATTGCTGCTCGAACTTTTTCGCGAGTTCTTTCAGCTTATGGTAGTCGGAGGCTGTGACTTGCAAGCGCTGCGCTGCGTTGAGTTCCATACCTAACACCTTCTGCTCCGGATTGAGGCCAAATGCAACGTACAGCGTTGCACCCTTGAACGTGAACTTCGCACCCGGAAACTGACTTTTCAGCTTTCGCGCGATCACGTCCTTCTTGAACCCTGCATTGAGATAATCGAGATACAGGCGCTTTACGTTTTCGAGTGGTGACATGTGGTTACTCAGCCCGGATAGAAATTGAGTTGATGGGAATCGCCACCGTGCACGTTGATAGGAGTGCCCCTAACACCAACATATCCGAGGTCTACGGCCAACTGGTTGATGGTCAGCTTCTGCTCGTCGGTGAACGGCTCTGCGTAGGACGGCGCGATCACCTGCACCTGACCGCCACCCGGTGCGACGCGGGTCCGCACCTTGAGACCCTTCTGTTTCAACAGTGCGCGGAATTCCGCTGCCTTCTCTGTGAGGTTTGCCGCGTACAATCGCGTGCTCGCATTAAGTTCCATGGCTAGCCCCGAATTAAGGATGGTCTTCGCGGCCCGTGTTGTGCTTCGGTGCCTGATAGTGCGCGGCATCCACCAGTATCGCAACCGTGCCTGAATGTTGCGACGGTCGGACTTCGACTCCACCGGCTGTATGTGCACCGCACTCCCGGAGAAGCCATTGCAGATCGTTCACGGTCACACCCATTTTCAGATACACCGTGACCACGGTTCCGTGGGTTGCTTCAACGCCTGCGACGTGCTTGGGACCGAAGTAGCCGGTGACCAGTTGCTTGATTGCTTCGACGTGATCCTCTGCGGCGGTGAGTCGTTGTGCTGCGTTGATTTTCGTGTTCATGACAATTCCTTTAATGTTGGGGTGTGAATCCTTCCTTGAGTGCCTCAAGGATAGCCTCACGCAGGTTTGGTCTTTCGCCGTGGCCGATTGGGTGTCCACTATGATCGAACCAGGTGATACGGTACCCACCATGCTTCGACGCATCAGGACCGGCGAGTGCCGTACGTCCACTAGGGTGATTGAACGCCACAGAGCCGTGCGTGCCGTACTCCTTTACCAGCTTGTCGGCTAGTGATTCACGCGCGGCCTTCTTGCGTTTGACCTCTTCGAACAAATCCCAAGCACCGAGCAGACGCGCAGCAGCATTGATCTTGATGCTCATGATTTCCTCTATTTGTGCTCGGTGCAGGTGATGCGGTGCACCACGTCCATACCACCGCTGCGTTTCAGTCCCTGAAGCAATTCGGTGAAGGCATCAAAACGATTACGGGCCTTCACCTCGTGATCGAGCTTGCCCGAACGCCCATTCTCGTCCAGAAACTCTACGTGGAATTCGTAGCGTGTGGGCTCCACGTGCGTTGACGGCTCGTGTTCGGGCAGCGGCTTGACTGCCTTCCAGCCGCGCTTGCGCTTCAGTTCCTCAGTAACCTTCGTATAGACTTCGCGATAGTCGGAACGGTCATGAAACGGCGGGCAACTGAACTTGTCGTGCATGATGTCGGGGCGATACTGAACACGACCCTTATCATTGATTTCCTGATAGATCGTGATTGCCGGTTCCCCGTTCTTCGTCACGTACTCGCCAATAAGTCGCTTCTCTGTTGCGGCTTCGATCAGCCGGGAGCCTGCATTGAGTTCCATGATCGCCTTATTGTTGAGCC